TGGAACACACTAACCGGCGTTGGCAACACCGCCAGCGGTGTAGCAGGGACTGTCGCAGGCGTAGGAGGTTCACTACTTACACTGCCGTCTGCCACGGGCATGGCTGTCGCGCAAAACGCTGTCGACGCTGGCGACTGGGTGCTAGGGCGCGGATATCGCGCACCCGGTAGCGCCGGTGCAGCGCTACAACCGTGGTCAGACACTGTGCGCGGAGCTAATCAGAATGCGATTGACTTCACAAATAAGGCGTGGGAACAAGCGGCGCGCGGTCTATCCGGTACGCAGATGCGTGACGATATGGGACGCGCGGTTGTCGACACGAAAGGTAAACCGGTCTACGCGCCGTCGACGGCACTTAACGACTACGTGGCGACACAAGTTGCCGACATGCGTCACCGCGGCGACGTGACGGGCAGCACTTTCGATAAGACGCTTCCCGCACTGACAGAAGCTGCGTACGGCACAGGGCAATCGGCGATGAATGCCGCTTTGTTTAGCGGAGCCGGCCAGGGCATCGGCGCGGCAACTGGTGCGTTCGGTCGCGCAGTGTCGCCGTTCGCCAGCCCAGGCGTGTCGGGGTGGGCGAATTATCTGTCGCGTGGTCTAGGCTCGACGTACAACTACATGATGACTTCGCCGACAGGCGCGGTGCTCAACAATTTCTCGCCGTCAGCTGACCTGCTGGGACAGGTACCCGGGGTGTCACAGGTGTTTAGTCCCGAAGTCAACCGGCAGGCTGGCGACTATTACCGGCACTGGGGCGAACAGCAAGGCGGGTTCGCCCGCTATCTGGGCCACGGCGTAGGTACAGTGCGCGAAATTACGCCGTCATTTATCGGCGACAACATGCTGTTCCGCGGCGGGCTGCGCGGGCTGCGCGGGTTACGCGCCGCGCCCGCGTCACCAACCCGTACGCTCGCGGCGAAAGCGACGGTTGACGCGGCAAAATACACGCAACCGTCACTCGGTGTCGCGGCGATGCAGGGGACGATGGGATCGGCTACTGCGCTGGTTACGCCGCGGAACACGCAGGCCTACGCACCACAGGGAAATAACGAAATTCTGCCGTTGTCGTCGCCGACCGTGCGCCCGATGCCGCTGCCCAATACATCGCCATCGTCGCCATCTGGGGGCCCTAAACCAGTACAACCGCCGAGCGGACAGTCGCTAGTTGATCATGCGCGCGCCAGTGTGCCGGGCTTCTAAGTTTCGTTTGACGTTAAATGAAACTCGCACGCTCGGCTGGCCGCGTCGGCAATTGTCCATTACAATCGGCTCGGTTCGTCCAAACAACGATCATGGAAATTTCTCATGCTCTCACTCGGCACACGCGCAGCCTTGGGCCCGGTCTTGACAGACCTTGTCGAGCTGGATGAAGCGCTGTCGAAGACTGCGGCACCAGGTCCGTTTCGACGGTTGTTGAACACGTTTAAGCGCGCACCAAAAGCGCCTGTCGTGCCGCCGCGCTCACCTGACGTGGATATCGACGCCTGGGCAGCTGCAGCTAGGCCGAAGCCGGCGCGACCGGTACCAGGTCCTGTTCCGCCAGCGCAGCCTGCACAGCCCGCGCCTGCCCGTCAGTACTCAGAACTTGGCGGCGGGTTTAGGTCGTACGTACCAACACCGGAAGAAGTGGCGGCAGACGCCGCCCGGCGGAACACGGCGCGACCGGTACCAGGTCCTGTTCCGCCAGCGCAGGTTATGGGTGCGCCGGTTAAAGGACCGACGCCGGCCGCGGCTGATGCGCCTATTCAATTAGGCGAGATTCCGACACGCGCACGACGCCCGCTCCAGCCGGGTTTTGACGACCCTGTCGCGACACCAGGCCCTGTAGCTAAACCAGCGCCAGCAGGCCCTGCGACCGCGCCTCCGCCGGTAGGCCCGGTACCGCCGGCAGGTCCCGCCGCAGCGGCAGGGGGTTCTGGTTTCCTGCATCATCTCGGTGCCGGTGGTCGCGACCTCGCTACAGGCCTCGGCCACGTGGCCGCGCTTCCGTTTGCCGGCGTAACGAACGCACGCCAAGGAGCGGGACGGCTCGCTGCGCTTGGGCTCGGGGCTAACGCAGCCCAACTGGCGTTTATGTCGCCAGGACAGCGCGACCTGGCGTATGACAACGCGCTGGATCCAAACCAATCGTGGGGCAGTGCACTCACAAGCCCGGTAACGGAGATGATGGCGCGGCTGCAGGGCGGACGGCTTACACGCGGCGCTAACGACTACGGCGATCCAATCCGGACGAATCTCGGTACGGCACGCCCGATTACCGGCAGCCGCACTGAATTGACGCCTTACGGGCAGTCGCAGGTTGAAACGCGTGATCGACTAGCAGAGACTGCGCGACTGCAGTACGAAGCTCAGCAGAAACAGCTGGCAGATCGCTATAAGGCGCTTGCAGCCGCAGAAAAATTGGTTACGCCGCCCAAGCCGAAAGCACAGTCCGCTGTGCAGCCGGTTGCACCGCCGCAAGCGCCTATCAGTCCGGTTCCTGTGTCCACGCAGCCAGCGCCGCAGTACACACCGCCAACGCCCGCACCGCGATCACTGCTTCCAGATGCACTCGAAGCACTACGGTACTATAGTAACTCCGGTAAGTAACAGGGTCCCAGCATGACGCACACAGTTTGCGGCGTTAGGTTCAGCGATCGCCGCCTGGCCAAGCAGGCTCAACTGCTTGCAAGTCGCCTGAAGCAGGCCGACGGCGGTGCCGGTCCCGGCCAGGATCAGGAAACGCAGTTCGAGGAGGCATTCTCGCAACTGGCGTTTACCTACTTGCGTGATCGCGCACCCGCGCTGGTTCCGCATATGGTCGGTTTCCAGCTGATCGACCGTAACGAAGACAACACCAAGGCGGTGGGCATTTTCGGTTTCCGCCTGGGCGGAAACGACAAGCCGTTGTGGCTGTATGCGCCGATGTTCTTCATGAACAACCGCATCAAGGGCCAGAACCTGCTGTACGTGAAGAACCAAAACCGGTTCTGCGCCTTGTCGGAAAAGCGCGTCAACGCGTTGCTGCGTTTCCGGGCTGCACCGACTGGCGGCGGAATCCTCGGCAACGGACAGCACGAAGGCGTGCGCTGGCCGAACTGGCGTCCGCTGGCGGCACCGCCGTCAAACTTCGGCAAACTGGGCGCGGCTAATAAGGCGCTGGATCGCGTGGTCAAGCAAGCCGCGCTGACACGGCAACCGATGTCGCAGTGGTTCGTTAACGCCGAAGGACCGCAGACCGTCGCGCACCTGGCGTACGGCGATTTGCCGGCCTGTGACGCGTCGCCGATCAAGCTGGCCGCGAAGCATTTCGACGGCTTCCAGGTGCTGACCGAGATGGTCGCCAACTACCCGCAACTCAAGCAGGCCTTTACAGCTTTCTACGGCAAGGAAGCGCTGCAGAAGTTGGCGTCGGACTGGGCGCACAAAATCACTAACAAGGCTGCCGAAGCCACATCCGTGCTGGCACGGCCGGTCAAGAAAGCCGAAGGTCCGCGCACGCAGCGCATCATGTACAGCCGCGAAGTCGAGAACGAGCGCACGATGAGTGAGCTCAGCGACGACGAACGCGCGCGGCTGATTCGCGACGGCTACCTTCTGCGCGATTGGCGTACCGGCGAAGAGCACTCGGTGGCGTTCAACACGGTGCAGGATGTCGCGCTGCACAATCCTGGCGAAACCGGCATCTACGACGTGCTGACGTCGGAAGGTGAGCTGGAAAAGATGCTGGTGATCCGTAACCCGTACGACACCTACGATCGTCACCCCTGGATGACGCTTGTACGACTGTCGTCGCCACGCAGCTGGATCAACTGCTATCCCACATCGGCGTTCGTGCGCACGGATGAGTCTCCGCTGCGTGACGACTACCGTAAGTTCTTCGAAGCCCTTCCGGCGACGAAAGAGCTACGCGAAGGCGGTGTCTACTGCGTCGTCACGGAAGATGGTCAAGGTACGGTGCCGTTCCACGTGCGCGAAGTGCTGTCGAACGGGCAATATCGCGTGCACTGCCACGACTACTCGAACGACGAGCCGTTGCGCGAATCGTCTGCAGTTCGAGAGTATCTGCCCGGTATTCCGCGCGATCGCACGGAACGCCGGTACTACACCGGGCCAGAAATCGTGCAGTTCACCGATCGACGGCAAACCAAGTTCTACAGCACAGGAAACGTGCTGACTTGTCCGGCCGAGGCCAAGGTGCTGACGCTTGAAGACACCGAAGATGACTGCTGCAGCGACACGCGGTCCAAGTCGCGCGTGCTGCAGCTTGGTGATCTCGCCACGTTGCAGATGGCGCTGACGCAGAAGACGGCAGGCCTGCGGGTCTGGTCCGACGGCAGCGAAACCCGGCTTAACGCAGATGCACCGCGCTCGCAGCGGGATGCGCTGTTTGCGCTTGTGGAAGAATACGGGTTCCCGGAGAAAGAAGCTCGGGCGATGATCGCCACCGCGGTAACGAATCACAGCGTGCGCGGGAAGAAAGCCGAGTTCCGCGTCATCTACGGTTCCAGCGCCCGGCAGGATCTGCTCGGTTACTCGCTGCGCCAGGCCGAGAAGGTTGCAATGGTCGAGCCGTCGGTGCTGATGCCGGGACAGTCGGGCAGCAACATGTACCTGCCGACGTTCCCCGAACAGCTACCGCGCTCGGCGCTTAACATCCCCAGCGGCCCCCAGGTGGTGGAGTCGGAAACGTACGCCGAGCCGATTCCGGGACTGAGCGCGCAGGAGACCACGGATCCCAACACGTACAACATGGATCCGATGGCGATGCCCGACCCGATGCTGATGCAGTACGCACAGCAAGCCGCGCAGACTGGACAGAAAGAGCTCTTCGACGCCGCCGGGCTGCAGTCGATGCTGGGCACGATGCGGCGTAGCGTGATCGACGAAGACGACGTCAGCTCGCTGGCTGGTGCTGTCGATACGCTCGGCAGCCTGATCTTCAAGTTCTACTGGCACAACGACGATTTCGAGGCACGTGTCGGCCGTTCGGACTTGCCGGCGCTCGAAGATGGGTTGCTGAACAACTTCGAAGCGCTTGACGAACTGCTGCTGATGCTGGAAGAAAAAGACCTGTCGCCGGTGTCGACCGAGCAGCAGGGCGAAAACAGCTCAATCTCCAATAACTAACGGAGTACACCGTGGGTCAGTTACTTGTTCACGTCACGCGCAAACGCGTGACCGTCGATGCCGCCGGTGTCGCGCAGCTGTTCGCGCTTGGTACGCAGCACCACGGGCGCCTGGTGTCGTTGGTTGTAGCGAAGGTCGATACGCGCTCTGGTGTGACGATCACGGCAAACGTGTACGATCGCGAGGAGGCTGCCGGCATCAACGCTGACAGCGTCGACGATGATACATCGGACCCGCTGGTGTTGCTGTCTCCGGAAGCACATCGTATCGTTGCGACGCAGTCGGGGTCGAACGGCGTGCTTGCCGCGTACGGGCTTGAAGGCTATTTCCGCAACGCGGACGAGACTTACAACGGCGACGCGCGTCTCGAAAAGTCACAGCTGTGGCTGGAACTGACCGCGACTGCCGACGGAGAATACGACGTCGCCGCGACCGTCGTCGGGGTTTACTAAGACCGAACTATGACCGCACCACGACTACATCATCCTAAAATCGCGCGGCAGCAGTTCGATCCCTATCGAGCGCTGAACTGGCGTGCGGAAATCATTGAAGAGCGCGTGACCGCAAAACGCACGTCACGTCGTGATACAGACCCGTGGATGGCGCGGTACGCGACCTTTTACCGGCAGTGGCGAAAGCACCGACTGCAGTCCGAGCGGCAGCGGTTGTTCGACAACTACCCCGACATCTACTACGCCAAGACTTGGGCCGATGCCGCCGACGACTTCACGGTCACGCTGCAGTCGCTGTTGTTGACAGAGTTGCCGCTTGACGAAATTGCCGTACGCGAGAACCTCTACCTGCCGGCTGTTGAGGCCTACGAGGCGTTGTTCTACAACGTGCGCGACCGGCTGAATAACATGTCCTACATCCTGCGCACCGCACTGGGAGACTCGCGCGGCGGCTCAACCTTGCGTGATTCGCCACTACTGACGGACGAGCGCCGTTGGGCCTGCTACCGCGTGTTCGCCTATTTCGGCGGCGAGCAGGCGCTCATGTACGCGCTGTCGGGTTTTGAACGGCGCGACACGGTAACGCCTGACCGGCTTCGTGAATGGTGTGATAATGCGTTCCGCTCGCTGCTACGGCGCACCAGCGCGCTGTTGTCGCACGCCATGGAACCACGCCCCTCAAACGTCATGCGGATGATCGAACTGAATCTGAAGTCACTCGAGCTGCAGCAGACCGAACGGTTGGCGAGCGGTGGCACCGCAGGGCCGATGCGTGAGCTGTGCGAGATGGCCGGACGGCTGCTGGAAGCCGTTCAGTGGAAAATCGGACCAAGTGACGTCGACAACGTGCCGCAATCCGAGCGAGAATTGCGGTCATCACCTTACGGGCTCACAGCAATCGAGGCCGATCGACTGGCAGCGGGCGAAGAACTCCCGGAATTGGTCGCAGCGGCTAAGGCTCACCAACTACCCGCCGCACAACGCAAAGAACGCGTCTCGGCTGTAGAGAAAGACGAGTAACATGGCGCAACGCATGACAAAATCTGCCGCGGATACGCTGAGCAAAGCGGCGCTGCTTGTCGAGCAGTACGTCAACGAAGGACTGGCACCGACAGCGGCCGTCGTTAAAACTGCGCGAGAGCTGCAGCTCCCGTCAGAAATGATGCGCCTGACCGCGCAGGCCTACAACATCGGCGAGCAAATTGCGTCGCATAAGAGTGCTAGCACGCTGGTCGATCGCTTGCAGGAGCACGATCTCGCTGACGCACAGGCGGCAATTACAGAGGTGTTCGGCACTGCGCCAGAAACGCCGTCGCAGCAACACCACAAGACAGCTGTAAGCGCCGATTACAGCCGCCCGCCGCGTATCGCGGAGCCCGCACGGGAAAAGCGCGCCTTCGCTGGTATTCCGCCGCTCAAACCCCGCACGGCAGCGCCTAGCGTGACGGCCAGTAAGCCGCCCGTGCAGAAAGCGCTGGGGCAGTGCAAAGCAGCGATGCGTCGTGTCGATCAGCTACAGGCGGAGGTCTACGCCACCCGCGACGCTGCGTTCACGGCCTTCGGCAAACTGGCGAGCTGGGTGCGGCGGCAACCGAATTTCGTCGACGCGTTTCTTGAGCTGGACACCTACGGCGGTGACGTGTGCGGTTCGATGGCCGCGCCGGTGCTGGATTACGTCGCCACGCAAGTCGACGGTGCCGCGCAGCAGCGACTGAAGCGCGCCAACGCTCATGCACCTACGCACCTGGTGACCGCCAACGCTGAGTTGCCGCAGTACCAGTTGCTGAGCGGTGCGATCAGTGCCTTGTCGCGCTGGTACGACAAGCAGGCGGAGTACACCCGGGCCCAGCAGCAGTTACCCGATACGGTGGCAACGCTGTTAGCGCCGTACGACGACGCGCTGCACGCGGAACCGAACATTCTCGTCGATCATGATTCGCTGCGTACGAAATCCGCCAGCTTGCTGCCTGGCATGCTGGGCGGTGCAGCCGCTACCCAGGCGCTGGAAGGGCTGGGTATCGGTAAGAGCCCAGACAGTCTCGCCAACGCTGCGCGCAGTGAGTTCGAATCTGGCGAACACATGGCGGATATGCGCAAAATCGACGCCGAGTCGCTGCTGCACGACATGCTCTACAACGACGACGCATTCCAGACCTATCAGCCTTCGCAGGTGATCGACTCCTACAATCAGCTCTCCACACTCGGGCCGCGGTTGTCAGGGCAGCCTGCGATCATGCGCCCGTTGGTGCGGAAGATGTTGGCGCAGCAGGGACAGCTCGATCCGCACGACATCGAACAGATTATCGGGCTCGATAACTCGCTGGGCCGTCGCGAGCTGCCGCCAGGTCGGCAGGTGCCTCCCAGCCCAGGGAAAGCGGCGCTCTGGCACGCGCCAGATTCCGTGCTCGCCTAGTCGCCTAGTCGACCAACTACCGCGTGAAACGAGATAAGCATGGACTGGTTGAACAAATCCGCAGAGCAGAACCTCGATGAAATCCTCCACCTGGCGGATATCAACGCACGTCTGCGCGCTATGAGCGGCGTCGAAAAGCAAGCCGACGTGCAAGAAATGCTCGGCAACGCTACCGGTGCGGTCAAGGACTGGGCGGGTAACGCGACCAACACCGTTAAAGACTGGGCAGGCAAACTACCTGAACCGGTGCGTGAATTTGCTGGCGCGATTCCGGGACATCTCACTGACGCCGGCAATGCGGTTAGCGGCTGGGCAGCTAAATACCCCTGGCTGGCCGCAGGTATCGGTGGTGCGGGTATCGGCGGTCTCGGGATGGCAGCGCTTAACCGCTTCAATCCCGATGAAGACGAGCGCGACCTCGCCGGCAGTCTCGGTACCGGCGCGATGATGGGCGCTGGGCTCGGTCTCGGTGGGATGGCACTGGCCAAGCATGTACCCGGGATGCTGTCCGGCCTGAGCACGCCAGCAAAAACGGAACAGCTGAATCAGCAGATCAACGAGCAGGCTAACGCGCCGTACCTGACGCCGTTAGCCGTTGATGCGGCTGCCGAGGGCGCGAAAAACACGGCGCTTGGCACTTTTCAGCGCGGTGTTGCCGATCCGCTAACTACGGGGTGGGAGACTCTTACTAACGCTGCTGCAAAGCCCAACTTGACTAACGCAGCGGCTGGGGTCGGCAGCGTGGTAGCTGGTTCCATGTATGGTTCTGACTTAGTACACGCGCTGCTCACGCGATACAATCTGCACAACAGGGCCGGGATTACCAACGATCCGCAAACGCTGCGTGCTGCTATCGAAGCAGCTGCGGGTACAAAAGGTGGCAAGACGCCAGCTGCCGTGCGTCCGTGGTACCAGCGGCTGTCAGGCGTACTGACAGGTTCGCGCGCTACGCCGACACTCCGAGACGATACGTTGAAAGCGCTGAGCGCCATCGCAGAAGGTGGTGGCAGCGACCAGTTGTTGCGCAGCATGCTTTACAACACGGCTGCCGGCCGGAAGAGCTATGTCGGTGGTCAAAAGATCGATCCCGGCGTAATTCAGAACCTGGTCAATTCGCGCGGCTACACCGGCCGCGCTAACACGCCGCTTCGCTACGAGGCCGCAACGGCTGCGCGTAGCATTTTACCGGAAAACATCGCTAACTGGTTAGCGACGAAGCCGAGCGTACTCGGAGGCCAGTTGCGTGCGCCGATGCACCCGTCAGGTGTAGGAAAATTGACACCCTTCCGCGCCGTCCCGTCTAGGCTCATTAACGCGCGGCGCATGGGCGGTCTGCGCGGCCCGCTAGCACTTGCAGCGCTGTACGGACTGAACCACGTAAGCCAAGGACAGTAACGTGTTTTGCAAAATCGTCGGCGTCGGCAGCTGGGCAGCGATGGACATGCAGCCCGTGCAGGTCGTTAAGGTCGCACACAACGGCCTAGGGCCGAACGACCGTCAACAGCTGCTGGTGAAGCGCGCGATGGCGCGCGAGTTCGCCGAAGAATTGTCGCGACATCAGCTGCGCCCTGGCGATATTCCGGTGCACATCGTGGCGCTCGGTGCGACGGAATTCTACGGGCCGAATCGTAACGGTGACGGCTTCAAAGAGGCGTGGTGCCGTCAGCATCACGGTAGCTTCGTCAAGCACGCCAAATACTACCGCAACCACCGCAACAAAGACGCCAGCAAGCGCTATGGGCAGGTTATCAAATCGGCCTACAACGAAGCGATGCGCCGCGTGGAGCTGCTGGCAATCGCCAATGGCAGCGAAAAAGCTGCAGCACGCAATGGCGGGCTCGCGCTGCCACAGGAATCGATCGACGCCTTGATGGCGGAAAAGCCCGTCGAATACAGCATGGCGTGCATTACCGACCCGACCACGCCGGTGCTAACGTCCCGCGGCTACCTACCCATCACGGATGTAAAAGTCGGCGACAAGGTGCTGACACACCTCGGACGCTGGCGAACTGTCACGGAGTTGCGTCGACGCCGCTACACCGGAGACGTCGTGTCGTGGAAAGTACAAGGACTGCCGGAGCGCATCGAGCTAACAGCCGACCATCCGATGCTAGGCGCCAAACTGACAACCAAAGCGATGGCGGCGGTGTCGCGTAGTGCCTTCGAAGAGTGGCAGGCAAAACCGCTAGACGCACAATTCGAGTGGGGATCGGCCGGCGACTTCAATCCAAGCGATCGCCTGCGGGCGTGCATTGCCGATCGTGCGGTACCAGGCGTAGCTGTTCTGGACAACGAGGAGTTGGCCGAGATTCTCGGAACGTACATGGCCGAAGGTAGCATCCGTTACAACGGAGAGAAGCCGTCGACACTGGAGTTTACGACACACGGCGACGACTGGGCGACACATTGCGTCGCCGAGGTCATCAATCACCACTGGCCAGACGTGGCAGTCACAATCAAGCCGAAGTTGAATTCTGCGGTAGCGTTCTCGATGCAGTTCTGCAGCACGGCGCTAGCGACGTACTGTTCCAAGCTGATCGGCACCGGAGGTCACAGTAAACGCGTGCCACTCGGCCTGTACGGCGCGCGGGATACCGTGAAACTGGCGTTTCTAGGGCGCTGGATCGACGGCGATGGTTGGACGGACGCCGGAGGCGCCCACATCAGCAGCTGCAACTTACTGGCGCTGTACGGCGCCAGGGACCTGCTGCTGTCGCTTGGGCTTGCGTGCGTTATCGGGCGCATCAAGCATTCCAAGAATAACGGCAGCTACGCCGATGGTGTCGAGTACGTGCTGTCGATCTGTCCGGCTGATGCCGGTGCGCTGGTGAAGTATTCGCAAAAATGCGGAAACAGCGAGAAGCGCTGGCAACACTCGCTGACGGGAAACCGTCGTGGTGTCTGCGTGCGTTACGGCAGCCGGACAATTGCGTGGTCCGGCCGTGAGGCTTCGTACCGTCTGCGCGCTGTGGAACGGCGATACGTGACGGACATCCAGACCTACAATTTCGAAGTTGCGGACGATCACTCATACTCGCTCGCAGGTCTGGCCAGTCACAACTGCTCGATCAGCCACGACGAGTGTGCTAATTGCTGCAAGAAAGCACGCTCCCGCGCGGAGTACTGTGAAGAGTCGGAATGCGTGAATCCGCAGACCGGTTATCGCGGGTTCGGTTGTCGTAGCGGGTTGACGAAAACTGCCAGCGATGGTTTTCAGCAGTACGTCGACAATCCGAATCCGAAATGGTTCGACATCTCGGAAGTTCCTACGCACGCCGACCGTATTGCGTTCGGCGGATTGGCGTCGTACTTCAAGGAAGCCGGACTGCTAAACGTCATGGGCGGCGCCGAACTGGCCGAACAGTATCTGCCGCCCGATCAAGATGCGCTGTCGCAGCAGCTGTACGTGCTGCCGAAATTGGCCGCATACGAACAGACGCTGCGTAGTCGCCCACTGACCGCACAGGAAAATGGGCTGCTGCAGGGTGTCGGACAGTTACGAGTGACGAAGCTCGCCAGTGCGGTGCAATTCGCGGGATTGCAGTTCGAACCCGCGCTGGCAGTGCTGCAGCAATCCCGCACGTTGCTGTCTGCGCGAGACTTTTTCACCTGGGCAGCAGGCGAGGATGCTGAGAAGACGGCCGGTATCCGCAATGCGCTCGCCGCGGTGCCGCACGCTTTCAGCTCGTTGTTGTTCGCTGCCGATATGGATGAGCTGCTCGCGCGTAACCCGTACGTCGTGAAACGCGCGTCACTGAAGCTTGCGCAGCTGCCACAAGCGCCGCTGACAATCGAGAACGTGAAGCGCGCCGCACAGATGTCGGTGCTCCACACGCCTACGCGATTTAACCCAGGTGTGCGTGATGTTTCGCCAGCCGCAGAGGGGCTGGCGCGACAGTACGCGCTTTACAAAGTGGCGACGCTGGCAGCGTGCGTTGCTGATGCCGATTTCCCCACGCTGTGCCAGTTAGCTGTGCTCCAGAACTTCGCGGCGTAGCGAATTTCTACTTGACGCAGATCAAACCAGATTGACCTGTGACGACTTACGTCGCACAATAATCAACGCGTCGCGCGTTGTTGCGGCAAAACGGACACGAGCGCAGATTGAACTTTCCGCACGCCCGAACAACGACAGGGCGGGCAGTAACAACACGAGGATCCAAATTACATGAGTCCAACTCTGCAACCTCCGCAGCAGGTGAAGCTCGCGCAGATGCGAAACACCGTCGAGAAAATGCTGGCATCGCTTGGTCGTAACAAGCTCGCCAGTGATGCCGGCGTCGACGAGAACGCCGACAACAAGACCACCACACATCCGTCGAAGAATGTCGACGACGGTACGCAGCCGGCGACGACCGGTTTCCGCGACGCGGAAAACTCGGCGCAGGTGAAGGAAGAGCAGGGAACGGCCGGCGTCGAAAGTGCCAGCGCGGCTCCGAGCCTCGATTCGGTGCAGCCGAACATCGGCACGCATCAGTCGCTGACCGGTGAAGACGCCTCAATCGAAACGTCTTCGACGAAAGACACCAAGGAAGACGGTGGCTTCAACGGACCCAGCTCCCACCCCGCGCGGACGGACAACGATTCGCTGAACGGCGGCAAGTACGCCGGTTTCTTCGCGAATCTCGCGCAGGCGGAATCGCTCGGCCGCGAATTGCTGGCGGAATCGATCGTCTCCGCTGGTACGCAGCCCGCGCAGGCTCCGCTCGCCAAGGCAGCTGCCGCAGGTGCAGCCGCGGCCGAAGCCGCGCTGTCCCCTACTGATCTGCAGAAGCAGGCAGAAGCAGTTGCCGCTGATGTGCTGCACCAGACCATCCTCTACGCCGAGCAGTGCGCGGAGAAGACCGCGTACTACCTGCAAGATTTTTTTCAGCACCTGAACGCCGGGGCTAACGCGCAGCCCGCGGCGGCTGCGAAAGCGGCGGGGCGGACGCGGAAACTGGCCAGCGATGAGCCGCCGAAGGACGACGAGAAGAAGGAAGAGTCCGGCGAGGAGAAGGAAGAGAAGGAAGAAAGCGGCGGCGGTGGTGGCGGTAGCGCACCTCCGGCTGCAGGACCTTCCGCGCCTCCTCCGGTCGACGGCGGCGGCGGTGGCGGTGATCCGCTGGCAGAAATGCTCGGCGGTGCTGACCCCGCTATGGGCGGTGATCCTGGCATGGGTATGGACCCAGGCGCAGGCATGCCCGCACCTCCTCCCGAGATGGGCGCTGACCCCATGATGGGCGGCGATCCCGGCATGGGTGGTGATCCCGGTATGGGCGGCGCTCCGGGAATGGAAGCCGCACTCGGCGGGGCACCTGGCGGAGAAGACCCGCTGGCGAACCTGCCGCCTGAAGTGCTGCAGATGTTGCTGCAGGCGCTGCAGGAACAGCAGGCCACTCCCGATCAGTTCAAGGCCGCTGCGTACGGCGCGGCGTCCGCAAGTAAGCGGGCCCAGGCGAAGCGTGCTGCGCTCAATGCGTACGTGCGTGAACTGAGCCGCGGTTAACCGTACTTCCACACAAACAGCGTCCACGCGGACGAGGAGAATAGACATGGCATCGGTTCACGACCCCGAGAAGCTCGCCAATTACGTGGCGACGACCGGGAAAGCGCTCGCAGAAGCGCAGCAACACATCCGCCAGGCTGCGCAGCAGCAGCAGAAGCTGGCCGCGCAGGCGCCGGCGTTGGCCGATCAACTCGTGCAAGCGGGTTTGATTGCGCCGACGCAGAAAGCCGCCGCGGTGACCCAGCTGTCTGACCCCGCGTCGTTGCAGCAGATCCTGGCGAACGTGGTGGCTCACCAGCAGAAACAAGCGGCGGCTCAACCCGCGTCGCTTGGCGCCGGCGTTCCGACGAGCGGAACTTACGACAAGCAGGCCTCGACCCAGGCTGAAGGCTCGGCCGACGGTCTGTTCGTCTGCGGGGCTCCGCGCAACATGAGCGACCCGGTGGTCGCCCGGCGGTCTGAGGCACTCTTGAAGCTGGCCGGCGTGCGGTAACGCGATTTACAACAACAGCCTTGTTGACGACACGTCAACAACATCGATAGGAGAGAAACGTGGTTGCTGAACGACAGATGGAAGCTCACAGCTTGAACCCCAAGTCGGCATGGCCGGCTCCGCACGCTGTGATGCACCAGGCGCGACTGAGCGCCGATGTGACGATTACGGTCTATGCGGGCCGCTGCTTGCACTTGCACAGCGACGGAACGCTCAAGACCGGTGTGGTGGGCACGCAGTACCTGATGCGGCCGCCGATGTGGAACTTCTCGAATTCGGACGATCCGGATATCACCCTCGACGGTGGCGATCCGGCAACCGAAACGGGTATCTACAGCTCGATCAACGCCCCGCGCGGCACGGCCGGCATTGGCCTGAACTGCCTCGTCGGGTTGCAGACGTTCGAAGTCGAAACGACTGAGTTTCAGTCGGAAGCTTCGCTGGGTGACACCTACGACCCGGGCGATGCGCTCACCGCCACCGCCGCCGACACCAATCAAACCACCGGTGGACGCATTACGCGCTGCACCGGCGGGATCGCAGGTGCGGAGCCGGTGATCGGGATCGTCTCGCATCCGGTGACCAACAACGCAGCCGGACGCAGCATCCTGTCGCTGTGGACGATGTTCTTCCCCAAGCTGGCTTCGTAGTCCGCTAACGCGAACTGCTAGCCGTTCACACAACCATCAGCACCTGCCCCGCGGCAGGTCAGAGGAGATAAACAGTGTCCGCGACGTTACAAGACCAAGACACCGCGTTGATCAACAGCGCGGTGTACGAATGCCTGAATTCAGGCGACCCGATGCGGTACAAAGAAGCCGCCTCGGCCGTGCAGGAATTCGTCCGCCAGACTGTCCGCGAAGATTCGTTCGCGGAGCAGATTCTGCCGTCGATTCCGATCGCCAACGACGAGCTCACGCGAGTCGTCTGGACCGACAAGCCCATGGTCGTGATCGACCGCGAACCCAACTCGCCAGCGGCGGTGACCGTGCCGTACGCGATGCTGCCGATGAACTACTACATCCGCGGCCCGCGTTTCATGGTGTCCTTCAACCGCATCCTGACGCGTCGGTTCACGAAAGACGTCAGCGAGCTGCGCACCTGGATCATGGATATCCGCCAGGTGATCAGCGACAATGCCATCAAAGACATGATGGCCGAGCGTGATAGCAAGTTCATTTCGGCGGTCGACACCATCATGGTGGCGCCCGACACCGTCGTGCCGCTCAGCGGTATCGCGCAGCACCAGACGCTCAGCGGCGGGATCACCCGCAACGGCCTCTGGCGCATGCTGGAAATCATGCCCTCGACTTCGTCGAACTTCGAAGTGCAGACCTGCCTCGTGAATAACATCACGATCAAGCGCATCTGTGCCTTCGGCCGAAACGAATTCGGTGGCGACATGGCCCAGGACATCATGAAAGATGGCTGGTCCATGCAGATGTTCATGGGACGTCGGTGGATCATCACCATCAAGCGCTCGCTGGTTCCGACCAACCGGTGCTACATGTTCGCAGATCCCAAGGGACTTGGCCGCAGCCTGGTCCTCGAGGATACAACGATGCACATCCATCGTGAGGCATTCATGCTTGAATTCTTCGCGTACTGGGAAGGCGGCGGAACGATCGCCAACACCAACGCCGTTGCGGCGGTGGATTTCGTCTAGTCGTCGGGTCTACGCGGGGCGTACAGTGTGTTACTGTGCGCCCCGTGTGATCTCCCGCGGTCTCTGCGACAGCGCAGAGCACACGACACAACTGATGCCGCCGGCCGGCGGCTGACACTCAAGGAACTGACATGACCCAAGCCTCGAAGACAGCACAGCCGGCTGCTCCGAACCCTGCGGATCTGCAGAAACACGCCGCCGAGGCGAATGATCTGGTGATGCGCGAGGTTTTCGTCCCGGCGTTCCTGCAGAAGATGGCCTCGCTCGGTTTCGCCGCCAACAGTGAAGCTGAAGCTGCCTCGCTGCTGCAGGCTGCCGAAATGATCAGCCAGGTGCCCGACGAAGAACTTTACGGCACGCAGGCCACGAAGCAGGCCGCTGCAGCCCCGAATCGATTCAAGACTGCTGTCGATCAGCTGTACGGCGTGACCGGCATGCAGCAGCAACAAAATCAGCGGCTGGCCTACCAGAAAGCCGCGGAACTCGTGCAAGCCAACCCGAATATCGCGCAGGCCGCTGTCCTGCTGCACGTTCTCGACGCGCAGCAAGCGGCTGCGTAGGTCGCCGACGCGCGGTAGTTCGGTTAAACGTTAAAGCAAACTGCCGCGCGTTGCGGTAAGAGGAGATAGAACATGGCAGCTATGGACACGTCGTGCTTGTTCACGGTCGTGCGTAACATCAGCGGCGCAAGCCGCTACTTCGGCTTCCTCGGGCCGCGAGGTGTCGAGCTCGACGACGACGAAGAGTTCGCCGTGCTCGGCAGCCTGCCTGACAGCGTTGCGCGTGGGTCGTACGGCGATCGCGGCGGCGCACACTGGACCGATGGGCTGCTGTCGGCGATGGGCGATAACACAGACGGCGATGCCGCGCTGGAAATCGTCAGCACTCCGGCAGTCGCTCTGTATGACGCCACACTCGCTGCGACGAAGCAGCTGGTGCTCGACAACGATACGCTGAGTACGATCGATCCTTGCTGGACCAGCGAGGTCGCGTAGTTCGGAACTCTTCCCAGGGGCACGACGGGCGGCGATCTCGCACACGAGGTCGACCGCCTGTTGTGTTCTGACTAGCGGAATTCAGATTATGCGAGCAACTCGCCAAACTGCGCTGCTCGCGGTACTCACCTTCCTCGGTGTAGCGCCGGGCATCACAGCTGGGGAGTGCTCAAACCCCAACGTGCGGGACGACGCGAAACGCATGGGTCTATAGCCGGTACTAACGACACTCTTGGAAAGTTGAGAGATAATGCGAACAACATCGTTTGTTCTAGGTTCCCAGACCTCGGTCCTTACCACGGAACTCAACTCACTCGCGAACAACGCTCTGAACATTTCGGCCGGGTTTGATAACACCTACGGCGCTGCCGGGAACGGGTACGTACTTGCTGACGTGGAGCTTGTCGTTCAGTTCGGCACCAACCCCACTGCCGGTACGGGCATCGCGATCTGGTTCCTGCAGTCGCAGGATGGTACGAACTACGAAGACGGCGACGCCTCAACTACGCCGGCGCGACGCCCAGACCTCGTCATTCCCGTGCGTGCAGTGACAACGGTGCAGCGGATTATTCGCCGTGCGAATCTCCCGCCGGGGAAACTGAAGGTCCTGGCCAAGAACGACGGCACAGGCCAATCACTCGCAGCCAGCGCCAACACGCTGAAGATTCGCCCCTACACTTATCAGAATGGTTAGTGCGCGATGCCAGTTTTAGTCGACGTGACAAACGCGGTAAACCCGATGTCCCCGCTCTCGCGTGGATTACTGGGCTGGTGGCTCACGCTACCGCCGCTTGACGCAGGCAAGACGTGGTACGACCTGGCCAATTTCCACCACGTCGCCATGACAGGCGGGGCTGTGTTTGGTAACAACGCCAATCACGGCCTCTTCGGGTCCGTGGATACTCCCGGCACAACCAGTTACGGTGTCGCGTCGAACGCCTCATCCAAACTGATTCTCGGGAATAACGGCACGCTCTCGATGTGGATCCGACCTACGGACGGCGCGAGTGCTTCACATGTGCCTATGTCGCTGTACGCATCAGCCGCCGGAGATGGTCTGCTTTTTAATCAGTTTGCGTTCAGCATCTGGCTCTACTGGATGTCCGGTAGTCCGTCAGTACAGGCGAACGACGTGTTGGCACTTAACACGTGGGCGCACATCTGCTGCGCGAACATCGCCGGTGCGCTGACGATGTACGTCAACGGTACGTCGCGCGCAACAGGCACGGCCGGAGGCGCGATCACTGTCGCACCAAAGCTGACCATCGGCGCCACGCAAAGTCCTTCGCTATTCATGCAGGGTCAAATCGACGATATTCAAATCCGCGACTACGGTATGAACGCGGCAGAAGTAGCGATGCTGTTTGCGGATTCCCGCACACGCTATACTGGCTTGCTCAACCGGTTGCCCGATGCGCACGTCCTTTCCGGCGGTCAATTCGTCGGCCCTGACGTGTCACTCAACCCTCTCACAAGTCTGATTTGCTAAATGCACAAAAACGTTGAAATCGACGATTACGTTGCATTCGGCTTTGGCGTCAACGCCTCAGACGGGTCGGCCGATGATGGCACAGGCGCCATGTACGACGTGCGCCTATGTGGGGCTGTCAGTAGCGCGGCTCCGGTGCTGAGCGGTTCAGCTACGCGGCTGTCGGATTCTGGCTACGTCAGTGGGTGCTACGAAGTCTATTTTCAGGTGACGTCGCCGACATTCGCCGCCGATGCAACTTACCTCGTTTTCGCGACCGTCACTGTCGACGGTACCATCACGCCGACCAAATGCCTGGGTTCGTTCACTGTGGCGGCAGTGCCCGCTAGGCTCGTAGCGTCCCAGCCTGACTACGCGCCGGCAACGGTCGCGCAGGCCACAGCAATCGAGAGCGATACTAACGAACTGCAGACCGACTGGGCCAACGGCGGCCGCCTTGATCTGATTCTCGACGCGCGCGCCTCGCAAACCAGCGTGGACGATCTCCCGACTAATTCGGAGCTGGCGACTGCGCTTGCTAGCGCCGACGACGCAACATTAGCGGCGATTGGCGCGCTTAACGACCTAAGCGCCGCTGCGGTTAACGCAGAAGTCGACGCGGCGCTGGTGGACGCGGGGGTCACAACAACGCGTACTGGCTATCTCGATAAACTCAACATCACCGGTAACGTTGCCTCGGTCGGTAACGTGGCGGCGGTTGAAACGGACACTCAGGACATACAAGCGCGCATCCCTGCCGCGTTGGTCAGCGGGCGAATGGACGCGAGCGTCGGCGCCATGGCGAGCAATACGCTAACGGCCGCAGCGCTTGCGACTGACGCGGTGGCGGAGATCCAGCTCGGGCTGGCCACGCAGTCTACGCTCGCGGCCATCGGCAACTACGTCGACACGGAAGTCGCACAGATCCTGGCCGATACAACGGCTCTGCTTAGCCGGCTGACCGCGCTGCGCGCGGGTTACCTCGATAACTTGTCCGCCGGCGTCGCTACGTCGGCCAACGTCGCCGCAATTCCCGATGCGCTGCTGGCAGCCGGCGATGTCGACGGCTACACGGTCGAGCAGACTTTGCGGCTGCTGCTGGCCGCACTAGCTGGTAAACTGGCAGGTGCTACAGGTTCCGAGACTTCGGAAACGCTGACCCTACGCGCTGCCGACGACAGCAAGACGCGCATCACCGCAACCTGCGACGTGCACGGCAACCGAACCGCCCTGACACTCGACGCCACCTAGGATCTCCCATGGCCGAATGCGATGACACAATCAGCATCGACGACCTGGGCGTAACGACTCCAACGACGCCAACGTTCCAGGGCTGCGATATCCTGGACAAGTTACGGTATGCCGAAGTTGCACAGGGTGCCGTCGGTGTCATTAACTGGCAGTTGCGCGATCCGCGCACTGGTCGACCAGTTGCGCTTGCATCGACCGACTCCGTCAGCGAATCCGCCGACGCATCGACGATCGAGGTGCGTGCGCGCATTCTGGATTGCGACAACGGTTGTGGCGGCTGCGGCAGTGTTCCCCAGGCGACAGCCGATATTATCGACGCGACTTGTGGGCAGATTCAGTTCACGTTGCCCGATTGTGTCGCGCTGTACGCCGGCATCTATCAAATGCACATCGGCGTGTTCAGCGACTCTGAGGCGACGCGCCCGTTGTTTGTCGACAAAGGGCTGCTGTCGGTCGAGCGTTCTGCCTGGTCGGTATCGGGAACGAATCCTGATGCAGGTCCACCGACTATCGGCGAAGTGCGTATCGCGCTACGCGACAACGTCGTGGAGAATCTCCGCACCGGCGCAGTTGAGTACTCCGCTGACGAAATCATCCACGCCCTGATTTACCCCGTGCGGCAGTGGAACGAGGTGCCGCCTAACGTGGCGCGCTACACGTGCCGCACGTTCCCGTTCAAGTATCACTGGTTACGCGCGACGGTTGGCGAACTGATGCGCATCGCGGCCCAGCACTACCTGCGTAATAAGCTGCAGCAAACTGGCGGCGGGATGTCGTTCGACGACCTGAACCGCGATCGCGAGTACATGCAGCTGGCAGAGCTCTACCGCACGGAATGGCTGCAGTTCGTCGAGGCCAAGAAAGTTGAAATCAACATCGCTAACGCCTACGGAACGGTGCCATCGGCCTATTCCGGCCGCGTTTCGCATATGACTTGGTAACACGATGACCGGCAGCACCTGCGGTAACGCCTGTGAAACGTCGAACTGCGCCACGCCCTTTCAGCGTGTTGTGCCGTTTCCGACTATCGAATTTGGCACCCGCGTGAGCTGGGAGCTCCGGCCGCAGTTTACCGCCCCTGGTCCGTACAGTTTCCAGCTGCAGACTGGTCGCACCGGTGTGAGCGCAGCTGACGACTGGGCTGACGTAGGTGAGCCGGTTGTCGACACCTACTACGCGCTCGATGACGAGAAACGCGTGTTTGGCAAGTCCCAGTGGACGCATTACCGCGTAAAGCTCACTGACGCCAACGACACGGTTTACTACAGCGCGCCGGTGAACGCCGCCGGCTTCCTCAGCTACAACGCCTACCAGAACGCCCGCACGACGATTCAGCAGTGGCTGCAGCGTGTGCGCTCACGCGTTAACGTGGTCGCCGTGCCGATCTACGTGCTGAAGCGGCGCCTGTATGGCACGCCGTGCACCGAATGCCTGGACTACCAGCAGCAACTGTCGAACGATAGTCACTGCACGACGTGCTACGGCACAGGATTCGTGGGTGGCTATTTCGCGCCTGATTCCTGTCAGTATTTCGTACCACAGCCCAGCAATCGTCGACTGAAGGTCGACGAACAGCTCACACGCGGTACGGTTGATGATCAGGTCACGCAGGGGATGCTGCTGGCAGATCCCTACGTGCAGCAGAATGATGTGATCGTCATGGCGAACACCGACGACCGCTACATCGTGCACAGCGTGACCGATAAAGCGCTGATTGCCGGCGTGCCGATTTTCTGCGATGTCGAGCTACGACTGGCGCCATATTCAGACATTATCTACAGTGTGGCGATCGAGGAGCAGATCGCGTGACGACACCAAAACCGCCGCCAAAACCGCCGACCAATCCGCTGTTACCGCGGTACAACCTGATGACGTACGAATCCGCTGATCTACGCGAGCGGCGCGAGCAGCTGTGCCGCGAACTTCGCGAAGTTCCGCAACACAAAAAGCTGACGCAATGACCGACGACGGTGTGCTGCAACTGCCGATGCTTTCGATGACCCCGTTTACACTGGATGCGGTGTGTGACGGCATTGGGCGCGCCAACGTACTGACGGGGTTCTTTATCGACATTCTGCGGCAGTTATTTGCCGCTGACGTGCTGAAACAGCAGACTGAACTTCAGAAGCTCGTCTGGTCCGGTGGTGACGGCAGCGGTATATTGATTGACGCAGCTGCGAACTGGCAACCAACTTCCGGTGGACAACGTCCGGCGTTGCTTGTTAAGCGCGGCGATTACAAAACCGAACGGATTACAATTGGCGACGCGCTGCAGTCGACCGGACTTACGCCGGAAGGTAACCAGCGCTACGCCGTGATGTGGGTGGGGTCCCACACTATTTTCGCACTCAGTACAAATTCCTTGATGGCCGAGACACTCGCCCACGAAGCCTCGCGACATCTGATGCGTTTTCAGGCCGTAATCCGTGAGAACCTAAAACTTAGCCGACTGATGTTGACGGACGTTGCCACGCTGGGAGTCGTCGAGGAAGCGCGACAAACATTCGTTGTGCCGATTAACATGCTGGTCGCGTTTACCGAACACTGGGTTGTCGAACAACAGGCACCACCGCTGCGCGCGGTACTACTTTCAAGTCTGCTGCAGCAGTCGCAATAGGAAGAATGCACGATGGCATACCAAGTCCCGCAAGCGTTGGTTTTTCAGCAGCGCAATACGGTAGCCGCGCCAACGCAGCGCGTGCTGGCAGCCCACATTTCCGGGGGCCTGGCGCAACTCGTTCGGTTCGCCGAAGACGACGAGCGGGCCGACGGCTTTCTGGATTATTACGACCCGCTGGTTGACGCCAGCTTCGACTGGCCGAGTCGTGTGGCTGGCGGTCTGATCGACGAAGACTACACCAAGGTCTTCATCAAGGACGCGCTGCTGAGTTACTTCGACGACGATCTGTCGAGCGGCGACACAATCTCCACCGTCGAAGACTACGCCAACCGGCTGGTCGCCGACACACTGGCGTTCCGCGCCAACGGCGCCGCGTACCCGCGCTCGGACGAATTCCTCGATCGTGACGTTGCGGTCGGCGATATCGCCAAAGTGCGCGCAGTTGTTGGTTCCGACGCCTACGAACTGTGGACGTACGTGGCGGGCTTCATGGCAGAAGTCGTCGCAGCCGTGACCGCGGCAGCCGCAGCTGACGGCGACAACGCTGCGACGCAAAGTGCGCCCTCGCCAACCGACACACAGTCCGCCGGTGCCGAAAACTGCGTGGTGATCACTGATGTTGATCAAACCAGTTACGACGGGCTGGTGGACGGCGATATCAACGAAACGTACACCATCACGGTTGTCGAAAGCTCCGTTGACGGCGACGCCACGACCGCCGTGCTGCGCGTGCAGAGCGCCAGCGGTAACGACGACGTGGAAGACGTCACGCCGGCTGCGTTCGGCGATCCGACTGAAATCGGTACGCGCGGGTTGACGGTCACCTGGGACAACACCAGCGGGTCCGAGTGTAGCGACGCGGCAATCGCCGAAGGCGTGTCGCCGATCGACTTCATCGCCGGTCAGCAGTTCGTCGTTGAGTGCGGCCAGGCCTTCACCGCCACCACGCCAACGTCATCCGGGACCTATACCGGCACCGCCGACACCACTTACATCGTGGAAGTGACCCGCGGCGGCTTGTACGCCGACACGGACGCACCGCCGCAAATCACCGTGTCAACCACGACCGGTATCGATCTGAGTGGTCCCACGAACGTCACGTCAACCAGCGCGGTTGCCATTGGTACGTACGGCGCGCAAATTGCGCTGAGCGGTACGCGGCTGCGTAAGGGTGATCGCTTCCTGGTCGCAGTGACCGCCGCGACAGAAGGTCGCATCAGCACGCTGAAGCTTGGTCACAGCCTGCCGCAAGAAGTCATCGACAACGGCGCGACGGAAGTGTCGCTCTCGCTGTACATTAAGGTGCCGGAACTGCAGGTGACCGCTAACCGCATCGGCTCGGCCCCGCTGACCAACTGGGATCAGTCGGCAACCGAGATTACGCTGAACAGCGGCATCACCGCGTTCCACGAGTCGTGGACCGACGGCGGTACGCCGGTTGCGTTGTCGGTGATCAGCGAATCGTCGAAGAGCTACGGCGGCGTCTACGTCGAATACCGCGCCTGGCGCTCGGATTACTGCGGCGACGTCTACACGTGCGCTACGGATGACGACTACGCCGATATCCCCGGGCCGTCACATCCCGACAATCCGCTCAAGTACGGCGTGCTGAAAGCCCGTGCCAACTCCAACGGCCTGCCTGTACGCTGGAGCGCCGTGTGCGATCCGTCCGACAGCGAAAGCTGGGAAGAAGTGCTCTCACTGCTTGACGGCCGCGACGATGTCTACGGGCTCGTGCCGCTGACTCGCGATCGCGCGATCTGGAACCTCTATGAAGCGCACGTAGTTGCGCAGAGCTCCGCAACGAACGGACGCTGGCGCCAAGCGCTCTTCGCGCTCGAAGGGATGCCGGAAAAAGCGTTGGTGACCGCCGCAACGTCCGAAGACAGCGAGGTTGTGCTGGCGACGGTGCTGGACGATCCGGATACGTCAGGGACTCAGTACACGTTGGTGCGCGTTCCGGCTGCGAATGCCGATTTCGTCACCAACGGCGTGCAGGCTGGCGACATCGTGCGGCTCCTCTACACGACGGATGGATTCGGTAACGAATCGTATACCGAGCGTGTGGTCGACGCCGTGATCAACGAAGACACATTGCGCCTACGCAGCGGGCTGGATGCGGCGGTTAACGTCGCGGCCAAAATCGAGGTGTGGCGCAATCTGACACCGACCGCGGAAGCGACGGAACTGGCTACGCACGGGTTCTCCAACCTGCGCGTCAGCCTGTTCTGGCCGGATACGATCGAAGACGGCGACTACGTGCTGCCGGGGTACTTCGTGTGCTGCGCGTTCGCAGGCCTGCAATCCGGCGTCGTACCGCAGCAAGGTCTGACGAACGTCGCAATCAACGGATTCTCATCCGTGACACGCTCCACGCGCCACTTCCGCTCGACGCAGCTGGATATCCTGGCAGCGTCAGGGATCAACGTGGTGACGCAGGATCGCCAGACTGGCGCGATCTTCAGTCGCCACGCCATCACCACTGCTCCGTACGACCAGCTCTACAGCCGAGAAGAAGTGCTTGTCCGCAATCCGGACGATACGTCGTACTACTTCCTCGATCTGTTACGGCCACTCGTCGGTAAGACCAACATCACGCCGCAAGCCATCAACTCACTGCGCGTGCAGCTGGAAAGCGGAATCGCGGTGCTGCGCACGCGAAACTTCGTCGCGACGCTCGGCGGCCAGGTTACAGACTGCACGGTCGAGTCGATCGCGCAATCCACGGTGCTGCTCGATCACCTGGTGATCGTGCTGGTGCCGACTTACCCGATCCCGCTGAACAACCCAGAACTGTACCTGGTAATCGGCTAAACCCAACCGCTTTGATTTAACGTCAAACCAAAGCGCAACATACGGAGTCCAACATGGCTGACATTTTTGGGCGCGCGGACGACAACCTGGGCGGCGTGATGACCGCCGACCAGGTGTCAGTTACGTTCGGCGCGGCCGGCAACCAGAACCTGGCTGAGGCCGGTATGCTGATGCAATCGCTGACGCTGGGCTACTCGCAGCAATTCAGCATGATTTTCGAGCTCAACAGCTCGAAGGTGTTCTACGTCACGGGGCGTCCGACTGGTCAGGCCAGCGCTAACCGTATCGTTGGCGTGCGGGCTATTCAGAATCAGTTCTACGTTCAATACGGAGACGTCTGTAAGGCGCGCAACAACACGCTACAGTTCAGCGCGAGCGGGACTGAGTTCTGCGACCGCGGCGGCGATAGTGCGGCGACAGAAGTCAACCGAGCGTCAGCGGCGTTGGCTTACACCACGAAGTTTAACGTCATTACCGCGCTGCAAGTCTCCGTTGAATCGCAACGGATGCTTGTCGGCGAACAGCTCACGCTGGCATTCGGCTCAATGAACTTCACAACGCCGTAGGTGTGATTCGCGCAGTACAGTTGGTATAGTGACAGCGGCGAGGACCTGACCTCGCCGCTGTTAGCTTTTGCGGAACACGCCATGGCTGTGTACGGCGAGGAATATCTCGACGCGGATATCAAGGCAGCGCCGGCGCCGATCAACGATATGCTGTTTTACGTCAAACAGCTGGAACGTGCGTTTAACTCGCTGCCTAACGAACTACGCACGTTATTCGACGGTACGAACGATCCGCAGGCTGCCGAACGCCTGCATCGTTACGCTGTCGGCGGTGTTGCCAGCGCGACGCAGCTACAGCTCGGCACGGTGATGTTCTCGTACCCGACGCTCAACGTCTGTCGGGTGCTTATCGGCGGCGGACAATCAGAGCGCTGGTGTGTGCCAGCGATGACGACTGCGTCATCAGCGTTGTCGACGATTGACGTTGCACTGCCAGCAGCCAACAGTCAGGTGATTCTGGCAATTACTGGTGAAAACCCTGTCGGCTACATCCTGGGCGTATTGCCACCGCAAACCACAGACGCCGCTGCCCTAATCGGCGATTACATCACGCAGGGCACCAGCATCGGAGCGTCGAAAGAACAGACCTACCGCGCTGTCGTAGAAAACTGCTTGCGCGACGCCGGTGCCCGCGATTACGCCGCAAATCGACCGCTCGACCAGACCGCCGCTGTTCGTGCGCTGCTATCGCCGCTGGGTGGCGGGTTGATCGTCGATCTACTGATGTGCGGACTGCGCGCGGATGAACGCTGCGGTGTCTGGTTTCATTACCTGCATCGACTCGCGCGCCTGGCCGGCGACAACCTCGACATCTGGACGGCAGGGTCTCAGGAGTTCTGGCGGAATGACGGTAACGAAATCGCCAGCATGCGCGGGATCGCACCGTACGCCTGGGAAGCGCTAGGGAGGCTCAAGCACGCCGTCACCGGGTTCAGCCAGCGTAACGACGCCGCGACTGTGCAGACAAGCGGCGCTGATGCTGACCGCGAACCGCTGACCACCACATTGGCGCCGTTCTGGCGCGTGCGGGAATATGCCGGGTATCTCGGGCAAGGCGGCATGCGGGAAGTCGTCGTCCCGCCGGAGTCTGACGAGCGTAACGCCGCTGATAGTACACGACCTGAACTGGTTGTTTTCCGTGAGAGTGTCGGTCTCGACGGCAGCTACTCACTGATCAGCGCGAAATCGCTGGCAGTGCTCAAGCGTTCGTCGCTGCCGAGTATTCGCCTTGCGCGCATGCCGGAAGATCCGCAGGGCGATACCGCAGACAACTATGCGACGGCCGGACTTACCACTGAGGGCGAGGCTGCATATACGCTCGGTACACCGCCAGCTGCGCCGCTTGACACGATCGCCCACGCGGTTAACTGGAAAAGCGTCGCACCTTTTGTGCAACACGTAGCGGATTACACACTGGCTGAACCGTCCGCACTGCCGCAGGCTGCAACGACCGCACCAGACTTCACACAATTGAGCAGCGAACAGGCATTGCCCGCACCGACTGCCGTTCCGGTGCGCGTTGACCACCGCCAGCCGTCAGAAAATTATTACGAAACAACATCCGGCTGGCTCATCAACGCTGATGGCTCCGTATCGATCATCGGACCGGCCGGGCAGTCGATCGTGATGGGCACTGACGGCTCGATTCGTCTAAGCGCTCCCGCCGACATGCACATCAGCGTTGGACGGCAGGCGGTTGTGTTAGCTGGCGACGACGTCGTACTTCGCGCTAACCGTAGCGTCGATGTAACCAGCACGACCGGCGATCTGCGCTTGAAAGCCGAGAACAACCTGGAAGCCGTGTCGGGCTGCAGCGGCGTCGGGCGACTGCTGCTGGAGAATAAAGCAACGACGCTCGACCACGATTACCCTGAAAATGCCGTCGGCGAGGACCTGCTGGGCAGCGGAATTGTATTGAGGGCCAGCAACGCGCGCCTGCAGACCTACAGCGCTGGTGTCTACATGCGCACCGGCGGCCGCGACAGCGGCATTGACCCAGGTAACATCGTGCTGGATGCCGGAATTGGTACAGACGACGTGGTGATTATCGCGCGTGACATGTACTCCCGCTTGGAAAGCAGCAGCTCGTTCGTGTTCCCGGCCAATGGGGATCCTCGCGCATCGCACACGCTGACCGAAACTGACGCCGCTTTTGCCGGCACGCTAACCGCAGGTGGTGCCCTCAGCGTGCTGGACGGCGGCATCTCCGCCAACGGCGATGTGCGTATCAAAGGCGGACACATTACGACGGAGTTCGCAGGTAACTACGATGGCCGCGTAAACGCCTTCGACGACCCGTCGGCGCTGACCGCGCTCGAGGCTGCACTGCAGGAAACAAACGACGCATTCGCGACTGCCAACGAAGATAACCAGCAGTACTACGAGGATACGCTGGCTGATCTCTATGCCGAAGGCGAGAAAACAGCAATTGGTGCCGCAGATCTTATCGCCGGCATGGCATTCAGTTACCGCGACGAGGCCCAGTACGGCACGCAGAATCTAATTCTCGACGAAACACACTGGCAGCAGCTCGCACGCACTGCCGGTAATACGCTCGAAGGTTGGTCAGAGACAGCCGTGGAATACAAGTCACAGCCGCTGATGCCGTGGCCGGGCTATACAGCCTGGACGGGCTCGGAGACTGGACGTTATCGTACGACAGATTTACAACTGCATGATCCGCAGACTGGTCGCGATGTCGACCGCGCGGAGGAGCTTTATGAGACGCGCGACCCGCCGACGACGGAACGTCGCGCGCCGCAAGACAACTACCCGATCATCCCCTTCGACTAGGAAACAGTAATGGCCGAGTTCAAGCTACCACAAGTAGCACCGCAGCCGCAGGTCGCCACACCGGCGGGCTTTCGGATGCCAATGGTTGAAGGCGTCTATGTGCCGGATCCGCGACACATGCCGCCCGAAGATCGCGCACGTCTGATGGCGATGGGCTGGAAGCCTGGAAACGCTATCCCTACGAACCTCCCTCAACTACTGGCTGAAGAGCTTCCGCCCGCGGTCACACAGTTGCAGGATGCGTACAATGCTCAAGACCCGGTACCACCGGCCCCCGCTGTTCCAATTGATTTCACGCCAGTCCCTATCGCAACGCTGCCGCCAGCGCGCCAAGCTGAAATCGACAAAGCCGTTGCGTCCGCACTAACCGCATGGCAGCAGCCGCAGGCGCAACAGCCCGCAGCGGTACAGCAGTCCGCGGTGCAACCATCTCGCGTGGCTGCAGCGTTCGCGGCTGCCCAGCGCATGCACGAAGAAGCGAAAGCAGCGCCAGACTTAGGCCAGCTCAACCCGGCGCTGGCTAAAACGCTACGTAACACGCAGCGTGTGGATGTCGTTAATGATGTGCCGGCAGCTACACCGGGGCCCGCGCAAGCAGAGGCTGCGCCGCCCGACGCTCCCGCCGCCACCGGGCTGGAACCGAAACATGTGAAGTGTGCGCGCTGTGGGTTTCCAGCAGGGCAGGAAGATGTCGTCAAGCTGACGGAATCGGATAAACTGCAGTGGCTGCAGACGCTGGGCAGTGATGAGCAGTTTTTCCGCGAGTTCACGTATTACGGCAACCGCGGCGTGCGCGTGACGCTGCGCACGCTGAGCCCCGACGAACACGACGCGATCGTCGCTCAGGTGCATCGCGACGTTGTCGAACAGCGCTACATGCCAGCAGATCGGCTGAACTACCACGAGCGTTACCTGTGTTCGTTGATGCTGCGTCAGCTGCAGATCGGTGATAACGAGCCGACAGTGTTTCCTAAGACACTGCTTGCCTACAGTCCGGATGGGGATAAAACTGACCTGGTGCGCCGCGTGTACGAAGCTCTGTATATCACTGGACCACTGCAGGTGCTCGCGACGGCTCGATTGGTGAACCAGGCGCTGCGCGACATGGTGTCCTTGACGCATAAGCTGGAGGCGGCCGCGTACGATCCGGATTTTTAACAGGCGATCGCCGCCGCTATCTGTATGCCCTGGCGGTCGCCGAGAAAGTAATTGACGCACGCTCCGCTAATCCATCAGATCCGCGCTGGCGACAGCATGCGTGGCTGATGACACGGCTAGTAGAGCGTCAGCTCGAACAGCGTAAGCTGGAACTACTGACGCTAACGATCGCCAGCCGTCCTCAGCTAACCAAAAACGCGCTGGAATGTTACGATGAGTTCATCGGATTGGTCACGCCGTGGCACGCAAAGCCTGTGAAGAACGTACGGAACGAGTTGTCGCAGGCTGAAGCTGCGTGGGCCGCTGTGTTCGGCGATCCTGATTCGCCGGAAACACAGGAACGCATTGCGCGGACAGTCGAGTTTCTGCAGCGTAGGGGGCGGTAATGGGCGAAATCGGGCAGCCTGGCGACATGTACCGCCCGCGGTACGGCTACGAGGGTATGCCCGGTACGGACGGCATCCTGGGGCAGCTCATGCAAATGGCTGCCCAAAGTTACGGGCCTGTGCTCGCGCAGAATCTCGGCATGACGCCGCTCGGCATGGACCAGCAGAATCCATACGACGCGCTAAACCGCATGCGCTTGACGCAAATGCACGATCGCTTCGTGGCGCAAGCGGCGCGCAACAGTCAGGCGAACTACGAACAGCAGCTGCGCGGGTTGGCGTCGACAATCGGGCTTCCATGGGGGCCAGATCAGATTGCTGCCAGCCGTCAGCTGTCGGGTACGCTGCAGTCGATGGAGCCGATGTTTGCGCAGATGGCTCCAAACGTGCTGGATCAAATCTCCGGCCTGCGCGGCAGCCCAACCGTCATGGCGGAGTATCTGTTTCGCGGCGGCATGATGCGCACTGACCCGGTGACGGGTGGTCGCGGCATGCAGCAAGGGTCGCTGGAGCAGCTTAACGATACGCTGTACGCGAACATGTTCGCAGGCTCGAACTACCAGAACATGTCCGGAATGACCGCCGGACAGGCTGGGCGGCTGTTCGCAGAGCTACAGTTGCGCGGACAGATGGCAGGCAGCTTCACCGCCCGTGATCTGCCGAACGAGATTCTGAATGACGCTGCACGCCGATTAGGCGTAGAAATCCCGCGTGACGGTATCGATTCGATGTCGCAACGCGACTTGGAGAAGCTGACCAGTGATTCACGTGTCAGCGGGGCGTTGCGCGCAGGCGATACTGCACGCGTCGAGCGTACACTTCGTCAGCATGTCGAGACGCTAAGTGCGATCCGCGATCTCTTCGGTGACAACGGCAACCCCAATGCGCCGATCCCGGAGCTATTGGGCGCGCTGACGTCGCTAACAGGTGGGTTGTCCAATCAAGTCGCTGATCCATCGCGGCTGGCAAACCAGTTACGCACCACGGCCAACCTGGCGCGGCAGTCGGGAATTGCGCTACCAGAACTAGCCGGTATGTCGAACTCAGCGCAGCAGACAGCGGCTGCGCTGGGTCTCGGTGCGACCGCAGCGCCAGAAGCCGTGCGGAACGCACTCGCGTTTCGTAACGCATACCAAGGCCTGGGCTACGGCGCGAACCGCGGCTGGGACGTCGCAGATTTGCAGTTCCAGCAGGAGCAAGTCGCACGCCTAACGCTAGAAGCGACGCGTAGTCCCGCTGCAAACATGATCGGGCTAGCCGAGCGCCTGCGTGCAGAAATGACTGGAGTGTTTCAGCCAAACAGCGACGCCGAGAACTATCTCAAGGCGGTTAGCAGCGGTGTCGGCTCGTTCCAACGGAACGGCGCCACGGTCTCGACTAATCTGACCGAAGACCAATTTATCAAAATGCTGCTAGATAGCAGCGGTGGTGCGCTAACGGCCGGGCAGCTTGGAGCGATGCTGGAGCAGCGTGCGATCAATCGCGAGTACGGGGAGCGCGTAGGTGCTGCCGGTTACACGCAACGCGTGCTGCAGCCGCAACAACTGCGCAAGATTTCTGAACGTGCGATGGAAGTGCCGCTGGGCGGATCGGTCGAAGCGCAGTTACGGCGGGCGGGTGTAACAGTCGATGACGCTACCCGGCAGCGGCTGATCGAACAAACACGAGACGCCGCAGCCGATAGCTTGTTTGGTATGTCGGACGCCGAGCGAAAGAACGCCGACGATCGCAACGCGATCATGCGTAACGCCGTGCAAGCAGCGCTAGCCGCCACGCCTGAAGGCCGTCAGATGCTGGCTGCGCCTGGTGCGCAAGAGTTTCTGACCGGCGTAGCCATGCAGAGCTTCGGTGCTGCTGACGTGCAAGCTCGGCAGCGCATTGGCATGGGTCTGCTGACGGCATTGTCGATTAACGACCCACGCCTAGCCGCACGTGCAGCGCAGGAAGAGCAGTCGGCAGCGATCGAGGGTCGGATTCAACAGCAGCTCGCCGGGCTGGGGCGCGGTACCGCGTTGCAGCGATTCGCGCAGGGACTGATGGACGTCGATGATGCGGACGATCGACCTGTCGAGCGGCTGCTGGCGAAGACGCTTGGCTTCACGCCGACGGCAGAAATGCAGAAAAAGCTGGGCGGAGAGGCGAGCAAGCTGCGCGAACTGCGCGAGAAGTTCGACGCCGCACAAGCAGCGTTCATGAACGAGAAAGACCCGAAGCGTCGCGCCGAACTGCAGGCCCAGTACCAGGCATCAGCGACTGCGCTCGAGACGTCGATTCGTACGCTGGGCGAGCTGGGCGAAGAAGCCGGGCTAACGCGCTCTGCGCCGGTCACGCAGGTCGAAATCGGCCGTATGCTGCGTGAAAGCAATTACCTGGACAGCGCACTGAAAGGGAAAGACACAGAAGGTATTGCCGCTGGTATCGCCGCCGAGCAGGCATCTGCGCATGCGCTGGTTTCCGGGCTGCTGAGTGACGATACACTGAAACGACTGGGAACACAGGCGGTCACACACGCCGACACGCTGCAAACGACAACCGACAGGATTGCCGCACTAGCGCGACAACACGCGGGCGGGGATCTCGGTAAGTTGATGAGCGGCGACTTTAAGTCGGGTAGTGACGCCGATAAACGTGCTGTGATGGCCGAGCTTCGTACGCTACGCCAGGAGCGCCGAGCAGCTGCTGAGTGGGCACACTCTAACACCGAACGCGGCGGGACCGTAAACGATACGGAGCTCGACGCGGCTAAAGAAGCTCGCGACAAATTGAATGGGCGCGCCGGCGAGACGCTGGATAACGCGATCCGCACGTTGTACGGACGCAGCGGCATGACGCATGCTGAAATCGTCGACCAAGTAGGCGGCGATGCCGCATACGCACGCCTGCGCGGAACTGACGGGGCGGCGCGACGGCTGGAGCATATCTCCAAGGTGGTTGACGAAAATTACAAACTACGCGAGAAACGGACTTGGGGGGTGTGGGGCGATAACGCGGAAACACACCGCGAGAAGCACAAGGATATCGACGCCGAGTTCTTCAACCTGCGCGACTCTGCGGACAAGCTGGGCGTCGAAGACCCGCGCCGTCGCAACCTGCAGAAGTTGCTGGACGATACGGTAGCCAGCACCGCCGACGCGGCTGCATCCAGTGAAATGAACATGAAAGTCGAAGTAGCCAACCTGCACATCAAACGCGACGGCACATCGACGCTGGAGATGAGCGGAAAGTCGACAGCCAGCATGGCGCGGGGAACAGCGTAATGTCATACATCTTCGGAGATGCCAATGGAGACATCACTGCCGGTAAGGTCGCGCTGCTGGACCTCGGCAATGGCGAGGTACTGCCACGCTACGTGGAAATCACCAACCTGGCTGATGCTGATCACCCGCCGGAACGCACAGGCATCATTATCACGGGAGGCAACGGCGCCCTACAGGCTTCTGCGCAAACCAACGGTTCCCTCGGTAATTCGCTGTTTTCGTACGGCTTCGGACGGCAGCCTGGAGCGCTGTCCTTTTCCGGTGTCGCGTTCTCCGAGTTGTGCCAGGAGCAGGCAGAAACACCAGCGAGTGCGCTGTCGCCAGTTACTACGAACTCTGCCGGTCTGCGAACGCTAGTAGAGTTCTTCAACAAGTACAACCAAGGGGTTTACGACAAACCCGTGCAGGTCACACTTCAGCCCACGTTGGTCAAGGACGCATTCCTGATCGAGTTGCGCTGGAACTATTCAAACGCTGGTATGCGTCTGATCGAGTTTTCGCTTAGCTGGATGCTGCTGCCGTGATTAACCACATCCGCACACTGCTGCTGAACCGCGCCGCAACGGAATTGACCGACGCCGGCGACGCTTACGTGCCGCCTGCATACACGGTGAAAAGCGTTAACGGGCACGCAGTGACCGTGCGTAATGCGCTTTTCGGCAGCGCACCGGACCGGCTGCTGATGAATTTTCGTCTGTACCAGTTGCTGAAGGTTGTGCGCGTCTCAACGCTGGCTGCGTTTGAAACTCGCGACGACTCGCGAATTACATACGACGCGTTACTGGCGCGCGCGTTTCCGGATGTCTTCGGCGCAGCACTCGTGACAGTCGACGACCGTGTGACAATCGTCAACTCGGAGACGCCTGCGTACGACGTAGATGCCAGCGGTGTGACACGACACAAACTGCGCCTGACTATCGGCGCATCTACTGTGACCTGGCGCTGGCTGTCGGCTTCACGCTCAGATATTACGTTGCCTAAGCCTGCTGCGTCTGGCGGGACCATCAGCGTATCTGCGCCGCCGGGTGCCTACGCGATGCTCGTGCCGGACGAAGAGGGTACGTCATGGATCTTTGATCTCACCTATCGTCCAACCGCAACGATTACCGATCTTGCAACCGCACTAGACGATGCCGGCTTGGCGGTCACCGAGCTGATTCGCGGTGCAAGCCCGCGGGTGACACCGTTGGCACCGTACGATACGCTATTCACGGCTTGGTCAGCGCCTGAAACTCCCTTTGATCGAGTAGCTGCAGCCACTATTGCGTTGGCGCTACGTACCTACGAAAGCTAACTCGATGCAGTTGCTACCAAACACCGGCGGTACGCGCTACTACCACACAATGCCCAGGCTGTGGTTGCGTATCGACGATACCGACTACCCGATCAGCAGCGTGACGACATCGTTCGTGCAGAACACGATCCCCGCGTGCACAGTTGCAATTCCCGTTGGTGTTAACGCGGAGACAGGTAAACGCCTGGAGCTGCCTTCTCCGCGTAGCAACGTCGCTGGTGTCGGCGAAGTGTCGACGATGCTCCAGTCCGCTAAGGTGCTGATGCGTCTGACGGGTGATGCGGTGCCGTCTGGCACATGGCCGGACACCGACATTGTGCTATTCGAAGGTGCCATCATCGGACGCGGTCACACACGCACGAATAAGCAGCTCAGCGTCTCATTGCAGCTGATTCACTGGCTACATCAGGTCGACAGCGCGTCTGCGCTTAGCGGCGCCACTCACCCTGGCGGCGCAACTGAGGCGACGTTCCGGGCCGTCTTCGGTAACTCCAGCGGTTTGACTCAGTCGGCATTCATTGCCGATAACTACGCAGAAGCCATGTTGCTAGATCCGCTCAACGTCGGCAGCGATGTGTGGGCGAAGGCAATCCAGCCGTTGTTTCTGCAGATGACTGCCGAGAATTCCGTCTGGCTATCAGAGGTCAATTCGGTCTGCGGCGAGCAGATCACTACTGGCAACGCTGCGGCCGCTGAAGCGTTGAAACGCATGGCGAGTAGCGAGCGTGCGGTACCGCTAGCCTTGGGCGTAGTCGATAGCGCTGGTGCATTGGCAGGCAAACTGATGGCCTGGTTGCAGGGCCGTATCAACGAAACGATCGTTACCAGTTCGCTGTGGGAGAAGCTGGTCGGTGAACTGGCGCCCGGGCTGATGTTCAGCGTCATCCCTCGTGTTGAAGACACGCTCATCGTTCCGCAGCAGTTGGCGTGTCGCTCGACGTGGAAGTCGATGTACTACGACGACATGCAGTCGCTGCAGACGTTCCGCGGCTCTCGCCGCCCGCTACGCGGCGTGCTGGCGTTTGCACAAGGTAGCGACCGCAGCGGTCTGACGTCCGGAGACGTCGCAGTACCGGGTGCGTGCTTCTTACCAGAAAAAGCCAGCGCTGGGTTGCTGATGCACACAGTGGCTCCGCAGTGGATGTCCGGGCTGGCATTGTCGTTGGCGCGGCCGACAGACACGAGCATGTCGGTTAACGGGCGCGGCAGCGCGACGTCGCTGCCGCGTACTCCAGACTCCGGCGCAGCGGAACGACGACGTGCGGCAAGCGCTACAGAGAGTGACTACTACCGGCGCTACGCGGAGTGGGTGTATTACACCGAAGCGTTGCGCAGCGCTCACTGCCGTATCAGCGGGCCGTTGCGGTTCGATATCTGCCCAGGCTCGACGGTGGAGCTGATCCCGCGTGAAAAACCAGCAGCACCTGACGATGTGCTGGAAAGCTACGTCGCCTACGTTGTGGGCCTGACGATCAGTATCAACGTCGAAACGAAGACCGCCGAGACGACGTACGAACTTTCGCACCTGCGCACAGTTGCTGAAAACGAAGATGCGCGATTTTCGAGCGACACGCACGCTATTTACGATAAACTATTTACAGGTGCGCCGCTGATCGAAGCACTCAATTTCGAGTAAATCATGCCTACGTCGCCGCCAAAATCGATGCTCGAGCCCGAATACGAGTCGCTCTTTAACGCCTGGAAACAGACGCCGTCACCGGCGTCGACCGGCGCGTTACTGCGCGCGCTACGGCCGACGATCGACACCGGACTGGCGATGCACGCTGGTAACGACCGTAGTCCTACAGCGGTCGGCCACGCGCGACGCATCGCCCTCGGCGCATTGTCGTCATACGATCCATCACGCGCGAAACTGTCTACGCACGTAATCAGCAATCTGCAGAGCATGCGGCGCTATGAACGACAACGGCAGCAGGTGTTGCGCGTCCCCGAGCAGGTCTCCCTGTCGCGTCAGCATCTGATGCGTGCGTCTGCCGACCTGGAAGATACATACGGGCGGGAGCCGACGGACGAAGAACTGAGCGATTACACCGGCATCGCCCCGCGGCGTCTGCAGAAAATCCGCGCCGCGGTGTTGCCGGCCAGTGAAGGGATGTTTGCCGACAACAGCGGCGACGACGAATCATCGTCATACGATCCGGCGACGTATCAACCAGGCGCGAGCGGCCGGCGGATGCAGCACGCCATGCACCAGGTCGTCTACGCTGATCTCAACCCGATCAATCAGAAAATCTTCGAATGGACACTCGGCTGGAACGGACAGCCGCGACTTGAGAACCGCGAGATCGCGCGTCGTCTGAATCTGTCGCCTGGCGCGATTTCGCAACGTAAAGCCAAGATCCAGGAACTATTGACCGAAGCTGCACAACTTCAGGCGTTTTCATGAGTTCAGTCGCTACAGTCACTGATGAGTTTACCGCGCTAGTTGACGCACTGCGGGCGTACGCACAGGCCGCCTACAACGGAGTTGAAGGCAACGCGCGCCCGCAATGGTTTCAGCCAACAGGTGAGGCCGGTGATGCGCTCGACTTGCGCGATCCCGCGTCGATTGCAGCAGCTTTCAACCGGCAAACCCTGCACGATCAAATGCTGGCGATTGTCGGACAGCTGGAAACCGGGGACGGACCGGTGTCCGCACTGGAGCCAGCGAACGTACAGCCGTCGAAACCGCGCGGGACGGTTGCCGATCTGGCGGTGTTACAGAGTCAGCTGGAGTTTCTTCAGGCCGTGGAACGTAGTTACTTCAGTGCAACGCTGCCCTATTGCCGTGCCGCCGCTCACGCCGCAGCACGCCAGGAAGCGCATGCCGTGAGTGGCGGTGTGCTTGATCGCGGCATTGCCGATTACGTCGCTAACCTCAAACTCGCGGCATCTGCCGCCGGCGGTAACTAATGGTTTCAGCAAACGACTACATCGGTCGCCAGGTCGATCTGCTTGTGCTGCACCCGCGGGATATCAACGTCACCGATATGCCGCAGGAAGTCGCGCTGGCGTTGGCGCTCCCGGCGACCGGTGGGACTATCACAGCCGGTCTGCAAAAGCTGGCGCAGCGCGTGTTCCTGGAGCTTCTGCAGGATGCCGGGTCGGAGCCTTACTTTCCCGAGCGCGGTACCGGCTATTTGACCGAATTACGCAGCGGTGCGGTGCGCACGCCTGCCGGGCTGTTGTCGGCATTCACCCGAGCAGCGCAGCGAGCAGCGCGTAATCTGGTCAACGAAGAGCTGGAAACGGATCCCGCCGATGAGCGTTTGGCGCAGATTCAGTCGCAGAACGTGCTGTTTTCCGGCGATTACGCCGGCGTGACGTTCACAGTCACATCACAGGCCGGGGCATCTGCGGTATACTTGCTGCCTGCTAATTTCTCCCTTGGCACGGTGTGAGATGTTCCATGCCCATTCAGATCGATGACCTGCTGTCGCTGGACCTGGCGACTGTGCAGAGCCTATCCGCGCAGCTCGGTGCCACGCTGGAGGCGTACGCGCCGGAAGTCGATGCACGCCGCGGCGCGTTGGGCAGCGTACTGACGCGCCTGGCGGGCGTGCTGGCGGCGAAACGCGCCGAGGAATTTACGCGACTCCAGCGGTCGCAATCACTCGCCTACATCGCAGCAGATCCTACGCTGGCTGACGATGACATCGTCGATAACGTTGCGGCAAATTTCCGCCTAACGCGGCGCGCCGGTGCAAACGCCAGTGGTCCGCTGACGATCGTTGTGTCTGCGCTGCAGACAGTTGTGATTCCCGCAGGCGCGGTGTTTTCGGCAAACGGCCGAACATTCGTGCCTACTCGCGCATTTGTCGCGCGCACAGCGTCGTCATTACGGCAATCCGACTCTGATAAAGTGCTGACGCCGCTGCCAGACGGCAACTACGCGTTCACGATCGACGTGACCGATGAAGAGCCCGGAGCCGCGGGGTTGCTGGCTAAAGACACGCTGTTGACGCTGGCGTCACCGCCGTTGAATTATGTGAAGTCATTCGCGTCTGCCGACTTTACAGGCGGAACGGACGGCGAGTCGAATGCATCGTTAATCGAGCGCCTGCTCACCGGCGTCGCCTCGCAGACACTGTCCGATCGCCCGTCCATGCGTGCGCTGTTGCTGGCGCAGCCCGATTTCGCGGGGTGTGTAGCGTCATCCATCATCGGGTTCGGTGACGCTGAGATGCTGCGCGACCGGCATGCCCTTTGGCCTGGCGCAACCGGCGGTCGCGTAGATTGGTACATTCGCACACAGAGCAACGCGCGTCTGACGTCCAGCACCAAAACGGCGACACTGGTGAGCCGTAACTCTGCCGGCAACGGGATTTGGCAGCTAACGTTTACGCGCGACGAAGCCGCAGGTGTGTACGACGTGCCGCGCATCGTGCAGGAAGGCACCGAGGCCACAACCGAAGGCACTTACGCTGTCGTCAGCGACACGCGCGGCATTGATCTGTCGGCAATTGACGGGGCTCGGTTGCCAGATATCACAGACGCTGCTGAGGCTGCGTATAGTCGGTTCCAGACTATCGTGCTGCAGTTTGCCGATGTTGACACACCTGTGACCGCCGACGACATCGGTACAACGCGCGACTACGACTGCGTGTTGCGGTCGATGCCACTGATCGCGGACATCAGTGACTACGTAACGCAACTCAGCCGCGTGCACGCGGCCGCTGACGTGCTGGTGCGCGCACCCGTGCCGTGTTTCGTGCAGCTCGGTATCAGCCTGGAGTTGCCGGAAAACGCCGAAGCCGAGGTCGACACCGAGACCGTGGCGACAGCGCTGGCGGATCTGGTAAATGGACAATTCAGTTTCACAGGTCGACTGCCCGCGTCTATCCTTGCAGAGCTTGTACAGTCGTACCTGCCGCGCAATTCCGCGATCGCAGCAATGCTGTTGGTGGGTACGCTGCGGCAGCCGGACGGTACGGTGGTGACTTCGTCATCGCGCGACATGCTGGTGGTGCCTAACGACCCCGGCAGTATGACAACCGGCAAGACGGTAGCCTTTTTCCTGGACTCGCGGGACGTCAGTATCACTGTCGCGACTGTTGAGGTTCCAGAAACATAAAGCACGGCGGTACACTGGTGTTTGACGTTTCAATTGACGTTAAAGCAATCAGGAACCACCGATGTCGATCGACGAACTGAAGCAGCGGCTGCATGCCCTGGGCTATCTCACTGAGGCGGCAATGCTTAAGGGCACCGCCAAGACAGTTGCGACGAGTCTGAAGCGTTTCCAGCGCTTTAATGGACTCGAACCCACCGGCAAGCTCGATACCGCAACAGAGCGGCTGTTGGTCGCACCGCTGCGCTGCAGTCTGCCGGATTTCGTCACCGACGATACCGGCTGTCGCTGGCCGTTGGAAAAGATGACTGCGGTCTCCTACCACGTGCGGCTGCAGTTACCCGGCATTACACCCGCGGTCGCCGCGGCGACGTTCGATCAGGCGTGCCGCCAGTGGGAAGCTGTCTGCGGAATCCGGTTCCGCAAACTGGCGACGAGCCGTGGTGCAAACATCGCTGCCAAGTCCGGGGCAGGGCGTAAGCTGTTCCTCGACGGGGCGGGTGGTACGCTGGCGTGGTCCTACATGCCCTGCAACGCTACCCCGACCGTGCAACTTGCCCAGATGTACGATCAGGCTGAGCGATGGTCGCAGCACATGGCGCTGGCGGTGATGTGCCACGAGATCGGCCACGCCATCGGGCTGCCGCACGGAAAACCTGGGCAATTGATGGCTCCGTACTACAACGCAGACGTGACTATGCCGCAAAAAGGCGATACGCTAGAGGCGGTCAAGCGCTACGGCGCGCCAAAAGCGGCGATGACCCAGGCGGCTACACAGGTCGTGCGCGTGGCACGGCCGGCTGTCTTGGAGATTCGTGACGAGGACGACAAGCTCGTCACCACGCTGACATTCGCAAAGGACTAGCCGATGGTTCCGTATCCCGCCTCGTTGCCTCTCGAACACGTGCCGCTCGTGCTTTCAGCGCTGCGCGGCCAGACGGTCAGCACCCCGCAGGTCGCTAAGGCCTTGTGGGAGATCACTGGCTACGGCCTCAACTGCACCATCGGTGAGCCAGGTGCACCGCTGGCCATGCGAGCCGCCGAGATGGAACCCGTCACACTCAGCAAGGAAGATGCGATCGAGCGACTGGAGCGGCTGTCAGCCACTGCAGCTGCCGACGAGACGCAGCCGCAAGGTCTGGCGATCGGCGTGAGCCGTGAGTTGCTCGGCTTCCTGCTGCGCTACTTGGCGGACTTTGTGTTGGACCAAATCGCCAAGTAATGACCGCAACAGGTGCGCCCAAGAGGCGACGTCGTCGCCGACGGGCAAAGAAACCATCGACTGCGTACCAGACTCCGCCGGTATGCGCTGTCCAACACAAGGATCCGACTGTGCCTGGCAACCCGCTCAATCCGTTTACGCCGCCAGCTACGCTGCGGCTCAATCTCGCCGCGGTGCCAGACATTGCCTGGCGCCTTAGCGGCAACGTCGCCGCCGCTGTGACCACCTACGTGGCCACGCTGATGTATTACGGCATCGCCGCGCCCAACAACACCAGCAACCAACTGGTGTTAGCCGGCGCGGCAGCTACGTTCCTGGGTCTTGCTGCGCGTAGCGCTATGCAGGGCAGTAAGGATAGCGGCGAACAACAGCGCGCCGCGCTGACCACGCTGGCCTCTCACAGCTTGAGTGACCCAGTGGCGATGTCGCTGGTGCAGCGCCTGTCGTCACAGCTGACAGACGGCAACTCTCTTAAGTCTGCGAGCCCTGCAGATCCGCGCCCTGTGTCGGATATTATGCGCGAGCTGGAAGCACGACTGCGCCAGGACATGGCAGCAACGGTCATGCCCAGTGTGTACGACGGAGTTAAGCCACGATGATGCGCCGCTACATTGTCTCACTGACGCTATGCTTGTTGCTGCCGGGTTGCCTGGTACCAGGTGACAACAGGCCGACACCGAACCCCGCGCCAACACCCGCGCCGGCAACGCTGTCGCGTACGATTACGGAAACCAATACGAACGCTCAGGTCGAGTTGTCGAAATTGGCAGCAACAATTGCCGCCGAGATTCGTACGAACAACCTGACTGCCGAACAGCAGGGTGAGGCCTGGAACAAAGGCAGCGCGGCGATTACCGGCGATATGAACGAGACCGTCGGTAAAAGCGTTAAAGCTGCACTATCCGCTGCTACAACCGCGTCCGCGCAAGCGGATGTGTGGGACGAGATCGCTAAGGGATTCCGCCCGTGAGTGACATCATCCTCGATCAGTTCGGTAACCCACTTGGATGGGACCCGGATAAAGAAGACCTGCACACAGCCGCGCTGGCCGAGTTCTCGGTACCAGCGCTGGTGTGCGAAGCGCCTGCCAGTATCCCCGACACCTTGGAGATCCCCGGGTACCGGCAGGATATGCAAGGTGCGTGGCCGTTCTGCCACGCGCATATGCGCACAATGTGCAGCGAAATCCTGACGTGGATGGCCACAAAGGGCGAGCTACGGCATTACTCGCGCAAGTTCGCAGCGATCACCGATATGCGTCAGGACGGTAATGACCGTCGTCCGGCTGGCGCGAGTATCGGTGGTTCTATGCGGGCCGCGTTGAACTACGGGGAGTGCCTCGAAACGGACTTCCCCTACTACGTGCAGGGCGAGAATTACAGCAACGTGATCCCGGCTGAGCTGCTGACACGTGCGGCGAAAACGCATATCCGCACGCTGGTACCGGGTATCCGTTCGTTCGAAGATTTCGATCGCGCCATGGTGACCGGCAACGTCACGTGCGGATTCGGCATCGACTGGACGACTGGTTGGTCTGGTCTGCGCGGCGTTGAATATCTGACTTATATGCCTGGAGGCAATTTTCTAGGCGGACACGCGCTCGGCTTCTTCGGCTGGCGCACGCGCGGTGGCGAACGCCACTACGCGATGTACAACAGCCATCCTGGCTGGGGTGCGGACACGCGCATTTTTGTGGCGCCGGCAGTTATCGACAAGATCTGCCGTACCACGCGCTACGGGTTACTTCTAGCTAGTGACATGAACTTGGCGGAACCGGTCAAGCCGCGAGGCTGGGACTGGATCGACTCCGCCAACTTCATCCCGCCTGTGTTCAAACTGTAGGTATTCCCATGCGTACGTCACTGCTGATTCTGGCGGCGTTATCTTCGGTGTCTACGCTTGGTTGTCAAACCGGCGCAGCTGCACCGATGACACCCGAGCGCTCGTCGTATTTCTCCACGCCGTCAGGCGCAAAGGGCACAGAGCTGCAAACGCTCCGTGTCGAGGCCCCAGGATCAGCAGTGGCGGCGCTTCATCAGTGGCTTGGTGACACCAACACTGTAACGCTCGCTAAACCGCTGAAGGTCGCCCAGTCCGGTCTGACAATCGTCGTACCGGCTGGCGCCAGCGTAAATTACACGTTAACGCCAGATCACGGCGTATTTACCTTTGCCGAGCCTCGGCCTACGATCAGTGCGCGTGTATTTGGTTTCAGCGTCTCTCCCAAACTGGAGCGGCTGGAATTGAACGCAGACAATCGTGGCACTGCGACCGCGGCCCTCGGCCCCGTACGCCAGACGCGCGAGTTTACGCTCGCGTGGGCTGCGCCGGCGGCAGGCACAGATCCCCCTGCCGTGATTGCCGAGCTGCCGGCGCGGCCCGTTGTGTACGCCTGGTCGACCGCCAACTGCGGTCCGTGCGCAGCGGCTAAAGCTGCGCTTAAAGCGGCGGCTAACCTGCCGTTTGATGTGATCTGGGATCCGAAGGATAAGCCCGCGCCAACCACACAATTCCCGTGTTTCTCTTGGAAAACTTCGACAGGTGCGACGCATGTCGAAGTTGGCTGGGCTAATCTCGCGACGTTTCTGGCTAAGTGGCAGAAAAGCGCTGGTACCGACGAACGCCGCGCCAGTACTGGCGGCGTCGATTTGCACCGTGCCGCGCAGTTTACGACAGCGTGGTATGAGTCAGACGGACGTGGGCAGCTGCGCAATACGTCACTCGAGCACCTGATTCGTGATCACGGCGTTGATCCCGCGGCACTAAAGCCCTACGCGGCGCGACCGGAGCTGCTCAACAACATCCACGGTTGGCTACACACCCACACAACTGAGTAGAGCATGGCTGTCACTCCGCAAACACTTCTGCCGCTTCTGGGGAGTGTGTGGCGCACGGTGTTTTCGGACGAAGGCCAACTCGCAGCCTACCTGGCCGGGTTGTCAGCGGTCGAAGCCGAAGTCGACACAGCGCTCACGGACGCAATTGCCGCCGTCAATCGACGCACGACGCCGATTTACCGTACGTCGCGTTGGCAGAGTTTGGTTTTACGTCAAACCAAACTCAACGACGGTTCGCTGGTTGCCTACCGCTTCGGTGACGCTGACATCACGTACGGTAGCGGAATCTCCTACGGAGCTACCCGAGCGGTTAACGGTTTCCGTTTTTCGCTACCAACAGGGCTGGTGAGCGTGCCGTTTATCGCGACGGCGCCGGCCAATCCGAGTCTGATCTGGACAGAGGGCATCGACTACACCCTCAACCTCGACGAGAACTACATCGAATTCGCGCAAAACCCGTTCGACGTCGCGGCCATTCCGCTGCGTGGGTTGTACGCGTCGGATAACGAGTCCGCAACAGATTACGAAATCGAGCTGTGGTTGCACCAGCCGCGGTTCGACGAAGACAACGTGTATAAGCAGTGGGGCTACGCGGCGCAATTTCGCGACACCAACGGCAGTAACTACCGCGATGCCGTTAACGCGATCTTCGATAGCGCAGTTGAAGGGGCGTCCGAACTGCGATTGCGCCAGTTCCTGAGTGCCCTGTGCGACGTGCCGATTGCGCTCAGTGCGGAGACCGTCGAAAGCCTGTTCACGAGCGACGGGTATCAGTGGATTGCGACCGACCAGCACGTCTATCATCACAGTAGCGACGCGGTTGCGACCGTACTGGTCGATGATACGCTGACACCCGGCCAGACGATGACCGACGCCCTGCAGATCGATTCTTTCGGCAACGGACAACTGCCTTACGATCTGACGGGGTTATCGCTCGACCTCTCGCTGCTGAGCCACGACACATTCGGCGGTCTGTTTTTCGTCAACGACAACCGGCCCGTCACCGTGACGACTGACGACGCAGGTTACACCGACTTGCGCTTCGAGGTCGGCGGCTGGCCTGCTGACGTGGATTGGCTCTTCGATACCATGCAGCAGCGGGGTCGGGATGCCGGGCAGACGTTGGCGATGCTTTTGGATCGGCGCACTAACCAAACCGGCCAGCCAGTGGCTTCAAACCTGCCTGCGACAATCAATCCGGCGCAGTTTGTCGCCGAGAATGTGCTGCGCAACAACGCTGTACTGGTGCGGATCGCTGTTGATCGCCTGGGCCCGGCAGCGCTTTCGCTGTCAAAACTGCGCCTGTTGCGCCGACTGCTGCCGCCGCACGCAACGGTTCTGATTGAACTTACGGCAACTGCGCTGACGTCGACCTTAGACGCCAGCGCGATTACTGATACAATTACGCCGATTTCCTACGGCGATACACAAGAAGATGAGCTGGACCCAGTCACGTTGCTGCCGGATGTACTGACCGCGCGGTACATTGACGGCATCTGTTTATAGGACAAAAGCATGCACAGTCAGCTATCCGCGCTGAATTTGCGCGGCAATGTGCGCGGTTTTCACTGCCGTGCCGACGGCACACGCCTCAGCGACACCATGTGGACGCCCAACAATGTCCTCGTTAGCTGGGCCGGCGCACTGCTGCCGTTGCTTGCCGGCGACGAACAGTCGAAGTATCGACTGGCGGGCATGTACATCGAATATGAAAACGACGGCGGCGGCGCAGTAACGCCGCCCACATTCGCGCGCGACGACGACGCCGCGGCGTACTACGAAGATCTGGCGCTGTCGTCGACGCGCGATTACCTGCGTGTCCCGATTCTGGCGAAAGCCTACAGTCGCAGCGACGAGACGTTGCCGTACGACAATGTGCTGTTGCTGACGGCGCGCACGTCGGGCGTCGCCGGACAGAATGGGCTCCCTTTTACCGCCGCTGCGCAGTCCCGCGTGTATGGCGGCGCGCTGATTGCTATGCCGGATGAAAGCGACGCGACGCTTGATCGCATCTTCGCGCGCTTCTATTGGTCATCGGCGGACTCCCAGCTTGTTAAACTGGTCGGCAGTGAAATCGGTTACGACTGGCAGCTTACCGCTAGCTAGCCGCGGAGTGTTACATGTCAAATCCACTGTGGCGACCAGTTCCGCGCATCGTTGACGGTGTGCCGGTTAACGCCAGCTACACGAATCCGCCGATCGCCGCTATCGTCGCGAACTTGTCGCTGATGCAGGCGCAGATCGATGCGCTGTCGTCGGGCAACGGTGTCTACGCCCGTGAAGTTCGCGCTGCGTCGACGTTGCTGGTTGGGCAACCAGCGTACTTCAATGCGACTACGCTGCAGTTCGAGCAGGCTCTCGGCGACGCAACTGTCGACAGCACGACGGGTGAGTTGCTGACCAAGAACACATCGCATGTGCGCGGCATTGTGACGGCGCGCTCCGCCGCTGGAACCGTCGATCTGTTGCTGAGCGGCACGGCCGAATTGGATCTGTCGAACGTCATCTCTGGCACCCCGACGGTCGGCGCGGTGTACTATCTGTCCAACGGCACGGCCGGTCGGCTGGTTGAACAACGTCCGCCGGTCGGTGTCCCCGTGCTGCAGGTGTGCGAGGAGACTGAGTCGGGCGTTTACCGCGTGTTCGTAAACCCGCAGTTTGCCGACTATCTGGCGCAGCACCGGCACTACAGTTACGGGCTGACCTGCAGCCCCGCCGGTGATACGTCACCGCCGGCTGTGGACGAAGCACACACGATTACCGCCGCCGACGCTGACGTCGAAGGCTGGCTGCCGGCCGATGATGCCAGCTTTAACGATCTTGCGCCGGTAGGCGCCAAGTTCGGTTACAACCTGGCGCAGTCGTCACTGCGTCACTTGTGGCCTCCGGTGCCGCTGACTTCTGTCTGCATCGAGATGGTCAAGTCAGACAGCGTCGCAGCTGGCCTGGGCGTGACGGTACCGCTCGGTATCGATCAGCTTTGCGTGGTTGATAAGAACGGCATCTGGTGGATGAGCGATTGCTACGGCGATGTGCCGTGGCCTACCGATCTCGATACCAGCGTCGTGGATTCGTCATCCGCTCCGGTCGGCGAGTGCGCCCGCGACGTGCCGATGAGCATGAAACTGTACTTTGTCCGCCAGTCGTTTATCGGCGGCAGCACGGCAGTGCTGAGTCTGCGCGCTGCAGCTGACAGCGGGTTGACAGTACGCTGCGCGGATTCGATTGACGACGCAACCACCGGGCACCTGGAAATCGGCTTCGATCAAGCGTCGACGGTTGAAGATACCGATGCCGCCGGTTACCAGGTCGTCAAGACGGCTGAGAACAACACCCTGCAGCGCGGGCCGGTTGTGTCGGGCGTGCGCGCAGGTACATCCAACGTCACTGTCGCCGGTGCCGAGTCGGTCACAATCAGCGGTAACAGTTACGCTGTCGGTCCGCTGACGATCTCGGTGGAGACGGATCTCGACGACACCGAACTGTCTGTCGAAATCGTGCGGCTTGTTGGCGTGACAGACGAGCCTTATCAGAACGTGCTTGGGTTAAACTTCTCAACTGTGCGGGCCAACGCCAGTATCCGCGGCATGATTCGTGTACCCACGAAGGCCGCGCTGTCTGATGGTGCGATGTTGCGGCTGCGCCTGTGGCTGTTGGGACGCGCTGCCGGCACCGTGCCTGACGACCTGCTAACCGCTACATACCGCGTGCTTGCGCGGCCGGAAACGCCGACAGCACTACCAACAGACGACACTGAGCTGCCGCTCGACGTGAGCGCAACACTGGTAAGCGCTAATTCGTACTACGAAGTCACCTCCGATCCTATTGAAGTGGCGGCAGGCGATGTCGTGCTGTTCACGCTTACGCGCGTGGGTAGCGATGGTTACAGCGGCGACGTGCTGTTAATTCGCCGCACAGGCGTGATCAGCCTGGAGTAATTCGTGTCGAACCTCTACCAAAACCTCGAGTGGCTCGATCACAACGCGTCGCGGTCTTATCCGCTGACGCGCGACGCCAGCGCACGCGACACGACCGATGAATTTGAGTTGCCGCCGGATTTTCTCGTCTCGCTTTACTTAGCCGTGCCGCTGGCAGCCGACATTGAACCTAGTCGGTTCTTTTTGCGTACGATCGATATCTCTGGCGTCGGTATCAGCTTGATCGTTGGTTACGACGACCCAGACGACGGCGTGCTTGACGCCGCGGGTACGGCTATCGCGCGTGCGAGTTTCACGCGTAACCAAGTCTACGGCATTAACGGTATCGGGCAGTTCTACGATCTAGCCGGGCACCTAGTGATCGGCTCGCTGTCGGGACTCGATGCGCAGCCAGTCGGTCGGTTCACATTCGACGTCGAAGGCGGACGGCTCGAACCCGACTGCATCCGTCCCGTGCTGCGCGGCGTCGGCGGGCTGCGACTGCAGTCAGGTTCTGACATCAGCGCACCGATTTACGGTGACATCGTACTCGTGGAAGGGCCTAACGTTCGGCTAACGCAGTCGGGCAATCAGATTACAGTCTCTGCCGTGGCCGGCGAGAACTTGAACGAACCCTGTGACTGTGACGATGACGCAACCCTGGGACCCTCTATCCTCACTGTCAACGGTCTCGGGCCGGACACTTCGGGCAACTTCCCGCTGATCGGTAGTGAGTGCCTGGAGCTGGTACCGGTTGCCGGCGGGTTACAGCTAGTCGATAAGTGCTCAAAACCGTGCTGCGGCTGCAGTGAACTCGCGGTAATTACGCGCGAGCTTGAACGTTATCGCGTACAAGTCGCGGCGCTCGAACAGCTGAGTCAGCAGCTATCTCAACGCACCGAACAGATGGGTCAGAGCGTGTTGGCCAGTCGCCTCGGTGATCGGCCATGTTTCGATTGCGGAACCGAACTAACGGGTACGACAGTAGCCGCAACGACGGCTGAGTCAGGCGGGCCGCTGCCGATGATGGCACCGATGTGCGGCCGACTGGTGTTGCCGGAGATGTCCGACACCGACGATTCTATCTACGCAGCCGAAACCATCGACATGTACGGCGACGGCGCCGACTTTGTCGGTACTGGCGCCAGCTATGCGAGTGCGATCTACGACGTCGAGTTAGGCACACTTCAGGTGCTGGCGGCGAACGGCGATACCGCGACGTACGCGACTACGCCAGGTAGCGCTTTGCCGACGTCGCTGCTGTTAAGCGCCAGCACTGGTACGCGCAGCTGGCCGGGTTCCGTTACGATTACGGTCTGCGGATAACCCATGTTTACGCCACCCTATTACGCTGGGCAGTACTTTGCGGCGAAATACTTCGCCAGCGCGGCTGCCACCGGGCCGGTAACGTGCGAGCACGAGTCGCATCCGTACGGTCACATTCCAATCGGCGTGAATCAGCCGCTGGGTGGTTCGCTTTATCCGTTTATTGCGGACGCTGGGGACAGTGTCCACTCGATGATCGCCGATCTCGCGCTAACTTACGCGGATGATGGGCGAGCTTACGTGGAACCGTTACGGTTGGCGTGGCTGTATGGGTTTGGTTGTTACGACGTCGATGTGCCGGACGATTCGGAAGTGTCGCACGATCGGGATCTCTGCATTGTCGACGCCGACGATAACGTCGTTATCTCTACCGGCGGCGAGTCAGTCACCTACCGCGAACGTGCTTGGACTGAGCATCAGCTGATCTGCGAGTGGATCGGGCCCGATTGGGCGCTGCAGGTCGTACATGCAACGGCATGGGCGGACAGCATCACGCCGATCGTGCAGCCGAACTACCTGGAGCCCGTCGACGCCTACCTGGATCCTCGTTCGTACTGTCGTACGCCGCCGCGCATGCGCAGCATTCGCGTGCAGGGACAGCCCGCGCTGACTGGTCAAGTCGTACTGATCAGCGGCTACAACACCTCTATTACATCAACAACCAAAACGACGCGTCGACGCCGACAGACGTCGCTGAAACTTGATTTCACGCCGGGCAAAGGCGAAGGCCGCGTGCCAGCAGATTGTACGGATGTCGCACCTGCGATTCGGCGCATCGCCGGTGTAGCGCCGGACGCCCGGCGCGATCTGCGCATCACCGCGACCGGTTGCTACACCGCGGAACGCGACACGGTTAGCGTAATGGCCGAGGAAAGCGTTACTCAAGCGCGCAAGGTTCGCGTACAGCAGGGGCTGCGCCTGTTCGGTAACTGCGGGCCTAACTGTCGCTGCGAAGACTACGCAGCGGTGTATGAAGCGCTGCGACGCCTGGTCGAGCGCGCGAACACCGCTTGGCAGCAGTTGACTGCTACGCGCGAATTGTACGTCGAAAATCGCCAGCGATTTATCGAACAAAAGCAGTGCCGCGAAGACGCGCCGCGGCTGCAGGTAACGACGGCCTCTTACAGTCCTTGCCAAGTTGGTGTGACCGTTGCGTACTGTAACCAGTCCGACGACTGTGTGCATAACGTCGTTGTACACGTCAGCTTCGAGTACGACGACTCCGCCAGTGCAGATGCGGGCAGCGTAGAGGAGGGTGGTTGCGGAAACATCACAGCGACATCGCACCCGTCTACCGCAGACGTAGTTTCAGTTAACTGTAACTCCGTGTTCCGCGGTGGGTACATCAACCCCGCGATTCGCCGTCCGATTTCGCGCGAAGTTTACAAGATGCACGGTACCTACCCGCACTACTGGGGGATGCTGCCATACATCCCCGCGCGCGGACAGGGTTACATTTCATTCTCGCTGGACATCGACGACGCAGAATGCGAAGCCGGCGCTAAAATGCGCCTGGTTGCCGACGCTTATGAACTGCCGGTTGTCGAAGACGCGGGCGACGGTTCGCCCGTGCCGGGCTACGTGCCGGGCAGCGGACCGTCAGAAGAGTCGCTGCAGTATCGTCTGATTGACTGCCCGGTAAAGAAGATCGTCGTACTCAAGAGCGGCTGCGTTGACGGCATCGTACCCACCACTACCGGCACTACTGGCACGACAGGGACTACAGGGACCACCGGCACCACCGGTACGCTTGCTTGCGAAGCTTGTACCGTCGTTAATTGCTTGGAATTCTTATTCCCGGAAGTGAGCTTCGGCGGCGGCCCAGGCTGCGGTGCATTGCCGCAAACACGCGGACCGTTCATCGGGCGTCTAACTGCGGAAGAACTAGCGATCGACTGCGGCAGTTCCGCAGGAATTGCGGCCGCTGATCCGCACATGACGATGACGCTTTCGCACGAGCTGGATGGTACGTGGCGGTTCAGCATCGTAATTACCGATACGGATCTCAACCTTTGTCCGTCTACGGCCATCTACTCGTCGGCAACATGCGCGGGCTCGTATACGCTGATTGCGGAATCTGTCACCGGCACCGGTATTGCGCTCGAAGACTGGCCGTCGAATATCGCCGCCAGTGAGGTGAGCTGCGACGAGCCGCTATGTGCGTGCGATGAAACCGCGCTGCCAGATCCGTCGGGGTATGCGGTCGACGACACGATCGAAATCCCATGTGTGGCTGGCGGCGGTAGTACGACCGGTAGCGGTACGACCGGCGGCGGCACGACCGGCGGCAGCACGACATCAGACGCGAATGGTTCCACGACAGGGGCCTCTGCTGAGAGCTGTTTGTGTTGCGACGGTCCGGCTTATGTGACTGTACCAGACGAGTTTGACGACGAAGAAACCGGTTACGCAGCTTACGCTGGCGTCGGCACCGGGCTATACACACTGTACGACGCACCGGACGACAGGCTGTACTACAGCGGAGCCGTGGCCGGGCTGGCTGGTACATTGTCTTGCGCGACGCCAGGCACATGGGAAGCTGTTGTTACCATCGGCATGGCGCAATTTACCGAGGGCGCCGGTTGGCTGTACTACTACATCTACGCCACGTACGTTAAGTCGGGCGGTAACAGCTGCGTCGGGACCTACACGTTTGACAGCGCCGTGGCCGGCCCAGCTGGCGGTGTCAGCGACCCCTACACAGGCCCGACGGCCGCTACTATCTCGGTAACTTGCGTGGCGCCGTAGCGTAGAGGGGGGTTGCGATGCCATCACCGTGCATTTTCGGCAGCTGCTACGCTGTTTACGTTTCCGACATCGCTAACGCCACGCCGGGGTTTTGCTCAGGTGATCCGATTCCTGGTCGCTGGGTGTACCTAGCGGATTCCGGCAGCATCTGCGGCGGTACGTCCGAGCTCGATGCCGACAACACGTACCTTACGATGACGCTGACGTCATCTATGGGGTCGTGGACGCTACTGTTTACCGTGCGTAACGACGTTGACGGCTGCTCAAAAAGTACAACCTACGGCTACACTGGTGCGCTGCCATCGACGTACGGCGACTCGGTCACGTTCGCGCTAACCAGTCCGCCGGATCCAGACCTCACGATCCCTGCGACGGTTGAGCTGGTATCCACTGCAGAGGACTGCTCGTCGTCCCCTCCGACAGGCGGAACGGGCGGTTCGACAACAGCGGCGCCAACGACTACGTCCGCGCCGACGTCCGATTGCTGCGGCACTTGCACTTACAAGGTCGTACTCTCTGGTATGACTAAAGTCTGGCAGTTGGTCAGCTCAGCGTGCGGGCCTGGCGTATGCCCACCGACCAGCATGGGTACAACCGCCGCACCTACGACAAGCGCGGGCACGACTGGCCCAGGCTCCACGACAACAGCCGCGCCGACCACCAGCGCAGGAACTACTGGGCCTGGTTCTACTACAACAGCCGCGCCGACCACCAGCGCAGGTACGACGGGCGGTGGTTCTACGACGACAGCTGCGCCTACGACCAGTGCTGGTACTACCGGCGGCGGCTCTACCACGATTGCGCCGACAACTATGCCGCCCACTACGGGCGGCGGTTCGACCACGATCGCGCCTACGACCATGCCACCCACGACCGGTGGCGGCGGTTCTACTATGCCGCCTACCACGGGCGGTGGCGGTGGCTCGACCGGCGGTGGCGGCTCTACGGGTGACCATGGCTGCTACGCGGGGTCGGTAATTTACGTCTATAACGGCGCCGATGTTGTCGCAGCGACTTGGGACGGCGTGCAGTGGACCGGTGCCGGATCAGGCCACGCCGCGGTGGTGGTTTGCGATGGTAGCTCATTTTTAGTCTACTGGGATGCGCTGCCCGTCACGATCATTCCCAGCATGAACTCGTGCGACGGCGGCGGGATCTGCATTTACGACGCCCCGCTCTAGGCCACGACGGTGACGAAACCACGCGTAACTATCGGCATCCCGACGTACGAAGATTACACGGGTCTGTGGGCTACGCTCGTCGACCTGCGTAAGGCGATTGTCCGTAACAACCTCAACGAGCTTGTCGAACTTGTGGTCTGCGATAATCAGCCCGATTACGCGGGCGGTTGGATCGAACAACGCGTGCGTAGTAACTACTTCGGACGCTACCTACCGCTTAAAGAACCGACAAGCACGGGCGCCCCGCGCAATCTGATTATGAAAGAGGCGCTGGGCGAGATCACTATCGTCATGGATTCGCACGTCACGCAGTACGACTACGACCAACTGCCGCGTGTGGTGAATTACCTGCTCGATAACGCTGGCGATGAGCTGTTCTTCGGCGTCTGTTTGAGCGACTCGATTGTCGACAAACACGGAAAGATCAAGCCGGTCTGGACACACTGGAAACCTGAGTTCGGCCGTGACGGGCTGTTTGGCCGATCGCAGGTGTCGCAAGACATCATGAACAGCCCTCGCCCGGTGCAGATTCAACACAGCGGGGCCGGGTTGTTCGCAGCACGTACATCAACGTTTCTCGGCTTTCATCCAGAACAAGCGGGCTTCGGGGCCGAGGGTTGGTTGACACTGCGTTACCTAGAAATGCGGCGCAAGGTGATGGTTATCCCCTGGTGGCGCTGGAATCACTGTTTTCGCCCGCACGGCGACACTGCGCGCGGCGTACGTACGCCGTACGACGCACGCTGGACCTCGCGAGGCTTGAACTACTTGCGCTACGTGCGCGATCTGCAGCCGAACCCCTACATGACATATGCAGGAGTCAAAGCCGCGCACGTGCAACCTGGACGTATCTCTGCGACTACGTGGGATCTGTTACTTGGGCGTGTCGGCTGCACAGACGCCGGGCTGGCGGCTCGTGATCTACTTATCTCTACGCCGGCGGTGACAGAGCCTGCTTCGCTTATTGATCCGCTAAATCAACCGGGACCGGGGGTGGAACTGGAACGGCTGTTAATGCAAACGGCTGGCGGCGTTACTCCCACGGTGCGCAAATACCTGCGCCTGATGAACCTGTGGGGCTCTCAGCGCTGTGACGCAAATTTTGATACACTGGTGAGCTGGCTGCAGGTCGAGCCAGCTACGGTGCGCACAGCCATTGAGCGCGCACGGCACGCTGGCACTTAACCAATGGTACTCTACTCATGTCAGTCACGAACCAAGGCTGGTACGACAAAAACGCAGGCCGGCATTATCCGCTGGATGAGCTCGCGTCTTGTCGCGACGATGAGGGTACAACAGTCCCAACGCATCTGCTGATCGACGCGCGTTTGCATTTTCCGCGCAGCCTTGGCGAGTACGCATTTCTCGGCGGGCTGACGCTAACCGACAAGCTGGTATCGATCGTGATCCTGGCCGCAGACGCGCCTGACAGCGCCAGCACTTACGTGCCGCTGGCAGCGCTGACGTTGCCGCGCACGGCTGCCGCGGGCCGCATGTACGCCGTTACGCCTATGGCAGCAGGCGTGGCGGGGTGGGTGGTGTTTGGGCCGGCCTTGCGCGATGCACTGAACTATCGCGGACGGTTTACGTCGCCAGCGCAGTCGCGCTTGTTGCGGCGCGTGTGTCGCGACTATCGCGACATGCCCATCCCGTCTGTCGGTAAACTGGGCAATAACGCCTCGTTGACTGGGTTGGTGCGATTACGCGGCGGCGCAGACATCGAGGTTGTCGGCGCATGCCGCGAAATCACCGGTTTCTCATCGAGTTCGGATACGACGCGCTGCGACGATGCCGGAGCCGTGCGCTGCGTCGTAGTGCGACTGAAAAGCGACCCACGGGAATCGCGAAACTTACTGGCGAAATACGTAGGTCCATGCGGGCGGCGGCCGGAGTCAGGCACTTGTGCGGATCCGCAACCGGTGGAAACAATTTCCGGCGTTGGCCCAGATGCCGACGGTATTGTCACGATTGAGTTTCGTGGTGCTGCCGCGTTGGCCGAAATTGTGGAAGAAGTCGTGCTCGACGACACTGGCGAGGTTGTGAGCTCCGCAGAGGCGGTCGGCGTGCTGGTCGACAGCCCACTGGCGCTTACGGAAACCTGCGGCACTGCGGCTGCTCTACCGAGTCGTGATGGCCGGTTGCCGTCAGAACTCGAAGAGCTGTGCGTAGTCAGCTCGATCGTGCTGCCCGAAGAGTCTATCCCGGGTGACTGCGATCCGCCGCGATTGCGGATTGCGCCGCGCTTCGACGTCACAGAGTTCACGACTTACCGCAGTGCATTGACGCCGTCGCGTTCATACTTCGAGGGCAGCGCGACCCCGTACGACTGGACACTAGCGGGCACATGGGCGGTCAACGCGTGGGATGACGGCACGTTTAATCCGTTTGCACGTGAGCCGGCTATTAACGCCAGCACACTTGAATCGACTGATTATGACGAGGTCACCGCAGTGTATGCGGTGCCGACCATTCCACACTATCGCAAGTTCAGCACGGTGTGCTACGTCGTCGGTAACGCGCGTCTGATGTTCGGCATCGGTGACGCTGGCGACTACCATTACTGCGAGCTGTACTTCGACGGCGGTCCGTCGCACCAAGGCCTGCCCGATGGCTATGTGCCGGGTTGCGTGTACGGCTACCGCGATACAGACGGCATCGATCACGTGCTACGCCACACGCCGCTCACGGAAGCTCCGTTTGTATCGGGCTCGCTGGTGCGGCTGACGGCGTCAATTTGGCCTGATCCCGATGTCGACGACGATTCACAGCGCCGCTTCTTCTGTTTCACGACCGTAGAGCTGTTAAAAGACCCAACGACCGTGCTGGAGCAGCGCGCCGTGGGCCAGGCAGGTCTGATCGTCGGTAAAGGCGGGGAGACGCGCTGCCTATCGCCGGAGAGCCTCGCGGCCGGAGTTGCCACGGCGTATCCCAATACCGTATTTTATGAGTTCGCTATCGACGCCATCGAATATCCTGGTGTTTAGAAGGAATCAATGTGCCGCGAAAACTCAGCTCCCGCGCCGTTGCGTTATCCACGTTGACCGGAGACTTACCGCCCGCTGCCGGCGTCCGTGTCGTGGATGAAGCTTTCTTGCAGAAAGCGGCGCAAAAACCGACCACAGAGATCGTCGACATTAACGCGCCGATCCCGGTCGATACGTTGTCTTTTACGCCGACGGAAGCGCATTCAGCGTTCGACGCGATGCCTGTCCCGCCGCCCGCACTGTCGGACGAAGAGATCATCAACCGACCGCTGCGCCCGAAGCCGCCGCGCCCCGTGCTGCGCGCAGTCGAACTGCCCGAGCTGGATAAGCAGTGGGACGACTTCATGGAGTGGTTGCCGCGCCAGGTGCGTGACAAGATCTACGGCAGCCGCTACACGTGCTTGTCAGCAATGCTGGCGGTGCCGAAACGTGAGCTGCGGCAGCAGTTCGCTGCTAACGAGCTACTGTTCATTGAGGATGCTTTCGTGCAGTTCGGCCATCCGTTACGCGATGCCGCGCCTGCCGCGGCTGCACGCAGTGAGCGCTTTCGTAAGATGCGCCGAGGATAAGCATGGGCACCAGCGTTACAGACGTACGACGACCAGAGTGGCGCGACGAGCACGCGTTGTCACGCTATCCGTTCGTCGACAACGCGACGCTGACTGCCGACACCGGTGACTTTATCCCCGAGACTGCGTTCCTGGACGCGTCGTTGCACGTCATTGGCGCGGCAGATCGGTTGCGCCTAACGTCGATCACACGGAGTGTCGACACGGCTGAGCTGGTCATCGGCGACGCGGCTGTGGTTCGGCGCGCAAGCTGTACTGTTGACTTGGCAGACCTGCCAGACGTGTTGATGTTCTACGACGACTACGGCCGTGCCGCCGGAACGCTGGTCACAGAGAGCGAGCGGTTGTCGTTTCTGCGCACATGGTCGGACGGTACGCGCAGCTTCTCGCCGGCCGCGACGGAGTTCTGCGTGACCTGCTGCGTGACCGTGCCGGATGTCGGGTTTCGCGGCTTCGTACTTGATGACGGCAGCGTGTTCACCGGGCGGATTCTAATGGTCGGCGAGCGCGGCATTGTACTGACGGGCGGCGAATCGACCTATCCGGCGGTTGACGAAGTGACGGGCGCGGTGGTTGCGAAGGCCTGCGCGACAATCACCGTCAACGTCGTCGGCGATGCGCTCTTCCGCCGTGCTGCGTGCGCGGGCGACGAATTCACAACGCCTAAGTTCGTGCGTCAAATCCTGTTCAAGCAAGGTTGCCGTGAGATCCTGGCAACACCGGACGCCCGCGGCGACATCCGCATCGCCGCCTCGCGGCAGTTCAGCGACGACCCTTCTCTGCGACTCGAGCGTGCCGACGGTACCGTTACGCTAGCGCTGACAACAGCTAGCGGCTGCGAGGGTTGATTATGGCGACGACACCTGCGTTCCCGCCTAACGACTGCGACATGCCGGAGATCGAGGCGATCGAGTGGCCGTACCTCGACGAGCTCGACGACTGTATTGTCGCTGCCGCGCCGGATCCCATTCACGACTGCCCGGAGGTGCCGTTCCCGGCGCCGGTTCCGCAGTTCTTACGAGGTACGTCACCGTAACATGGCTACAACCGATTGGTTTGTTGACAACGGTGCGCGAGCGTATCCGTTCTTGAGTTCAGCGCTAGACGCGCCGGCAGTGCATAGCCTTGCCGCGCGTATGCCGCTGGATACCGTGCTGGATGCACAGGTAATTTTTGGCGTCGATTTTGCCTACGATGCCGCGACTTACACAGTGTGGCTCTACAGCGTTGAACGCGTTGGCGCTGACGAACTGACATTCACGTGGCGCGTGACCGCCCCGGCAGAGGACATTCTGGGCGGCTACGCGTACGAAGTCGTAAACACAATCACGGTTGACGGCACGATCCAGGAGAGCCGTTCTGATATCAACCCCATCACGGACGAATCGCCGTGCGGTACAACGACAACGTGGGAAATGCAGCTGATCTTCGGCCCGATGACGCCTGAAAGCCTCAACAGCTGGATCGAGCCCGACGAAACCATCATTAGCGACCCGGATGAGCTAGCGATTGAACCTGGATGTATCCAGAGTCTCTATGCGCACTATTCACGCGCGGTGGCGTTGTCAAACGCCGGACGCACACGCGCGACAGCTGACAACGGTGACGACCTGACGTGGCTCGTACCGGAACAACCCTACTACACAGCCGCTGATTGCCTGGACGGGGCAATTCGGTTTGTAGACGGACATAACGCGGCTGTCGACATTAACGCAACGTCTAACAGCATTACGCTGAATGCGCGCGTTGGCGCTGGCGCGGGTGAAGCTTGCGAAGAGATTGCGCGCTACGACGGCGATATCCCGCCGGCTGAGCGCGATACACTGGACGGCGGGCTGCGCTGTAACGAAGTGCTGCGTAGCTTTAACGGGTTACCCGGGCGTTCCGTCGTGATTCAGGCCGGCGACGGCGTGCGCGTCGACGCGCGCCCCGACGAGCACAAATTGGTCATTACTGTCGGTGTCTCATCATCGGCAGGTTGCCACGTTATCAGCGACGATGAAGTTGCCGACAGCATTGCGTGCGCGGAAGCGGCGGCCATTGAAGAAGCCTGCGCTGTATCGAATTTGTTAATTCCTGGCAACGTCGGAGCCTGGTACTGCCAGCAGGGTCGATGGGTTTTCCTGGGCAGCAACTGTGTTGAAGGCCAGCGCCCGATTAACCCGGCGGCGTTCGGCGTGATCTGCGGATCTGAAGAATTTCCAGAAGGGGCCTGCCACGCGGCAGACTGTGACTAATGGCGCGCACACCTAAAAAATTCATCCTGCAGTACCAGGGTGCACCTGGCGACACTCTCGTGCTGACCGCGCTCGTGCGGGACATTAAACTGCGTTATGGCGACGACGTGCTTGTTGACGTGCGTTCTTACTTCACCGACTCGATCTGGCTGCACAATCCTTATCTCACGTCGCTGGCTGATAGCGACCGCGACGCACAAAAAGTGCAGTTATCAGAGCGGGCCTATATCACACAGTCTCGCAATGGAGTGCGCCAGCACTACCTCACGGCGTATTTTCGCGACTTTACGGCGAAGACGGGCCTGCCGGTGACGTTGACTAAACCGCATGGCGACATCCACCTGACCGAGCAAGAGCGCACGCGCCCGATCATCGCCGGCGACTACCTGGTGATCGTGCCTGGCGGCAAACTCGACATCACCGTCAAGTTCTGGCCGACTGAGTACTACCAGGAAGTTGTGCGGCTCGGCATGGAGCGCGGCTGGCAGTTCGTGCAGGAGGGCGCGGCTAAACCGCGTCACGTGCATCCGCCGCTCGCCGACGCGCTTTCGATGGTCGGCAAAACGAACATCCGCGACCTATTCGTCAACATTTACCACTCGCACGGCGTGGTCTGCGGAATCTCGCTGCCGATGCACATCGCAGGCGCGCTACACAAGCCCTGCGTGGTGCTAGCTGGTGGACGCGAGGATCCGCACTGGGAGCAGTACGCCAACCTGTTTCCTGAGCAATTTGGCGGCGCCTGTGAGCCCGTGCGTGTTCCACACACGTACCTCAATACGATGGGCCAGCTCAGTTGCTGCGAGCGCAGCGGTTGCTGGCGGCAGCGCATCGTGAAACTGTATGACGGCGTGGAGAAGAATGAGAAATCACTGTGCGACTACCCGGAAAGTGTCGGCGCGCAGCCGGTAGCGCGCTGCATGAAAATGCTTAAACCGCAGATGGTCGTGGACGCGTTGGCGACCTATGCGCTGCCTAGCGTATGGACGCCGCCTAGTGTTGTGCGTATGCCCGCGCAGATCGCCGTTGGTAAGGAGACACCACAAGCTGTGCAGCAGAAACGAACAGAAGCCGTTGGACCTGAAGTAGCTCCTGTCGCCGAGATGACCTGCTGCATTCTGATGCACGGGCGACAGCGTCACGAGTTTGAGATGCATAGGCGGTGTCTCGACTCTATTCGCGCCAGCACGCCAGTAGGGGCGCTGGAATTCCGCATCGGATGCAACCAGGTCGGCGCTGACACGCTGGGGTACTTGCAGGAACTCTGCGAGGCGCTGCCGTCGACGCGGCTTTACGTCGATGAGCACAGCCGGCGTAAGTATCCGGCGATGCGCGAGATGTTTCACGACCCAAGTGCGCCGATCACCACGCCCTGGGTGCTGTGGTTCGACGACGATACCTACGTGATCGATACGAGCTGGTATCAGCGCTTACGCCAGTTACAGCGCGACTGCGCAGATGACGTGGGCTGTTTCGGCATTCCCTTATTCAGCCGCATTCAGCGTTCATATCAGCTGCAGTGGTTTCGTGACGCCCCGTGGTACCGGCAACGGCAGTTCCGCACAGCGCACGGCAGCTGCGCGCCCAACGGAAACTGTGTACACTTTCCGGTAGGTTGGTTCTGGTGTGCACGCACGTCGGCCTTGCTGGCCTGCGACATCCCGTGCAAACGCCTGAACCATAACGGCGGCGACGTGACGATCGGCGAACAGCTCCACCAGGGCGGGTATCGCACCGTTGCGTTCAACGTCGGTAAGTGCCACATTTTTACGCCGCCAAAAAGCCGCCGCGGATACGTTGAATCTCCGCCGTGGCTGTTACCGGAGCCAGGGCAATGAGTGATCGCGGAGTGACTCTGACGCGCAGCGAGCCGACGCGGATCGAAGGCGAGAACGCCCCGACCTGGCGCGTGGTGATTGTCGCCGAAGATCCGGTGTTGATGCCGTCGGAAATCTTCCTGTTTCAGCGCGTCTACACGGATTCGGCACACACAGCAACGCGCGACGAACTGATCACGGTGGTCCAGGCAGTCGATATCGTTGAGTACCCCACGGATGATCCGGCGACTGGTCAGGATCCGCCGTTCTTTCGCCTGTCGCAGATCGACGTGCTTGTGCCGTCCCTCGACGCGGCCGATCAAATGTGGACAATCATCAAAGCCAGTGTCGGTCGGTTGGTGACGCAGCTAAACCGACTCGACAGTATCGCGGTGACCGACAGCGTGCGCATCGGCGCTGACCTGGCTGACAGCGAGTCTGTGTAAGGAGTAGGTCATGGCTCTCAAGGCATCGGTAGAACTCAGCCAGACGCGGTTGCTGTCGATGATGCGCTCTTCCATCTTCACCGGTGAGTTTCCGTTTTTCGCTGACGTCTACAGCGCCGCGACAACCTCAGCGCAGAAGGCGATCCCTGCGAACTGCAGCGAGTGTCAGCGTAAGCGGTTGCTGCGCGAAGCCATGGCGCGTAAGTCGTACGACTACGACGAGCTGCATCGCAAAATTATGGCGCTGCCGACCGAGCGTAAGTTGCGCCTGAAGACGCTGCTGCAGACGCGCGAGGTCCGTATCCCGAATTACCTGCAAAACGGTAAGCGGATCACGATGAAGTTCTAGGCAGCTAAATTCGCGCGGGTTCACGGGCATAACATGTGTACCGCTGTCGTAACTGTCAAACGACAGCAGCTCACACTTGTGAAAGGCTTCACAATGTTTATCGCATCTGCCGTAGAACCCATGCTCTTGCGTCAGTTCAGCCGCCTCTCGGGGCGTGCCGACCTGGCACTCGTCGACGACGAAGATCGAGTCTGCGATGATGACGACCGTCGGCAAGACCGAGAGCTGGCCAAGCTCTACCGCCGACAAGCTGCGCTGGACGCGCAGCACGACATGCTCGATGATGGCCTCGCGGGCGTGGCAATCGACGAGCTCGAACTCGAAGAGTTGCTCAACGAGTTCGACCCGGAGCGTCTGCTGGCGGAAGAGATCGGCGACGAGCTGATCACCAGCCCGCCAATCACAAACCCGTTCCTGAAGGAACTGTACAGTTCGCTTCAGAGCGGCGCTGATGCTGTCGATGACAGCGATAGCGTCGGCGCCGCGTGTACATGCGACGCATGCCCGGCTTGCCTCACCGCGGAGGCGCAAGCTGAGTACGCCGCAGGCAAGTAGCGCAACGCCGGCACCTAGGGGCAGTGTCTAAGGCTCCGCTCGCGGGCGGGCTTCGCCGAATACACCGAATACGGCGAAGGTGTTTCTAAGTGCCGGCTTGCGTCGTGTTTCTGGCTATCGTCCTGTTGGACGAAGCTGTTGACGTGGCTCATGTTTGTTGAAATAGTTCCGCTTAACCGCGGCGCTAATTCTTCAAGCATGAGCGCGTTACAGCTTCGTTCAGCAGGACGGTTAGCCGTCGGCTTTCTCTTACCAGGGGCCTTCGCTTTAGCTATCGGCCGTTGCGGCTGTTCGTACGGGCAGCTACACTGTGGTTAAGCGCAATTTGCGCAAGTCTATTAGGAGTCTGAAAGATGTTCGCAGCGGACGCATACACCGCACAACCGTCTGCCGCCGCCGTTGATTTCAACGTCGTGCAGCAGGAGCGCACAAAAGAAGGCGGCACGCGCGCCGCCACATACGTCGGAGATCAGGAAGGAGTGGTGACGCTTGAAGCGTCTCCCGCTCTGATGCGTCGCGGAATGCAATTCGCGATCGAAAAACTTGGCAGCCAGGCAGCGACCGACTTTGCACGGCAAGTCGCCCAGAAAATGGGCCTGGCCAATCCGCAGCCTGCGCTGAACGACGCGCCGTACGCCGTCGATAGTGAAGGTAACGTGCTGGTCGGCGCCGGGCGTATCCACGCCTATCGCGTGGAAATTCGTCTGAACGCGACCGGCCTGCGCTTCTAGGCCGCCAACTCGTTACGGATGCGCTACGATGTCGGCAGCTGCCAACTCTGTACTGTTGTCGGACAACGACACGCCGGTTAATGTCCGCCGCAAGCTGACAGAGCCGGAGTTGTTACGGCTGTTTCACGGCGACGACGTATTTGGCACAACGCTGTTGACGTTCTGTGTTGATCGGTTCGGGCTCGAATGCCTGGACTGGACCCCGTCTACCTTGCAGCATGAGCTTGCCGAAGATTACCGAATCCGTCTGGACAAGTTCAACTTCGGCAAGCTCATGGCTGCGATGAGCATCGTGCAGACTGACGACTTCTTTCAGCGGCAGCCGATGTTCTGCACGCTTACTGAGGCGCTCTGCGGCAACGGTCTACGGTTCGATATCGTAGCACTGCCGGACACGCGAGAATGCGCCTGGGCGATTACGGAAGCGATGCTGCTGCTGCCGGATGAGGAGTACGGCACGGAACAACTGTTCGTGCCTGAGATCTCCGCTTTCATTGGCAAGCTGTTGCGCGAGGAAGGTCTTTACAGCCCGCCTAACGTGCTACGCGTGGCCGCTGGCAGCTATTTCCAGCCAGACTACGATTCGCTAGCGCTGGGTAATCCGACCGAAGCCACAGGCGTTCTCGGCGCCAAACAAGATGACGCCGATGACATGGCCGACGACACGCAGCTCCTGCTGCGGCAGCTTATGGCACAGCTACAGCAGCTGCCGCTCGAGAACGGCGACGCGATGACTTTGATTTAACGTCAAAGGAAACTACGCCGGGACAAGCGCGATCCAGTCGTCGTGTGTCAGCCGCGGAGCCGCCGTTGCCGCAGTCTTGTCGACGAGTTCCTGCACGCCGTGCCGCTGCAGCAACGAGTGCAGTGTCATCGCATCTGGGCGAGGCAAGACAGCGGCAACTTCTGCGAGTTTTTCGCGGTCAACGAACAGCCCATCGCTGGAGCACTGCGCGGCGATGTCCTCTCCGAACACATCCGTCACGCTCGACAACGGCAGTTCTGCCAGCGCGTCCTTCGTGTAGACATGCCCTGACGTAAGCTGCACGACGTCGCGCAGCGTCTCTGCCGCTTTGTGCAGCCCGACGGCGTAACACGCTTCTTCCGGCAGCGTCAGATCTCGTCCGTAACGTGCGGTGAACTTGTAGTTGCGATCAAGCACGTCGAGGTTGTCGAGCATGCCGTCCAACACGTCCGGCGACAGCGGTTGACCGTCGACAGCGGAGTGCAGCAGTCCCGCGACTTTCAGCAACTCGCGCGCCAGCGTAGGGTTACCGATCATGTTGCTGCGCTGCACAATGGCAGCGCCAAACTGTCGGCAATCCGGGACGCCGTAACCGGCGACCTTGTCGAGGAATTCCCGGGTAGCGCTATCAATTGCCGCTCCGGTGTCGTCGCAACGATCCACGATGCGCTGCGCGATTTTCTGGCGATCGCGTCGAGGAAACTCAGCTGCGTACTTGTGCAGCCACGCAGCAGCCGCGGCCACTTCAGCGGCGTTGCGCAGCGGGTACTGACGCTCAACCTGGTTGCCAAGCTGACGCACCAGCGCGAACTCGGAATCGGCCAGTTTTTCCAGTGAAGTTTGCCGCATCGCCGTAGCCGCGTTGCGGACGCGCTCAACGTCTGGCAGAATACCCCATGCGGATGCGGCTTTCGTGATTGCCGCTTCCACCCGGGCCGCGTACTTCGCAGAGAACCGTGCACGCTGCTCTTCGAAGTCCACAGCGGCTAACCAGCACGCCGCCTTAGTGTGTACAGCGAAGGATCGCGTGTGAGCATCACCAAAGACCGTAGCCGGCAATTGACGTGTCTGCGACGGAAAAGCATCATCGACGTCGGCGGTTTTCACGTAGTCCGGCAAGTCGTAGAGCTGCGCGACACGACTTACAGCTTGTTCGTTGAGCTGATCGCCGTTACGAAAAATGGATTGCATTGATGACTCCTGGCGCAATTCACGCCTCGATCGACTGGCAAGCCTGGCTACGGCTGTTTCAGCTGCCGTCACCAACCGCTGCGTTACCGGCGCGGACAACGTGTCCGTTTTGCCACAACGGTACTATGGTAATCTACGCTGACGTTATTGGCTACGGCCAATGGGCGGCGTGCCGCAATTGCCACGTGGCTGGAAACCTGCTCTACCTGTCGGGCAAGCTCTGGCGCACTAACATCGAAGAGACCGTGCAGCGCTTGCGGCAGCACGGGATCCCTGTTGTCAGCACCCGTTCGACCCTGCCCCTCTACCGTGCAAAATACCATCGACCGGCGCGCACGGCGAGTCGATTCTGGCGCGACGCGCAGCAAAATTTAGCGAAACCTGAAGTCGATTTTCGCGCAAAGCTGTCGCAACTCTGCCGCGCGCTGCCGACAAGCCATAACGAACTGCGCGAACGATTGCGCGATATCTGCGGCGTTGCGCCGTACGAAACCGTGGAACAGATCTATGGCGGCACCGCGTCTCACAACAAACTCTTCCGCGGCGCAAATTGGGCTGACGTGCTCGTGGTGCCGCGCTGGCGATTACCAGGCCAGCACAGCGGGTTTACGTTCCTCGGCCGCGGCTGGCAGATGACACGAGATCGCATCGACTGTATGTTCGATGCCGATTACGGTCTGGCTACACCGCCAAAGCTGCTACAGGACCCGCCGAATCGCGGGCGCCGCCGAGTATTGGCAACCTCGCGCCTCGGGCTCTATCTGAAACTGCAGTTACGCAGCGCGGTTGCTGAGCGCCGTACTGTCCCGCTAGTGCATTGGTCCGCCAAGCAGACGCGACTGTCCACAGCCTGGCAGGCCCTGCGTGGCGCAGACATCGTCCTCTGGGAGCCGAACCTGTCGGACGCCGGCATTGCTACGGCGTACCAATTAAACAGTCCAATCGCAACAGTCTCGACCGACGCGATACTTAAGTCGCTACAGCGCCCGGGCGGTGAGACGCCCGAGGAGCTCATCGACGGGGTTATCGAGCGTGCGCAGCCATGGCACGAAGCTGCCTCAAAGCTGATGCGCTCACTGAACGACGAGAAACTGCTGGCGCTGCTGAGTGCTATCGGTGACCGCAATGTGGAGGTTTCGCAACTGCTGGCGGCGTGCAGCCTCGATGTACAGAAACGTGCGGCTAAGCTGCTAGGCGACGCCTACGATCAGCGCAGCGTACAGCTTGGTCGATTCGTAGTCGTTGAACGTGAAGGCGCCTGGTACGCCAGTCCGCTCGGGAGTACGACGTACGGTGCAGGTACGCTACTCGTTAATGCGATCCTGCGTATTGATCGTGTCGTGCACCGCCCACGGCTGAATGTCACGCTGTACCAGGGACGCGTGATCTACAAGGGACAGGAGATCCCGTTCTGCGACGAGCGCGATACGATCGAACGCAATACACAAGAGTGGCTGCAGCAAGTGCTGCTGCGGCATAACAGTGGCGTACTGTACGCCAACCCGTCCTGGCGTCGCTACATCACGCAGATCGCCATGCAGCTGCACGCACCTGCCTTGGTGCGCGGCGCAGATCACATCGGCTGGGATCACACCCGCGGCAGCCTAGTATTGCCGCAATTCGAGATCGGCAGTAATGGTGTGGCACGCCAACATGAAGGCGGTTTTCAAGCCGACGCCCCCGGGTACCTACTGCCTGCGCCTGATGTCGTGACGTCGCAGGATATCGAGGATCTGGGCGACGAGCACACTCGTCGCGCGCTGATTGCGCTCGTCGGTTGTGTTGCCGCTGGTGTCCTTGCGCCCCTTGCGCGTGTTACACCGCCAAACCTGTTGCTACATGGCGCCGGTGCAGATGAACTGCTGGTGCGCCTAGCGCAGGGCTGCGGTTTGACGTCAGTCCGGCCCGCGCGCATCACCGACTGCACCAAACACATCGATACACAGCGTGTGCATGCCTGGCCGACAGCGATTGATACGACGTTTTGTCGCACAAAGGCTTTCATTCGGTGGCTGACTGAGCGTAGCGGTTTTGACGGCGTAATCACGACAGTCGCGGACGATACGCAGGATGCGCTGCATCTAACTGAGCAGTGGTACGTCGTGGATGTCGCTAAGGCCCAACGACCGCCGACCGCCGCGACTGCCAGCATGGCGAAACTGTTGACAGCCTACATCGCGCATATGCTGCAGTCACAACTACTGCCAGGCGGCGACGTCGACTGGGTAGAGACTGTACTGGACGATCTGCAGCTGTTTGTTGAGCGCGTCAGCCCTAGCACACCGATTGGTGCGCTAACCGGCAGTGGTGGGTTGCTGCGCACACGCGACGCCGTACAGATCGCGCGCGGTTTTGCGCAGTCGTTGGTGAAGCTGCGTGCGCGCGGCATTGCCAGTGTGGACGGGGACGTGCGCGGCGGGGTAAAGCTGATCGCTACGCCGACTACACTAGAAATCCCCAAGACTGCGTATCTGGCTGCGGTGCACAGCTTGTGGGAAGTCCCCCTGTCCGCGTTCTCGATCAGCGCAGCGCTAACGTCAGCGCAAGCTATGGTAGAAGATCGCGAAGCCAGCTGGGTTATCGATCTGCCGTGGTTTGAAGCTGCCACCCGACGTACACGGCGGCGACCAGTCGCGTCGTAAAAAAAGCCTGCACACAGTGAGAGGTGCAGGCTTCTTTGTACACAGTCGGCACAGTGACTGCGGACGGGGTAGGGTTGGCGAGACCCAGAACGGCGACGACGTGAGCACCTGAATAAGGTGTCCGGCGTTGCGCATATCATAAACGGTCCGCACAGTACCGACAAGCAACGTGCCCAGTAAAACTAGAAAATTTCAGCACGCGTGTCGAACGGGCTCGACATGATGCTGGACAATGATGGCACGTTAGCGATCTCGAACTCCGCGTCTTCTGACGTCGTTTCCAGCAATGATGGCCAGACGCCGCGATCATGAAACAACGTACACGCCGCGTAGTTCACGGCATGCGCAAAGTCGTCAGGCCCCAGCTTCTTATTGTGCAGCACGTTGTAGATATTGCGTCCCGCGCGGCTATCCAGAAAGTCCTGGACCAGCGTGGTAAAGTCGCGCAGCAAGCCGCGGTCCCCTTGGTGCTTGTAGTCGTACTGGAACGTCAGCACGCGCTGCTGACGAATCAAGCGCGCCAGGAATGTCAGGCTGCGCGATTTCACGAGCCGGAAATGCCAGCGCTGGTGCGTATCTTCGTTAGCGGGGACCTCGATCATCATTGCGCCGTTTGCGTGTGCGATGTAGCTCACAGGATGAATGAGCTCTGCAGGGAACCCTGCGTTGTGCATCATCGTTTCCTGTAGGTCACCGATGCCGTTGAAGTCGTGTGCGATAAAGTGGCACTTGAACAGCGAGAACAGGCGCAGGATTGTGCGCACTTCCAAGTTGTGATCATGAATGTTCGGACAGCGCCAGCCGTAAATAACTTCCAGCACGCCGTCTGGGCGCATACCGACGACAGCCACGGTGGTATAGCTGATCATGTCCTCACCGCCGCCACCCCAGTCCACTCCAAGCACACGGCGAATGTAGCGTGATGGGTCGAGCGTCAACGCAGTCGCCAACTTGTTTTCATGCAGGATGGCGATTCGACGAAGATCCTCAATCGTCACCAGCTTCGAGCCGGTGTCGTAGCTCTCACCCAGAACTTCGTTAAAGAACGCGTAAGCCGGCGTGTTCATTTCGCCGCGACGCTTCGCCTGTAGCAACCGCCAGCGTGTATCGTTTTCGTAGTGCTGCGGAACCACGATCTGCGGAATATGCAGGCCGTCGTTCAGTCCACGTTGCTCGGGGTTGGTGTGGATCCAACGTCCGTCAGCGCGTGGGTTGATAGGTCGGCCGCACTTAGCGCACACAATTCCTGGTTCGCGCGGAGTAATCGGACGCGTGACAATCCTGGGGCCCATCATGGCCTCGAGGTCTAGGTCAGCCCGCGGATAGTTTTCCTTGTTGCACGCGCGGCAACGCACCATGTATTCAGCGGCCGATGTATCTTCCCATTCGACCTGCATGGTGTTGTCGTAGGTCTTGGGAGTACCAGTCTTGATTTCGATGTTCGGGTACGGAGAGCCCGACATCGTTTCGCGCATGATGGGGATGAACGAAATGTCGATATCCTGCAACTCGTCGATCGCCAGACAAGTTGCCGGCACACCGCGGGTACGATCCGCACTCGTCGAAGCGAAGGAGAAGAAAATCGTAGAATCGTTGTGACGGAAGTTACGCTGCAGGACGTTACCTGCGTTCGTAGGATCCTGCCACAGTGAAGCCAACGGCGACGTGGTGATCATCGGCCGTACGTAATTGGAGCTGAACTTACGCACCAATTCGAACAGCGGCATGACAACAAGCACGCGAAAGTTTGCAAACGTCGCGCACATGGCAATCAGACGCGCGGCTTGCGTCTGACTGTTGTGAACGTCGATACCGTCGAGCACGAAATTGTGTTCATCGTCCACTTCAAAGTCGACAGTCTCGTGTTTGCCGATGTCGACGATGCTGACAATCTCGTCCCAGATGACGTCTTCAGAACACGCGGTCTCTAGCGACTCAATAAACTGGGTCGGTGCTTCGTGTTTACGGAAGTGCCCGCAGTATGCACGCACCTTCGCGCGCTGTGGCGGGTACTTGAGCGTCTGGCGCAGACCGCTTGTAGCAAATGACGTGCGGTGCTTACCGCGCAACCCAACGGCCAGCTGGTCAATCAACGCTTGAGTTTCTGCCTGCGGGAGCGTGTCGCGATTATTGTTTTCGACGACGTCGCGCAAAGAAAACGCCGGGCGACCGGGCACGTCAAAGTTCTCGAAGAACGCCATCAGACCGCTGCGCGTCTCTACGCGGACAGTCCAGGTGTCGCGGCAGCGTTTGTATGTTCCGTCTGCGGTGCGATAACCAGCGGCCTTTGGCGTGATACTCGCAGGGATGCCGAACTTCGCCAGCAGACTGCGGACCTGTCGGGCTAGCGTGCGGCTGGTGGAGTAATACTCTACCGTACGCGGCGCCTTGAGCGAGCCGTCGGTGGCGAACAGCCATGAGATGAACTGCCGCGTCTGCACGCGAGACAACCGGAAGACCCAGGCTGGGATTGTCTTTTCATAGGAGTACTTACCCCACAGACCATCCTCATTTAACCACTGTCGTAGCGGATAACACGCATCGCGCGAGAAGATAATTTCCCGCGTTGCACCGCCGCGCGGCCGAACCATACAGACCGGCGCCAACGTAGGCCATTGCTGAGCTGCCGTGATAACGGCATCCGTCTCACTGGTTAGCGTACACGTTCGCGCTGTACCGCAGTTGCCATCTCCAAGCAGTAATGCAGTCAGCACGACGCGCGCTTCCGGCACGCGCTGCGCGCCGAAAATACCCGAACGCCGGGCGGCACAGATGCGATCGCCGACCTGTAGCTGCTCTAGTCGCTTGTAGCCAGAGAGCGTCCGGATGCGGTGCTGTTTCGTGATCTCCAGCTCGGCGCCCAAGCGCGTGGTGACGCGGTAGCAGCGTTTCACGCCGCTATTGAAGATGTTGACCACGCGGCCCTTAACCGGCCGAAAGTGCGCGTCGTAACTGAGTAGCGCGTCGCCCGCCTGCACATCGGCAGTGCCGATGAGCCGACCGTCCGCCATCCAGACTGTTGGTTCGCTGGAGACGCGGACACATTTCCCGACCTGGCGGCCGCTCTTAACGGTGATGCTCAACGGCATCCGCGTTTCGAACAACGGCTCAAACACAAAATGCCGGTCAAGTGTATAGGGCTGCCCGTTAAGCCGAAAGATACCGGGCAAGAAGCTCACAAGGCTACCGGGCGCTGTCCGCTGTGTACCAGAAAGCGCGTGGCGCAGCTGATCAATGGCTGTCTGTGCCTGTGTTTCTAACGACAGTTCAGCGCTCAAGTGTTCCGTGATGATACGCGCCGCAATATCGGCAGGCTGGCGTCGCGCCTGCGCTGCAGCAATCGCGTCTTCTCGGCGACGCCCAGGATCGGTAAGCTGGTGGAGTCGGCGCTGTTCGGCGCGCGACGGCTTTCGCATGTACAACATGTTGACGGTTTCCAGCGCGATCGCGGTGTCTACGAGGTTACGTAATGTCTAGCTGCTGTGCGCGACCGGACGTGGCGACTAACACGGATTTCGTTAGTTGTCACGGAGCGCGCCCGTTTCTCGAACGGCACAGTATCATACAGACGCATCGACGCGTCTGGCCAGTGATCCAACCGAACGTGTTGCGAGTGCATTCAATTCCGTCACAGCGGCCTTACCCTCAGATCAACAATCAACTGCCGCCAGAACCAGACCAACTCACAGGAGTGACGCGGGCCTGGCCGTATGGCGGCGCCGTCGGATAAGCGGCGCGACGTTAGTCGCGGGTAGCCACAGGCAGCCGACGGCTGCGAGGTACTTATGCCGTACGATGAAACACACAAAGACTACGATCACGACGCTGATTTTCTATGCAGCCTGCCTCGGCTGCGCGACAGCCGCAATCGTATCTACATACCGACTCAGCGCACTAGCGGGCACGTGCTGCGCAATCGCGTTGTTACGTGCCTGGCAGCGATCTACGCGCTGACGCGAACGCTGAATCGCTGCGCACTGGAACTGTTCGGCCCGATGCTGGCAATTCTTACTTGCATCTCCTGGTCAGCAGGTCTCGTGCTGCTCGCGCTGGTCGTACTCGACTTCATGACACATGATTAGGTGAACTGTGCACTGGGATTTGACGGATCTGGCAATTTGCGCGCTGGCGGTGAATCAGACAGTGGAAGTCTGGCACCACAGCGAGCTGTTCGAACGTAAACGCGAAAGCATCACGCAATGGCTGGATGCTCACTCGACTGTGGAGACGGCAGCACCATTCCGCTTAAGTGCGGAGCTGCAGTGGTGGTGGCACAAAGTGCGGATGTGTCCGTGGTGCTTCAGCGTGCCGCTGGGATTGGCGGCAGTTAGCTACATCGAACTGGTAAACCACGCCGGTCAATTCACGCCTTGGCTGCTGTTGCCCGTCTACGGACTGGCGATCAGCCGAGTTGCCAACCTGATTAACGATACGCTGCACGCGTACCTGCGGACGCCGCGGACGTACGGGTCAGTAATTACGGACGACACGCCGCACGACGAACCGGCGTAAGCACGACAAACAAACAGGCGTGGAGTGGCTAGGCTGCTCCACGCCTGTTTTGCTTTACTAGGACACCAGGTGACTGAAAAGAAAGACTACCGTAACAACGCGCTGCAGCGCGTGCTCGACAAACTGAAAATTGTGCGCTGGGATTTCGTGCTGATTGGCGACGGCAGCGGCACCACCCGCGAACGCGCATGTGGCTGGGCCAGCGTACTGATTGATCGCCACAACCGTCGCCAGTGGTACGGCGGGCGCATGAATTTTGGCGGCTCTAACATCGTGGCGGAAACGATGGCCTACGTGCACCCGCTGCTGGATATCTGCCGACAGCACCGGCGTAAAGCTGGTGGCGCAAGTCAGGCGTTACGGCTGCACATTATTACGGACTGCCAGCACGTCGCAGATGCCGGGAACAACCCAGCGCTGCGTCGCGGTCAGCCTGTGCTGTGGGCACCGTTCGTCACGGCAGAACACCTCGGTATATTTACGCGCTGGCACTGGTGGGGCCGTGACGAAATTCGACTAAACAAGCTCAGTCACGAGATGGCAAACGCACAGCGCAAGGCGCTTGACGACGAAAATGAAGTGCAAACCGCGCTCAACACGGTTCTGAAACCGAAAAAACAGCGCAATCTTACGCTCCAGAATTGCACGAAATTCCACCCAGAATAAGTCGCAAAAACTACGCGCACGCAGACGTGCGCGGCGACCAGCAGTCGCGAAACAGCACCACGTTTCGTTTAACGTTAAAGGAAACTTTTGCAATTCTGGCACTAGACCTTCCTTACCAGGAAGGAATTATACATCAATACGCACGAAAAAAAGGCCGGACGCTTGTCGCGTCCGGCCTTGTTTTCGTAACCCTGCGGCGACTGCGTCGCCGCAGACTGAAATTCATTCTTCAAATCCAGAACCGTCTGACGTGGAGATCCAAATGTTATTCACTGCCTCTCGTTTGTCTGCTGGTATTGCGTCGCAGTACGACAACGTGTTTCTGCGCAAAAATCTACGCCGGCAGTTGGCTGAGCGACAGGCTGAACGCCAAACGATTACGGTTTCGCGCTTTCCTGTTCGTAAAATCGCCAAGCGTGACACTGTGCGACTGAAAAAGCACCCGCCGCTTCTGTGTCGAGCGTACTGCGATCCAGATGTCATCGGCACTGATAAGCGCAGGGGTTTTGATCAGCACGGTAAGCTGATTCGTCCGCCCATCCAATATCGCATGCGAGCGCGTTGTGCTGGCCTCGAGCGGCTGCGACATATCGCCTTCGCGATGACACTGCCAGCCACTTCGATGGAGCCTGGTGACCCGCTGCAGCTGCGCAATAACGTGCACTGGGAACGGCTCTGCTGCTTGGCGAAGCTGTATGTCGCGCGACTGCGTAAGTTACGCGAAGCCAGCTGCATGATGCTTCGGACTGTTGAGCAGTACGCTCAGGCACTGTACTGCCCCCCAAGCGGAACCTACTCACCTTATCTGGAACATCCCGTCACGGGCGTCCGCACCCAAAGCTTTGCGCACTGTGGCCTGCGGCGTATGTGCCCTTTCTGCTGGACGCAGGCCTACGTGGTCGAACCGTTCTTTCGTCTCCGCGCTGTGCTGGCGCAGCCGGGCAGCATTGAAATTCGCAAGAAATTTGTGCCGCGTAAAGACTGTCGCCTCGTCTGTGTCCGCCAGACGTGGTCGTACCCTTACGACACCCACCCCTTCGAGATGCTCGCGGATCTGCAGTCACGTAAGGCACAACTCTATCGTGAAACACCCAGTTCGCGGGCCAAGGTGATCGCAATGGTGCAGCTGCACTACATCGAACCGCCCGTACGGGTCAACAAGCCGTGGTTACTGCAGCGGCGGGCTGTGCTGGTGTGTCATGAATCGATGCCCCAGTTTGGGTACCCGGATGACTGCTACGACGTGTGCAACCAATCCTACTCGCAGACGCCGACGCTGAAGCATCTGACCACCCAACTCGCCCGGAACTTCAATTACCCCGCCGCGCTACTGCTCGCCGATACGGCCCGGGTGCGCCAATTACTCGACGCCTACACGCTGTGGCCGCATGGGACTCGGTACGGATTCGAGCTCTACACCTCCCGCGGCAAAATCGACCAGATCCACAAAGCCTATCGACAGAAAGTCCGCCAGTATGCCAAAGACCAAGACTTCGACGACGAAGAAGACTGCTGCTACTAAACACGCCAACCGTCAACCAGCCGGCACGCCCGTCGCGCTGCTGACCGCTGACCTGCATCTGCAGCCCCGGGCCTGGGCGGATCGTCGGCGCGTTCAAGGCGATGCCTACTGGGCGTTTCGCCAGATCGTCGCGCTGGCCCGCCAGTATGACGTGCCAATCATTGCAGCGGGCGACGTGCTGGACGCGAAGCGTCACGACACCAGCACGCCGTCCGATCTGCAGGAGCTGTTTGCGGAACTGGGCTCCGACGTGGATTTCTATTACGTCCAGGGTGACCACGACCGACTCGACAAGCCATGGCTCTCTGTGCTGCTACCTACGCTGCCCACAATCAAGCACCTGCCTGCGTACGACGTTACGAATATCAACGGCGTCAACTTCCAAGGCTTCGACTGGCAAGCTGCGGACGAACTCCAGACCGCGCTGACGCGCGTCAGCTCAGCAGCTAGTGTGCTGGTGATGCATCAAACGCTCGAAGAGCTGACCGGCGGTTTGTACGTCGGTGAGCTGACTGCCGCGCAGGTGCCGCACGTGCCGATGCTGTTGATCGGCGACATTCATAAAACCAAGCTGCTGTCGTGTACCGGCGCCAGCGGACAGACGCTGTCGGTCGTCAGCCCCGGTAGCCCGTGCAAGCAGTCGATCGACGAAGCGGACGAGAAATCCGTGTATCTGCTCGAACGTCTGACCGACGGTACTCTGCGCGTCAAAGCGTGCATGCTGCGACAGCGCGTTACGCTGCGCTATACGGTGTACGACGAAGATGACGTTGAACGCGTTGTCGGCTGCGTTGGCGCTGACATTGCCGCAGCCATTGAAAAGCTGCAAGGCGTCGCGCCGGCAGAGATCGCAGACTACCCGCTGATTGCGGTAGAAGTCGATCGACGCCAAGCGCCGAACTGGCGCCGAATTTTGCGCGCTGTCGATTCACGCGCCGAAGTGTTTCGGCTGTGGCGCGAAAGCTACGTTGACGGCGAGACCACAGAAGCCGCGGTGATTGACGACGCCACCTGCTTGGACGTTGTTTCCGGCGGTATGCCGGCCGCGATTCGACAGTATGTCACAGACAGCGAGCAGCGCGAGTTGCTGCTACGTCTGTGGCAGTCCCCTAACCCCGCTAAAGAATTGCAGGCGCTCACCGCGCTGGCAACTGAATAACGAAAGGTAACATGCGTTTTATCCACCAATCGCTGCGCAACATCTGCCAGCTGTCGTCACTGGAATGGGACTTCCGCAGTGGCCTGATCGGCGTCTACGGTCCGGTCGGCAGCGGTAAGAGCAACGCTACGCTTACTGCCCCGTACGTCGCACTGACGGGGCGCTACGATCGACATCCGGAAGGCAAGAACGGTCTACTGAAGCGCGGTACTCGCGACGGCCACATTGAACTGACCATTGAGTGCGCGGGTCAGCCAATCATTTTGCGTGTCGCTTTGACACGCGGACGCAAAGACGAAGTCGCTAGCGAGATCACGCTGACGCTGCCCGACAGCAAGCAAATTGTCGGAGCCACGCAGGTCTACGAAACGCTGCAGTCGGTTTACAAACTCGACGCAGCTGTGATTGACGAGTACGTGCTGGTTCGCCAGCGGGCTCTCAACGATCTAATCGCGCAGACGTCGGCCGAGCGTATTAAAGCACTCGGCCGACTGTGCGGAACTGATAGGGCGGAGTTGGTGTACCGCGCGCTGGGCGAACGTCTGACTACCTTGACTGCAACTGCGCAGGGTCTAGCGCTCGGCCAAGACGACACGGCGAACGCAATGGCAGGTGCACGGAAAGCCTACCAAAAAGCGCGCGCGGCGTATCAGCAGGCACGCGCAGAGATTCCCGACAAAGCGAAGCTTGCCAAAGCGCTGGCGCAGCTCGCCGACGCAGAGCTACGCCGACGCGGTCGGCAAGCAATCGAAGAGCTCCGGGGTAAACTCGACGAGTCTGACGCCACGTGGATTGCTGCACGCGGCACATACCACACGCACGTGGCGGAGTTCCAGCAAGCGTGCGCGGCCGCGCGTACGCAGAAGGAAACCGCACTGGCCGCACAGCGTACGCTGCAGGCTTGTCGCGAGGTAGCACGCTACGCTGCACGACGCAGCGCAGCGCGTAAACGCATGAAACTGGCCCAGCGACAGCTGGACGAGTTGACTGCACCTAAGCCGCCAAAGCACGCCGCGTATGAAACTACGGCGCAAGCGCAGAAAGCGCGCGATAAAGCCGTTGTAGAGTTAGCGCAGGCCGACTCGCTACTCACACTGACGGGCAAACCGGTCTGCACGACGTGCGGTACGCCGGTGAAAACGCTGGCGGCGTCGATCGAAGCCGCCGGTACAAAGGCGACTGAGCTGCGTCAAAAGCTGCGTGATATTGAGAAATACCTGCAAGGGCAGCAAGCCTACAACCAAGCGTTGTCGGCGTTTAACGCGGCGCAGCACGCGGCCAAGGCGACGCTCGCCACGCATAGCGAGGCACTGCAGGCGCTGGAACGCCGAGCGCCTAAAAAGCGCAAATTGCCAGAACTTGCCGATGCGCGTACGCACGCACACACTGTTGTGACGCAGTACAACCAGCAGCGCCAGCGGGCAGTGGATCTGAGCAGGCGCTGCCGGCGGCTTGAACAGCTCGCGCGCGCAGCCCTGGCGACACGCAAGCAGCAGCAAGCGCAGCTAACGGAACGGCAACAGGCGTTACCGCCGAAGCAGCCCAAGGCTACACTGGTGGCGGCGCGTGAGCTGACGCAGCTCGCCCAGACGCGCCGACGCGCCGCGGCTGCTGTGCGAGAAACGTACGTAGGAGCTAAAGCGGTGTACCGCGCAGCAAAAGACGCGCACGCTCGTGATGCGCGCACACGTAAACTCCGTGTGCAGCTGCAGCAGTGTATTGACAAATTGTCAGCTTGTCGCACTTACGCACATCGCGACGGCCTGCCGTCGCGTGTACATACTGCGGCACTGCAGCTGCTCGAGAAGCGGATCAATCCGCTCCTCGCGTCGCTGGATGCGCCGTTCGAGGTGACCGCGGACCCACAATCTGCGCGCCTGCTCGCCGTGATGCAAGACGGCGAAACGTTCCCCACGGAAGCGCTGTCGGGCGGACAGACTGTGTCGCTGTCGATCGCGTATCGACTGGCGGTAAAAGAGTTGTTCGCGCGGCACTTCGACATGCTGGTGCTAGACGAACCAACCGCGTGGCTCGACACGCGACGTATGGATTGTCTGATTGACGTCATGATGCGTTTGCGACGCCGTGCCGCAAAGCTCAATCAACAAATTATTGTCGTAACACACAGTGAGCGCCTGCGCCGCGTGTTCGACCAGGTGCTGGAAACGGTATGACATTGTCACGACCTGTGTGCTTGTTGTTTTCAGGCACCACCGCGACTGCGCAATGCCGCTGGCGCCACCAGCACGGTGATGGTTATGTATCGGGACAGGTGGCAGCCCCAGACACGCTACATTGGCGTGCACAAGTAGCCAAGTGGCGCGAAGCCGGTTGTGACGGCATCGTGTCACTCTCGCACGGCGGCTTGCATCGCTTGTCATTGGTGACGTCGTTGCCGATCTATGTCTGCAGCCCGCGTTTGTTCGCGGTGTACATGGCCCAACCTGCCGGTGAGGCGACTCAACCGTCATCTGGGCTGTTCTACGACGCGCTCATCGGTATCAGCCGCGCACAAAACCCGCCGAGCACCGGTGGACTGCGCGCGCTGTCGCTCGGCGAACTGGTGGCCTACCAGCTGTATGAAACGCGCACGCAGACTGGAACCAGGGCACTGCTGCAGACTCACCCGGCGTGGCCAGCATTATGTCTGGCTCGCGATACGTCGCCGGAAGCCAGCACGCGGCAGCGTGTGTTTACGATGCGCATGCTCGATCCGCGGAATTACGTGGATATCAACAAGCCAGACAGGATGGCAGCGCTGCGTCGCCATTATCGTGTGACGCCGGCCGCAATGTGGCAGTTGCGGCGCGGCGAAGACACAGCGGCCGCGCGCCTACTGGATTGCGTGGGGCGGCTGTTTGCCGGCTCGCGCTGGTTAACCAAACCACAAGATCTAGTAGACGTGACAGCCGCTGATAACGTTTTGTTGTGGTCCAGGGTCTGCGACTTGCGTAAACGCCACGGATCCGACACAATTCAACGGCTCGGTCAAAACTCGACCGAGTTGTGCCGCTGGTGGTTGGGTGGCGCCCAACTATATTTGAGGTTCGCTCGCGACGTCTGGCTCGATAGCGATCTCACTTTAGCGGAACTTGCGTTAGTGCGGTCAGCCGCATCACGCACGGCGAACGACGATTCAGGTGCTGGTCTGACGAGCGGGCAACGCCGTCGGCAGCTTTTCGTACCGGCTCATTACTTTAGTGACGACACTGCGCTGGCAGCGTGGAACGCCCACGTCGCTGCGTGCCGTGCCGTCGTCGAGTGAAACCTATGAAAAAACTGGTCGCGACCCGCGACGGCAATCTGCTGTTTTTCCGACAGCCCTCTCCGCGTCTGCGGCGAATTCTACACAACCTACTGACGTACTGGCGCACGTCGTACGCACGCTCACCGCGTACGCGCGACATGCAGATGCAGCGCATCCCAGTGCAGTGCTACGCTGAGTACAGCGCAACCGACACGAGTCCACCGCAGCTGGTGACTCCGGCGGGTTACTTGTGGCACCTGGCAGAACAGTTACGCGCGTTCGGCTACAAACTAGCCGTGCGTGATCGTCCGTGGCCCAAGAACATGGACGTCTACAAACCAGACTGGTCGCGAGTAGAAGGGGTGGAATGGCGCTATCAGCAGCGTGAAACCCTGGAAGCGATCGCTACGAACGTCATGGGGCGTATTCGGTGGCCTACCGGCGCCGGGAAATCATTCCTGATTTCTCAGCTCTGTAAGCAGTATCCGAACGCGCGTATCGACATTACGACAAACTCGCTGGACGTCATTACGGACTTGTACCGAAACGTGTCCAAAGCGTGCACACGCGTCGCGCTGATTACCGGCAGTGGTCCGCGCATGCGGCCCAGCCGAATTAACTGCGTCAGCGGTAAATCGCTTCACCACATGGACGGTAACGCAGACTTTCTGCTTGTTGACGAAGCCCACGAATGGGCCACAGATGACGCGCAAGAACGGTTGTCGCGTTATCGCTACGCGAAGACGTTCTTGTTCTCGGCAAACCCTGTCGGTGATCGCTCTGATGGGGCAGACTTCGAGCTGATCGGCACCGCCGGCCGTGAGTTGTCTGTGATCTCGTACGCCGATGCGGTCAAACACAAGATGGTCGTACCGATGGAAGTCCGTTGGTATAGCTGCGTGATGTCGCAAAACCCGTGCGAGGGCGTGACAAACGGCGTCGCTAAAAAGCGCCGCGGTTTCTGGCGCAACGGCAAACGCAATCGCATGATTCAGCAGATTGCGCAAGAGTTTACAGATGATGACCAGGTATTGATCGTGGTCGACACGATCGAGCACGCGATGCAGCTTAAGAAGCTGCTACCTGAGTTCACGCTGTGTTACGGACAAGGCTTGTCGCGCGAAGATCGCAAAACGTACGAACGTACCGGATGCATCGGCGTGCACGAACCAATGATGGACGCTGTCCGCCGACAGCGAATTAAACGACGCTTCGAAGACGGGCGCTTGAAGAAAGTCATCGCAACCGGCGTGTGGAATCGCGGCGTTGACTTTCGCAACCTATCCGTGCTTATCCGCGCCGACGGGAAAAACTCCCGGATCGCGGATACGCAGATCCCGGGCCGCGTGTCGCGTACACGCAAAGACGGCAAAGTTAAGACCGGCATCGTGATCGACTTCGTCGATGTTTTCGACGAAAGTTTCGCGCAGCGGTCAGCTCAACGTCGTCGCTGTTACGCACGTCACGGCTGGACACAGATCGGCATGCAGCTGATCGACGGTAAGTCCAGCCAGCGCCGCACGCTGAGTCAGGTATCGGCACCGGCTGCGCCGAAGGCGCCGTCGCGGCCGAATAAGCGCCTCGGCTCCTTGCTCAAATCCGATAAACGTTAAAGGAAACTCGCACGTGCCTCGACTTGTCAAACCATCGCGGCGTAGTAACGAGCGTTGGCTTGCTATGCAGGCCGAGCAAGCGCACCGCTACTACGACGTACTTTACCACCGCCACATGGTCCTGCGCGGCGTTGTCGCCGACGACCCGCCGAAATACGAGCATCGCCGGCGCAGCGACGGCAACACGATCTGGGTTACGCTAGCACAACTAGCACAGCGGCAGCATACGTCGACGCAGGTACTGATCGCAGTCCTGTTCGCACATTGGAGTGGACGCGAACCGCCGCGCCCACATCACGCAATGTCGCACGATGTACTGGTGCATTTGCCAGACTTTCGCGCGGCAGCTATCGAAGTCGCTCAGATTCAGCTCAACACCGATCGACGTACGTACGAGCAGCAAATGCAACTGGCGCGTGCTTACGAAGTGCAACGACCTCGACCGCGCAGCGAGATGCAGCTCGCGCAAGAGGTGCTGGCTAACGACGTGTCGCAGCTTAGTCCGCTGTTTCGATATTCTGTCGCGCGACAGCTACAGCTTGTTGAGCTTGCGCGCGAAGTGCGGGCGGAAGCAGACGCACAGTTTATCGGCTTCCCGCCGGCTTATTTAGAGACAGCTTGGCTGCCTCTGCTGGCAAAACGGCACTCGGTCGTGATGGCGGCACAATACGGAAGCGAGGCTCATAGTGGCTAAACCCGATTTCGAACTACTGCAGCGGCGCGATCGTCTGTCCGATCATGACAAGATCACCATGCTGGCGACGTTCACGCGGCACGAGGATCTACTCAAATCGGTAGCCGAACGCGACTCGGCTGAGTTGTTCGGCAACGACGATCGACACTTCCAGCTGTACTGGGACGTGCTGTGTGACTATGTCACCCGGCACAAGGAGATGCCGCGTAAGGCACCGATGGTCAGTGCGGTGCAGTTGCTCGTCGATAACAACGACGATCTCGACGACGATCAGGTTGGTCAACTCAACAAGATCGTCTCCGTAGCGTTCGGCAGTAAGAAAGCTGACTTACCGACGTCGATCGCCACGACCTACCTGCGCAGCTTGCTGGAAGAATCGCTACTACGCGAGCTGCGACGTAAGCTGGCCAGTGACGACGCGCCTGTCGATGTCGCTGGTGTACTTGCTGCAGCGAAAGATCAGGCAGACGCTATTGGCGCTGTTGACAGTGCCGATATCGACGCGCCGTTTGCTGGCGACTGGCGCCCGCAAGCGGTCAAGAAAACCAGTACCGGCTTGCCGTTCATCGACTATTACCTGGGCGGCGGTGACGTCGAGGGCGAAGTCTACGGCTTGCTCGGCCCCGTCGGCAGCTGCAAAACCACATTGGCGGTGCAGCTGTCGACGCTGGGGGCCGCGCGCGACTACGCCGAGTGGCTGGCTGGTGAAGGTAAGACGCCGCTAAAAGTGTCGTACCACTTCAACTACGAAGGTCCGATCGATGTCATCAAGATGCGTGCGCTATGCTGCACTGCACTGATCGACAAAGACATTCTGGCAATGGAAGATTTCGAGCAACAGCTGCAGCGTAAGCAAGGCGTTTACCGGCCTTACGAGCTTGATCTACTGAAATCTTCAGTGAAGCTCGGCAGCTTGTTGCCGGAGCGTACGCGGTACGAGCGCGCGAAGAAACAGCTCAACCGTAACTGGCGCTGCGTGGATATGTCAGGTAACGACACACGTTTTCCTGGGCGCGGCACTGGCATGATTAGCGAGATTGTGGCGATTGTTCGCCGCGATCTCGCCCGGGTCAGCGCTGAGCGTCAGTGCGAAACGCGCTGCGGCGTGGTCGTGGTCGACTACGTCTCACTAGCGTGCGAGCGTGCCACGATGGCTAGCGCGGGGCGGCAGGAAGATCCCGACCGTGCCATGCGGCGCGCGATCGGGCGCTACGTCAGTACGGCGAAAAACGAACTCGCGACGGCGCTCAATGCGCGTGTCTGGTTGATGCAGCAGCTGAACGGCGACGCGAACTCGCTCGTACCCGGCCGGCTGCCTAAGCGTACGGATTCAAAAGATAACCGCATGTTCGCCGAAAACCTCGATTTCTGCTTCATGGTCGGTAACCCCGACCAGAACAATCTCGTGGCCTTCGGCACCGACAAACAGCGGCGCGAGCGCCGACGTCCGCCGGAAGTCGTGCAGATTCTCGGCAACCTCAACACGGTTCAACAGGCAAAGGGCTACATGATTGATCCAACTACTAACCGGTTCGTGAAAACAACGGACCGCGAACGGCTGGCAGACACGGCGATCCCAGTCGTGCGTAAGAGCTCGTCAACTGGCTTTGATCGGCAGCTGTTAGGGCTTAACTAACATGGAGCCGCGGCGAGTTCTTAACCCGGCCCTTTACCAGCGCGTGTGTCGATTCGCAGGCGGTGCCGACCGTGTGCGAGTCGCTCACGCCGGACAACGAACAGACTGGCAGCGCGTGAAAACGCGCGTTGCCGCGCGTGTCCAGCACACACGCCGCGTGCTGGAATCCGGCGAAGAGTACATCATCAACTGTCCGTACTGCGGTGATCAGCGCGGACGTCTGATGATCAACCACAATTTTGGCACGCTCGACCCGGATACGCAGCAACCTATGATTTGGCTTGCACAGTGCTGGAACGAAACGCGTTGTCTCGACGAGCCGCAACGGCAGCGTGAGTTTTATCACACGCTACTGGGCACGTTTGGCAGTTCGCGCGTACGCATGCCGACAGTGAGCGAACGCGAAGCGGATGACGAATATCACGATCCGGAGCCGCCCGGCAAAGTCGTGACGCTGTCGCGGCTGGCAAAAGTGAAGTACGAGCATGCCGCTTTGGCTTATCTGCGTTCGCGCGGGTATGACCCGGTCGCGTTGTCACGACTTTACAACATCGGTTTTTGCTACGAGTGTCGGGATCGCTACGCCAACAACCGCATCTACATTCCGATCACGGAAGATGGCGTATTGTGCGGGTGGCAGGCCCGCTACGTGGGCGACGATGTCGACGGCGTGCCGTTTAGCAAAGCGCACGTTCCGAAGTACTACACCATGCCGGGGTATCGCAAGACCGCGCATGTTTACAATTTCGAGCAGGCGTTGGAGTATCCAACCTGTGTGCTTGTGGAAGGCGCAATCGACGTGTGGGGCTTCGGACGTCAGTCGGTGGCAACGTTCGGCTGTAAGCTGAGCCACACGCAGGCCGAGTTGATCGTTAAAGCCTGGCGCAAACGTCACAAGAAACGCGCAAGGTTTGTCGTGCTCTACGACCCTGCGCGGGAAGGCGCGGTACGCACGGCTGGCGGACGGCGACAGCCGCACCAGATCGAACGCGCGCGCGCACGGCTAATGGACTACACCGACGCCGAAGCTGTGCTGCCGGTTTACCTGCCGGGCGGAGACCCTGGCTCGCTAGATCCTGTATTGCAGCGCAACGCAATTGAACGCGCGGCGCATGAAGCAGGCATCAGCGAGATCCGGCTACTGGACCCTGACCCTGTACGACTGTAACGACGTAGGAATCACTTGATGGCCTGGAAAGCTGAACAAGCCGAACAGCAGCGTATGTACCCGCTAGATGCGCCGGGTATCGCTCGCCCCGGCCCGTCGTTTATCGACTATGCGGTGCGCACCGGCGATCTGAAGCTGACGGAAAAGCAGCAGAAAGCGTTGCGCGGCGCTAAGGTCGCCAGCGCTGAACCGATCGTTTACGGAGAAGCATTAGAAAAGCTGATGCGGCAGTGTCTCTACAGCCGCGGCGAGTTGATGATGCCCGTGCTGGTTAAGCAAGGTCGACGCCGCGCGCTGAACGTATTGAGCGGGCATATCTGGGGCAGTCGCGACGGGCACGGCCCGGAGCGCGCCGACGTTATGCTGATCGGCAAGGTACACGGCGAAGAGGCACGCAACAACGCCACCGTATTCTGCGAAACTAGCGCCAAGTTACTGCGCGAGCTGTGCGATAAGCACGGACTCGAGAGCGACAAGTTCTACGTCACCAATCTTGTGAAAACCGAGCACCCCGACGGCGGTAACGGCTGGTCTGTGAACTGGGTAAAGGACTGGCTGCCGTTACTGCACCAGGAAATTCGGCTGGTGCGCCCGAAGTACATCCTGGCGCTAGGCGCGGACGTCTGTCAGGCGTTGCTAGGCAAGACCGACGGGCAGTTGAAGAACGTCGAAGGACGTGTAATCGACTATCGTTACTGTGTCGACAAACACCACGATCTGGACAGTGAGCCGCAGTACCGCGCGGCTAAGTTGATGGGCTGTGTAAACCCATCGGCCGTGCTGCGCATGCCCGAGACGCTGGAAAAGCTCGACGGCTCAATCGCACGGTTCGGGCAGCTGATCCGCGGTATGCGCTGGGATCGAGCTGAAGATGATATCGATCACCGTACGATCGACACGTTGCCCGAGCTCAAAGCGCTGGCACGGGAAATCCGGCAGACGTGCGAGCGGAACATGGTCAGTATCGATGCCGAATGGCATGGAGAGCATCCGCAGAACGAAGGAAGCTACCTGCGGACGATCCAGCTAAGTTGGCGCGATAAGACTGCGGCTTGTATTGCGCTGACGCATCCCGGGGGAAAGCGACGTTTCAAGGGCTCGTACAAAGCCGTTGCGCGCATCCTCAATCAGATCCTGCGGGGACGGATCGTTGTCGGACAGTATCTGGCAGCGGACGCTGAGTGGTTGATTCCGTTCGGTGTCGACATCCGCGAGCACTATCGAGTGCCGGCGACATGGCAAGAGTTCCGTGAAGCTGTCTACTCCGGTAAGCCATCTGGATTTGATACCGGCCTGGCGGAGCACGCACACGACGAAACCGCTGACTTCGGCCTGAACGCGCTGACAATGCGACACACGTCGGCGCCGCGTTACGACATTGCACTGGAGAAGTGGAAACACAAGTACTGCCTCAAGCACAAGATGAAAGACAAAGATCTCGAAGGGTACGGTATGTGCCCCTCGAAAGTGCTTGAGCCTTACGGCAACTACGACGCCGACGTTACGCGCCGAATTGCGCTGGCGCAGCTCGCGCGACTGGACGCAGACCGTTTCGGCAACTGCTGCTGGGAAGCGTTCTGGCGCAACATGCGCGCTTACCAAGCGGTCATGGAAATCAACATGACCGGTATCGAAGTTGACCGCCGACGATTGGACGCACTGTCCGAGCTGTATGTTAACGCGAAAGCGGAGTTACGGCAGCGTATGCAGAAGCAGAGTCGTTGGCCGACCTTCAACCTGGAGTCGCCGTTCGCGGTTCGTGAATGGCTCTACGGCGAGAAGTATAACGGCAAGAAACGCACGGACCCTGAAGTGCCGGTACGGATGCGCCCCAAGAAGGCAAAGTCACTGTACCTGACGCCGATCATGACGAACGATAAACGGCCGATGCTGTGGGATGATGTAATCGAGCGCGGACTCGAGAAATCAAAGACGCCCGGTACGAAAGGTCAGATCCTTTCGCTGCTGCAGCAGAACTCTACGCATGTCGTACGCTACCGCCGCGATAAGCGAACAGGTAGGCGTAGGGCGGTGACCGTTGACTACAGCGACCAAATCGCCGTATTGCGCGAGTATCGATTCATCTCGCAAGTGCTGAAGTTGACACTGCGCCCTCCGGCGCGCGACGACGACGGCGACTACGTAGAAGACGATAACGGCGACTACACCTACGAGGCCGGATTGCCATCGCTGATTTGCGACGACAATCGGCTGCGGACGCACATCTACCCCACGCTGGAAACATGCCGCTGGGCTAGCAGTCGACCGAACCTGACAAACGTCAGTAAGCGGCGCGAGAAAGACTACAAACGCATCCTTGGCGATAAATATCGCTGGCCGATTCGTACGATCTTTCGCGCGCCAAAAGGTTATGTGCTGATCGAAGCGGACTTCATCGGTGCCGAGTTGTTGGGCGCCGCGATCATGTCCGGCGATGCGGCAATGATCGAACACTGCCGACGTAATCAGCTTCCGGAATCGCACCCGGATTACTACGACATTCACTCGCATGTCGCGATCCGTGCCTTTCGGTTGCAGTGCCCGCCTACGAAAGCCGGGCTGGACAGCATCGGTAAGTCCAATCTGCGTATCGTAGCGAAAGCGGTAATTTTCGGACTGATGTACGGACGCGGCGCGAAAGCGATTGCCGTCCAAGCGCAGGAAGAACGGATCCCGCTGACGCGCGAAGAAGCGCAGAAGATTATCGATACGATTTTCGAGATGTACCCGGATCTCGGCCCGTTCTTCGCCGAATGCCGTGCGCGGGCAGTTGATCCTGGTTGGCTGTGTAACTGCTTCGGACAGTTCCGGCGATTTCCAACGGTACGCGAGGAAAAGCAAGTCGGCGATTTCGAGCGACAGGCGATGAATTTTCCGATGCAGTCGATGGTCGCTGCCGCCATGTCGCAGGCGCTGGATAACTTGCTGGAAATTCGGCGTCGTCATCCGCTCGGTGATAAGCTGTTCCGCATCGTGCTGCAGATCCACGACGCTGTGTTGCTGCTGGTGCCTGCGCGCCACGTGGCAACTGTTGTGGATAAAATCCTGCCGCGCGCCATGTGCAAAGGTGTGCCGATCTACCGTACGTACCTGGACGGTATGCCGGCCGATAACACGCCCTATCACATGGGCGTTGATACGAACGTGTACGTGCACTGGGGTGAGAATTTGATGCCCGATCAGTGCGAAGAATTGGGAATCGATCCCAAGTACGCAGGCTTCCATCCGGCGCCCGACGGCGAAGGGTGGGTGCACAAAGAAATGAAGGCCGGCAGTAAGTGGCATGCCGGTAAATGGGTTCCGTTAGTTGCAGCGTAGTTGATGTTTCGCTGACTTGAAAATCAGCACGTGCACACGGTAGGGTTCGTGCTGACAACTGACGGACAGTAACGCCGCTATGCGGCAGAAAGATGAGCATGAGCAGTGATCGAACAATCCGCGGAGATGGCTCAACAGGCGTCACGCGGGGGTCCAGTTACTCGTTCCGGACGCACGGACGTGCGTCAGGGCGCGAGTCGCGCGGACCGGCGAAGTACCTGCTGCTGCCGGAAGTGACCGGCGTCCAGATTGTGCGACCGAAGTGGAAGCACGGCGATAGTCCTGTGACTATTCGCCCGCTGCCAGCGCCAGACCCTGAGCGGCCGGGCCGCGTGCTGCCCGGGCGCTACAGCACTGCAGCTGGCGACTTTACAGATTGGCTACGTTCCTATCCCGGCGTGGCATACGCGGCCGCACCGAACGGGGATCACGATCCCGACTGCACGCCGTTGACGTGCATCCTGTACGATCGCAGCTTGGTCGGAAACGACTATCAGCACGATCTCAACCCATACGTCTTGCTGCAGGCACAGTTGTACCTGGGCAAGAAGGACAATACGTGGCCGAACGCCTCGTGGTACTATCTGCTCGAAAACGGGCGGATGAAACGCGAGGAAGAGCTGCTGTTTATGCGCGCGCTGTGTTACCGCGATGGTGACAAGCAGAACGTGCGCCGCGGCATGCCGCCAATGGGAGCCGATCCCGACAGCGGAATCCCGCTGTTCTACTGCGGCACAATGCCGATGCGCGCGCTGATTAAACTGCTCGACGAGCAGACAGAGGATTACACCGGTGATCCGATGAAGTTCAGCAAGTCGATGAAGTACGGCGACCCGACGTCGTTGAAAGCTGGCCGGTTCTTCACCTTCATTAGCCCCAAGGCAAACGAAGGCGCAGCCGCAGCCAATGATGACGACGACACCGCCGGGGTGTCGTGGAATACGAAGCCAACGCAGCGGGTCGATGCAAAAGCGTCGACTGGCGGTGGTGGCGGCGGTATGTCTTACCAGCCGATCATCACAAAAGGTCTGCCAGACGCGACCGGTAAGGAGTCAGCGCGTTATTCGCCGGAAATTCCGGAAGAACAGCGCGCAGGCATTATGGCACGCATTCAGCCGTTCAATCGGTTGCTGCGCGTGCCCGAACATGAGGAATTGTGCGCGTGGATTGCGCGTGCTTTCCCGCATCACGGTGACGCCGTTAAGTGGGCGTGGCGCGATCATCCTGAGTACTACACAAAGGAAGTTCGCAAGATCTTCGTTAAAGCGAAGTCGCTGGCTGTGCCCGCGGACGTCGAACGCGGTGACGACATGAACGCAGAGTTGGAAGAGTGGGCTGATTCGGCGCTGAGTGGTTCAGCGTCGCGCAAGAACAAGACGATTCGAGGAACGGCAGACATGGCGAAGAAGCAGGGGCGCGCGGTGGTGGATGAAGATCTCGACGACGACGATCTGCTCGATGCGGCCGACGTTGAAGAAGAGGACGACGAAGACGCCGCTCCACCGAAGAAGAAGTCCGGTAAGAAGCCCGGCAAGAAGGCGCCGCCCGTCGAAGAAGACGATGACGACGACTACGACGAAGACGACGACGGTGTTGAAGATGACGACGCCGAAGACGACGACGAAGACGACTACGAAGACGACGACGGCGAAGACGATGACGATGACGCCGAAGACGACGACGGCGAAGACGAAGACGACGATGATGCCGAGGTCGACGAAGACGACGACTACGAAGAAGGCGGCGAAGAAGAACCCGCGCCCAGGAAGCCGGTGAAGAAGCCGGGCAAAAAGCCGCCCGTCGAAGAAGACGACGAGGAGGATGAAGAAGAAGAGGAAGACGACGAAGAAGAAGAGCCGGCTCCGAAGAAGCCCAGCAAGAAGCCGGGCAAGAAGCCGGTGAAGAAGCCGGGCAAGAAGGCGCCGCCCGTCGAAGAAGACGACGAGGAGGATGAAGAAGAAGAGGCACCCGCGCCTAAGAAGCCCGGCAAAAAGCTGGGTCAGACGCCGGTGAAGAAGCCTGGTAAGAAGGCGCCGCCCGTCGAAGAAGACGATGACGACGAAGACGAAGAAGAAGCGCCGGCCCCGAAGAAGCCCAGCAAAAAGTTGGGTAAGAAGGGACCGCCCGCGCACGAAGCCGCGAAGTTGCCGAAGGCTAACCCCGCAGTCGCTGCGGCAAACGCCCGAAGCGCACAGCGCAAGCCGGCGCCTGCCAAGAAGCGCAAGCCCGGCAAGAAGTAGTAACGCCCGCAGGCGGTACTGAGTTCTAACCGCTGCGCGAGAGGTAGTGATTTTCGCTACCTCTCGCGCAGTCTTGATAGGGATAAGCATGCCAAGGCGTCAAGCATCTATCGAACCGCTGCGTGACACAGTCAGCGCGGCTGTGCGCCAGTCAGTGCAGCTGTTTCAGACGCACTTCGATGACCGGCGCATTAACACGATTGAGCACGGCGGTGCGTGCATCGGCGTGGCGCTACCAGCGCTCAGTCTCGAGTACTTGCTCGACACTAACATCTGGCCGCTCGGCCGCGTGGTGCAGTTGAACGGGCTGCAGTCGTCGATGAAATCCGCGTTCGCGTTCGAGTTGTCGCGAATTTTTCGCGAGCACTCGGGCGCTACGTGGTATCACGAAGTCGAAGGCAAGTTCTCGGAAACGCTCTGTCGCTCCGTGATCGGCTGGGGCGCAGATACGGCGTTCGTGCGCGATCCGTGTGATTCCATGGATGCGTGGCAGCAGCACGTAACGCTGACGTTGCGCACAATCCGGGAAATCATGGACGGCAAAGGTAAACGCGAACGTGGCACTGGTCGCACCTGGCCGGTGTTAGAAGTGATCGACTCGCTGACGGCTAAAAATCTGACCGCTAGCGACGATCGGATCGACAAAGCTGGTTTCGCCAGCGCAGCCCACCCTGCCGAGGCGGGCTCGATTACGAAGTTCATGAAGCGGCTGCAGCGCGTACTGGACCACTATCCAATTTCGATGGTGATTATCAACCATCTGAAATTGCAGGAAAATCCTAACGGACCGCAGCCGATTCGACACACGCCCGGCGGTAAACACGTGGCGTTCCAGGAGTCGCTGGAGATCGAGTTTACGCGCATTGGTCACGTCGAGCAGGTCGACAAGGAAGGTCTGGACGTCAAGCTTCGCGTGCGGAAGAACGCGCTCGGAAGTCCTGATCGTTCGATCGTCGCGCCTATTCGATGGTGGACTGCCCCGGCTATCGACGCGCAAGCCGGCAAAAAGCCGGTGTCGCGACAGCGCACGGTATGGGACTGGTATACAGCCACGACCAAACTGCTGATTAACGACAAGCTGGTGCGGCGCACCGCTGTGCGCGAGGTGATCGACGTGCGTACGGCGAAAGGCGGCAAATTCTGGTCGAAGCGGTTACGTATTTCGAAGGACGCACCTGTGTCCGCGCAGGCCTTCGGCAAAGCCATCCAGCGTAACACGGAAGTGCTGCGCGAGTTGCGGCAGGTGTTCGGCATTAAAATGCGCCCAGTGTTGGATTCGCGCATCGGCTACGCGAAACAACAGGCAACTGCCCGGGCGTTGATCGACGAGGAACTGGAGAAAACGGATGCCGCCATCGAAACCCAGGAAGTCGAAGTCGGATCCAGTGCTGGACCACGCGCTAGCCGCAGTGCGGCTGGTGCAAAGCCAGCAGGAACTGTACGCCGAAAACGCGCTCGAACACCAAGCAGTTGATCGGCTGATGACGCGGCTGCGCTTGAACGCAGATAAGGCGGCGGTGCGGGAAATGTCCCACGCCGTTGAGCAGAATCAGCTGATGTTCAGCGCGTTCCACCAGCGCTATCCGCGCTTTCCAGTGATCTTCGAGGTGTACCGGCTGCCGAACGCACGCAAGAAGCTGACGGCAGCCAAACTGTTGACGCGTTTCGGGCAAACACCCGTCGCGCGTCGCTACTACCGATTCCTGCACGACTATCAACACATGGTCGACGAAGGCTACGAACTTGCGTTGGTTTTCTCGATGCCGGATCTGGCAACCGAGGTTGACGCAATCTCCAAGGCGCGCCGCGCGAACTCTGTCCGTGCCTGCGTGCTGCATGCCATGACCTACGGTGATGACGAGACGCCCGGCACGCGCATTATCTGGCGTGCCGACGATTCGCAGTTACCGCCGCACGTAAAATTGGACCCACCCTGTCTGGTGTTGGAGTCGTACGCGAGTTTCACAGAGCGCCTGATTGCGCAGTATGGAGATCAGGCGTGGCGTTGAGGCTGTACGCAGCGGCGGATATCGAAGAGCTGCAAGCGCGGCTCGCTGATATTGCGCCGCTGCGCACGCAGCCGCTGCTGCGTGTCGAACAGTTGCTGGTAGACACGCAGTGGCGGACGCCGGAGCAGTTGAGTTATTCGCGCGAAGCCCTACAAACGGTGTGTCGCGAGACCTGCGGCGGGCTGGGCACACTTGTAAGCAGTCTGCGCACGCATAAGGATCTCGTCGAAGGCGCGCGGCTGGCTTCGCGCATTTTCAACCTGGCGGTGTCGGCCAGTTTCAGCAGGTTCCGTGGCCGCTCGCTGCTGATTGACAGCCAGACTGAGCAAATCGTCGGCTGGCGCCGGCAACCGTTGGTCGACTACCCATTTGCGGCAAATCTCGCCGCCGCGTTAGCGGTCAAAAGCTGGGAACTGCGTTTCGCCACCTACGGCGCGCGCGAGCTTACGCTGTGGTTTACGCGCCGTCGTTCGCCAACTTACGAAGTCCGTGACGTGCGTGGACGCACGCACCGACTGGTAGCTGGTAGAATTTTTCGCGTCAGCGACTGCGGACACTACTACACGCGCGGTGGCACCGCTATACTGCGAGCGTCACCAACATCGCTGGGATTTGCGGCGTACGGATTGACTGCGTTGACTGACGCGCAGCCGAGACAGCACACCGCAAACGAATACGTGAAAATTGCCTTACGCGCGCTACGTCAGATGGAAGATCGGGACCCGCGGCGAATCAACGTCACGCTGGCTCGACTAGCAACAACACCGCTGTTCGCGGGTGTTGGTACGCCGCGAGAATATTCGCAGCGCGCGCGACGCCTAGCCTACCAATTACGCACGAAACTGCCGGAAACGCTTGTGACCGAGTTACTAGAGCGCAGCTTACTACGGCAGCTCGATACAAACGCTCCCGCGCATCTGCGGAAGCTTCCCGTTACGTCTACGGCGCAGTGGCCGGCTGTGGCCGGAACACGACGCTTCGACTTGTTAAACGCTCTGCTACGTGTGCAGGGCCGGCAGTGTTGCGACACCTATCGTTGGCGGCTGGCGTATGCTGCCAACGCAATGCTGCTGGGATCGAATCAAGTTCTGTTTTCTGGAAGGAACAACAAACATGGTTAAGAAAGCGAAGTCTGGTAGTACGGCAGCTGAAGCTGCCTCGTTGGTCGCTGAAACCAGGGAAGCGATGCCGGTCGAGCTGCAACAGCTCGCCGATAAGGGCATGGCGCTGGTCAAGAAAGAAGCCGACGCCGTTCTCGACAAGTACGACATTGGCGCATTGGTGATGCAGGCGACCAACAACGAGCGTCGCTACGGCACTGCTGCCGTGCGTCAGCTCGCAATCGTCTGGTACGGCAATCCGTCGTGCGAGCAGGATCTGCAGCACTGCCGCTTCATCGCCGCGTCCTACGAACGCAAGCACCTGGCCGGGTTGCTGAAGACGGCCGGTAACACCGTGCGGCTGACGTTCAACCACGTCCGACAGCTGGCACGGCTGAGCGGTAACGCGCGGCTGCTGAAGAAGCGTGCGGCACTGGAAAACGCCGTCGTCGTCGACGGGCTGGGCGTGCGCGAGCTGACCCGCGAAGTCGCACGTGCGCTGGGCGGCGGTAAGCAGAGCAACGGCGGACGTAGCGCTGCGCCGCCGCGATCGCCGATTGCAGGGCTGCAGCAGCTGACGCAACAGTTGCGACAGATTCAGAGCCGGGAAGCGATCGTCACCGATTACGTGCTCAACCCGCTGGCCGAAGTGGAAGAAGATGCTGTGACGCCGGAGCTGGCGGAGATCATGCAGACCACGTACTCAGCGCTCGACGAAGTTGTCACACTGCTGCAGACTTACGGGGAGAGCCTGGCTTCGCTGATCGAAAAGGCCAGCGAAGTCCTGGAAGCGCGCGGCGAAGGCACGTCCGACGGCGACGAAGCGCTGGATGCCGAGGCGTCGGAAGACGAAGAAGCGGAAGATGACGACGGCGACGAACTCGACGCTGACGACGCCGATGACGCCGAAGATCTCGACGAAGTGCCAGCACCCAAGGCACAGAAAGCGAAATCGAAGCCGAAGAAGGCGCGCAAGAAGCGCAGCCGAGTTCCCGCCTAACTTGAGCACGTCACCTGACGCGATTGCAGTCTGCCTGCTGTACGGTGATCACACAGCCCTCGCCGCACGCTTACTGCAATCGCTATCTGACCTACTCGCCGCTGACGGTAATCGCATTGTCGAGATCCGTTGTGGTTTGAACGCCGCGACAACGCCCACGCGTGACCTAGTGCATGCGTGGGCGTTGCGCGCGTCTCTGCCGGTGCAGTTGCTGCAGGCCGACAATGTCGGGAAGTACCCGATGATGCGTCGCCTGCTGCGGCTGCCTGCAGCTGCGCCACATTCGATAAACGTTAAAGCAATCTGGTTTGACGACGATGCTTACGTGCAGGCCACACCGGGTTGGTGGGAAGCCTGGGCAGCTGCGTGCCAGCAAGCAGACGTCGTCGGCAAGATCTATCATTGGTACGTGCAGCCAGGACAGCGTGAGTGGTATCGCGCGCAGCCGTGGTATCGAGACGAGCTACCAGCCACGCTGCATAATCGGCGTGACGTTGTAAAGTTTGTCCAGGGCTCGTTCTGGACAGCCGAACTTCAGTACTTACTGGAACTGGATTGGCCGATCCCCGAGCTGTACCACAACGGCGGCGACTCGCTGCTTGGTCTACGTGTGTTGCACGCCGGCGGCAAACTGGGAGCGTTTTCGCGTGGTGTGCGCGTGAACTGCAGTCTTGATGGACGTGAAGACCGGTCGCAGCGTCGCGGTTTGGATACGCGTCCGCTAGGCTATGGGTATCCGACACAGCCGATTATCGTGCCGGACCATACGTTCGACACGCGACATACGCTTATCACAGGAGCAACACATGCCGAACGGCAACAATGCTTTACCGATTGAAGTCAAAGAGTTCGCCCCCGGGGATCTAATGGTCCCAGCAGCCATCGTCTTTGACCGCGACCCGGGGGACTGGAAAAAGCGACACATTCTACTGACGGCGCTCGATAAGACCCCTGAGCGCTGGAGCACGAACGGCGGTAAAGGCGCAACACCTGCTGCTGCGCGGCGATACACCGTTCCGGTGTATCGCTACGTCGATCAGCGCACAGCTACGCCGATGCCCGATGCCGATACCGAGTTGCTGGTAAGTGCAGCGGCTCGCCGGTGCCAGCAATACGCAACGGCGCACGGTATCGTTGCTGGCGGAATTACGATTCTCAAATGTTCACACGATTCCACCTGGTGGGTGGGAGCTTTCATCACGGAAGGTAAGTAAGGATGACCGGAGTGCAGCAACACAATGACCCCGCAAACGCGGCACCGGACGTCAACGCTCCGACGCCGCTGCCGATGGCCTATGACACCGCCTATGCCGGCATGTTAACGACGGCCGACAGGCTGCGTCGCGTGGTCTCTGCCAGCAGCTACGTGCGCAACGTGATCGAGATGCGCGAAGCCGCAGTGATGCTGCGGATCACAGTGCCTGACGCACTCGAGCCCGACAAAGCCTACGACGTGGCAATCCCGATTCTTGACGCAGCGCGGCAAAGTTCGCCGTCGCCGGAAGCTGCTAAAGCAGCGCTGCAGCAAACTATGCTACTGATCGTGCAGTGGACACGACTGGAACACGAACGCTGCTTGCGCGATATGCAGCGCTATCTTGACGCCATGACGAGCGCAGCTCGCGCTGCGACGCCCACATGAGCTCGGCTGTGCTTGCGCGAACGCTGCAGCTGCTGAATCGTCTGACGACGGCTCAGTCGGTGCTGGCGTTCATGGGTTGCCGGCTGAATGAGCAGCTCTATGTTGAGTTTGCCAGCGCGGTTGCCGAGGTGATTAAAGGCTGCGACGATTTGACGATCCGATCGTCTCTTGAAGACATTCGCGGCGAAGTCCTGCGCAAGCCGTTGTGGTACCCCGTGGCTTGGCGGTTGGCGGGTAACCTATCTCGACTACGCGCCGGACGTCCAGCATTACCATGGACGCGGCAGATGTTCGACGAGTGGGTGGTCTGCGAAATCGAGGACATTCGACGCGTGCGTCGCGGCGCGGGCAAGCTCGGCTATAACGTGCGTTGCCTGACTATGACGGGCTCGTGTTGTCCGATGCGATTGGAAACGTACTGGCCGCAGTCGTTCTTCGGGTTGGTGCGCACACGGCTAGGGTTTTCCCGTAAGCCGCCGTTTCGCTACCCGTTCAATCACTGGTCGGAGTTGACGCAGATGCGGTTCGAGGCGCTACTGACGCCAGAACTGTGCACCACTACGCCGCAATTTCGCCAGTTACGCGAGACCCCTGTGTTATTGCGTTATAACCGCGCGTTAACGCTGCGCCGGGCGCGCGTTAAGTTTACGTGCCCGTACGGGTACGAGCACCAGTGTTGCGTGTGTCCTGTGGGCATCGATAACTGCCCGGTGTCTACGCACATGAAGACGTACAAGCGTAACCACTGTCGACACTGTGGACGCGATACGTGGTTCGATCCAGGGTTTCGCGCAATGTGCGTGGAATGCCGCCGACATAAGGACGAGGAACAAGACTGAATGGCCCCTATTCCGAATACAACTAAAGACCGTGAGCTTGTGCTGTGTGTGCGCCAGGAAGACTGGCAGCGGCAGCTCGACGCGTCAAACCTCATCACGAGCGTGCGCTGCGCTGACTACTGCGTTCCGCGCATTGTCGGCGGCTGGCCGGACGCTGCAGATCTGCCGCTGCTCGCATTGCCGCGAGGCTTATGCGAGACGGACCCGCAGTATCGCCAACTCGTGCCCTACATCACGCTGCAACCGCGGCTACCAGATAACCGACCGATGGCCGACACCTATCTGCTCTATCAGCGCACCCAGGGTGCGGAGCGACGGTTGTCGGGGCGTTACTCCGTGGGTATCGGCGGCCATGTCAACCTGCGTGACGTTACGCAGTTAAACGAAGCGGCCGGCGCAGGCGCCCTGGCCTCGATCTACGAAAGCGTGACCGCCGCAGCGCTGCGCGAGCTATTCGAGGAGCTGCCGGAATGGATGTGGGCGGCTGCCGATGCCGCAACCCGTGGCTGGGCTGACGCTAGCGAAGCGGCATCGCTGCTGGGTATTATTGATCAGCGCAGTGACGCGGTTGGCAGCGTGCACCTTGGCTTTCACCTGCATGTGCGGCTGTCCGCGCAGCTGTGGGAATACCTTCCGGATGGGTTAGCGACAACCATCCAGACTGAGTGCGGCGACGGCAGTTTCGCTACGCGTGACGAAATTCAGTCCAAGTACTATGATGTGCTTGAACCGTGGTCGCAAACCGTCATGCGCGCACATACCAGCTGAGGAACGGAGATGCTTCAATACCGGCACGAATCGCATGCTGCGCGCGGCATGCCGATGTACGCACCTGCGCGCGACATTTTGTACTTGATGCCGTTACTGACGGCAAAAGTACCGATGCAGCTGCAGGAACGCGACCGACACTGTCCAGGAATTGCCGCCTGGTTAGCGCGTGAGAACATTACGGAAGAGCAACTGGCAATTGCGTACAACTCGTACGTGGAGTTCGTCGAAACCGCGCCAACAGAAGCCGGTGGCGTGAAAATCTACGACGGGTTGAAAGCTTCCGGCTGGAGCGACGCGCACCCTGCCGCACAGGCCGCTGTGCTCGCGGCGATCGCGCAGACGCTGACGTTCGTGTACTGGCAGTCGGTGCGCGAGGCCACAAAACAGGGAGAACCGTCACCGTCGCCGATGCGCGACATGTTGGCGGCATCAACCGAGATGATGAACTACGCCAGTATGTCACGCATCCAGCGCTGGCTGTACCGGTGGCGGCGCTTTTTCGACTGGACTATGCAGCACATCGAGATCCCGTGGTAACGCCCGCTGTTAAATTGATCGTCGGCATCGACCCCGGCAGCAAAGGCGGTATCGCCGTGCTAGCCCCGCGTACGAACGAACTACGCTGCTGGTACATGCCGGTAACGCATGTACCGGCCGCTGTAAAGCGCAATCGTGCGCTTAGCGTGCGTGACCGACGTCCGACGATCGACCTGATTGCGCTGCGTACGCTATTGCGTTCGCTGCGCCGTGAGGTGGACACGGCCGACGACATTCTGTTTGTCGTTGAAGCCGTAGGCGCTAAGTTCGGTGACGGAATTGTGCAGGCATTTTCCTTTGGATACGCAAGCGCAGCCGTGCTGATGGGCGTGGTCGCCGCCGGTAACGGCGTGAAACCCGCGCTGGTCGTGCCGAGTGTGTGGCGTCCTGCCATGGTCGGCACGGCCAAAGAAAAGTCCGCGTCAATTCGACGCGCACATAAGTTGTACCCGCATTACGATTTTTCGCTGAAGAAGAGTGAAGCGCTGGCTGAGGCGGCATTGATCGCCACCTACGCGCTGCAACACCTGGACATTATGTTGGAGCGACGACGGACATGGCCGCGCAGCCCGGAAGCACAGCTCACGATGGATCGACCGCCGCGCAAGCGTCGGAAAGCAGTCAAGAAAGTCCCCGCAAGTCGCCGCGCGTCTTCGCCGACAAGTGGCCGCAGGGCAAGTACAGTACCGCGGAAAGGGAACGGGCTACAAAAGAAGCCGACGCGCTCCTAGCGCTGCCCGATAACGGGCGGTTGCGTGCCGCCCTCGGCGCGATGATCTGCGCGCGTCAGCTTCACGCATATGCGGCAACCGTGCTGTCTGACGAAACGCAGCGAGTGGCCGCCGATGGCGACCCAAGTTGCGTGGTCGAGCACGTGCTGCGCGCAGCAGTTGCGGCCGACAGCATGAAGCCGTTCGACCGTGAAGAGCTGCTGAATCGAGTGACGCGCTGGGTGCTTCCGTTCGTCGCGGCAGAGACGCAACTGGAACGCGACCAGCAGGCTGCAGCAGCTGCTGTCGAAGCTAAAGAACGACAACAGCAGCAACAGCAGCGTCCGTTACCGATGAGCGTGCCGACATCCTCGGACGCTCTGTCTACGCTAAGTACGTTGGTAGAGCGCGGCAGCGTTGTTGTGCTCGCGGGCGACTGCGATGCAACGACAACGGCTCTGGCGTACGCATGCGTGAATACGTGGTTACGTTACACGGGCGAAGCGCGCACGGTGTTCCTGCGCACGCGTGATGCGCTGCTCGGCGATGATTACAGTGCGGTACGGGCGCACGACGGTAAGTTGGCAATTGTACCTGCAAACGCATGGACCAAGATTAACACAGGCGCCGGGCTTGCGCGCGTTATCGATGCAGCTGCTTCGCGGCTGCACGGTAAAGCGTACGATGCCGTGGTGCTGGAAAATTACGCAGCGATGCGCGCGGTGCCTGACGCAAGTCAGGCGCTGCCGCATCACGAGCAGCTGCGCGCGCTGTTGCGACTGGCGCAGCAGCGTGGCGCAGTGATCGTGGTCTGCGTGACTGGCCCAGCTGAAGCTGAAGCCGCGCAGGCCTACATGAAGAAATTCATTCTCGGCGCAGGGCGCTCGGCGACGTATTACCGCGCCGAGCAAGTGTACGCGCACGGCGAAGCGCACCACATGGCGCTGCACGCACGCTTCCTGCCGTACGAGACAGAACAAACGGCGCTGGAACTTGAACCACGCGCCTACAGTGATCCGCAGTTGCATGTATAGAGGAGGCACAGTGAAGCACATTATCGCCATCGGCGCCGAGTTGGGTCAGCTCGTGTCGAGCGAAGACCTGACCCCGCTGGTGATTTCAGGTTACGATCGCCGGTACAAAGACACGGCAAAGATCCAGGAGTCAATGGCCGAGTACGCTATTCTCGCGCGTCAGAAAGTCGCGACGATGCGCTTGATGACTACGCTGGAGCGCATCTACGCGGTCAACTTGACTACGCGGGCCACGTTCAGCGCGGATGTTGCCGAATCGGAGGTCCCTCCGGTCGTGGCGCTGACGAGCTGGCTGATTAACGACCAGGGGTTGCAGTACCCAGATTACCCGCGTAGCGGACAGCCGCTGCCGGCCGTGTTCTACGGACTGAACGCTGCTGATGTTATCAGCGCGATTGGTCCCGACTGTGCACGTTGCGGTGTGCCAGTCCCGTTGTCGCTGTGGTATGGAAACGGCGAGTGTTACTCGCCTTACGAGATGTTGGTCGAGTCTGATCGCCGGGAAGCGTTCCCGTTCGCGAGCTTCTGCAAGTTCTCCGGACTTACGCCGGTAGATATCGGCGCAGATCCGCAGGCAGACGTGCGATTGACGATCGAACTGATGACACGCTACGGCCTGGCTCCGCTGGCAGCGGAACCGCGCATGAAAAATCAGGAAGCGCGCGCGAGCAAACGCAAAAAAGCAGTTGCTCCGACAACGCAACCATAGTCACGCTAGCGGTGCCCACATTGGGCACCGCTAGTTTTTAGCCTTCAGCGGATTAGGTAGATGGACACACGCATTCGCGATGCTGGCATCGTCCAAGACAAATTGTCGCTAGCGTCGGCGCCGTCGCCGGTCGAGCAGCGCGTATCGTCCGCACAGACACTTGCGCGGCTGACGGACGAATACGCGTTATTCACGCCTGCGCTGTTGTACGCCTTGGTTCCGCTGGGTATGCGCGATCCGCTGGCCGACTACGTCGCAATGACTGCGCAGCCGGTTACGCTGTCGTGGCTAGTCTCTCCGTTGCCGCTTTTCGACGGTCTGACAGGGCCCCACACCAGCTGGAACCATCGCATCGGATTGGTACCCCGCGCGGCTTGGAACGATTTCTATCAGTTCTTCGGACGTGCTGCGTTCTCGGATGCCGCGACGGGTAGTTTCTACCGCACGCGCTGGCAGGCCGCTACCGTAGATGACGCGTTAGTAGCGGCTCGCGCTACGCACCTGCCTGAGCGCGGTTGGCCGCAGGTTCCGATTCACGTGCTGTGTGTCGAAGCCACACAGTTCACTGCTTATTTACGCGGGCGTACGTTCTTCGCGGAAGCGCGCACATACGCAGATACGCAGCTGTTCGCTGCCGCTTGGTTGGCCGAGCGCGATAACCCGTATGCAGCCGTCGAACGCGCTGTCGAGAACACAACAGGTGTAACGCCAGACGAGCAGCGATATAATCGCGCCGTAACGGCGCCGTGGTTGCAGGATCTAATGAGTGAGGCTCGGCAGGATTTCCTGGACAAACTGCCGCAGGCCGAGCAGAGTCAAAACGAAGGAGAGCAACATGGGTAACGACAAGGCGTCAGAAGCACCGGGCGATAAATTGTGCTACCGTTTCCCGATCCAGGGGTTCGGCGGCGATACAACTGTCTTGACTAAAGACGGCGACACGCTGGAGCAACCGCAGCACGTGGAATTCGTACCAGCGTTAGCACATGTAGCGCAGACACTGCTCTACATCGAGCGGACGGCTGCGGACGGCACAATCACCCGCTATCTGCTGCAGTCGAACACCAAAGGCGCGTTGCGCCTGGTCGCACTGAACGGCACAAACGCCGCCGAGTAAGTAGGAGCAGCGACGTGGCAGACCACCCGCAGTCGTCCGAGCGTAAGCGCCGGCGTGCAATCGCGCGTACTGTGCGCGACGCCGCCGATCCGTATCGTCAGTTTCTGGAAACGCTGTCGCCGTCCGCGGCCGCAACCGTGCAGCATTACGGCTGTGCGCGTGTTAAGAAAGTGCGCCGTTGGTACGTACTAGAAGTCCCGGCAGACGGCGTACCGCAGCTGCACGAACGCCGTACGTTTGCCGAGGCCAGGGCCTTGCTGGCAGAACGAGATGGGACAGAGTGCTGGCTCTACGTGTTCTACGGCGTACGCGCGCTGCTCACCGCTGAGTGGCCGCGCAGCGTAATCCATCCCAACGGTAGCGTGTACCGCCTACGCCCACCTGTCGACACGTTACGCGTGAGTCCGACTGATTACGCCGGTACCGCATGGAGCGACGAAGAGACGGAAGGCGCGGAGGAGCTCGAGTTCGTCGACGACGACGATGACGGTGAGGAGGACGACGACGCATAAATTGGCGGACAATTTGCGTCATAAATATCGTACGGTTTTAGCCCGCAACTAGGCGGAGCTAGCCACATGGCCGCGTGAGTGTGCACGCGGGGTTGCTTAAGACGTCGGGAATGGTTCCCGGCGTCTTCTCGTTTCCAGGGCGCAAAGGAGATGTCTACATGAACAACACGTGAAACGATTTATGCAATGCGGCACGGACACGGTGGAGATTCTTCGTACGAAGAAAGCCCCACCGTCTGGATCTGAAGAGCAGATCTTAGTGAAAACGCGCGCGCATAATTGCGCGCCGACCTGGGTTAAAATGTCGCTAGCGGCATACCAGGCTCAGGTGACAGTTTCGATTAACGATAAACCAAAGTAACAGCGACGGCAGCCCATTCGAGTTGCCGCGTTGCGGCTACGTAGAACATGCTGGCGTCGCGCAGGGGATCACCATGTCGGCAATTCAAGAACCGGGTCAACTGGCTGTTGTCACTGCGGCCGCAGTGACGGCAGTTGTGGAAAGCTCGGTCGGCGTGACGCCAGTGAATCCAGAGCATCCGCGCGGTAATCGCGCACGCAAGCGGCGCAAGCGTGCGCTGACTCAGCAGCCGGCGGTTGGCAGCGAGATCGCAGCACTACCCGTGCCGCAGCCACCGCCGGCTGCTCGCGTGCAGCCGCCGCAGCCGCGAAAGCCATCCAAGCCGAAGCTGCGTGAGCAACGTGAACCGCGTCGCGGCTGGGTGACGTACGAACCCACGTCGGGTGTGGCCTGCGATGGCGTGGCGGCGTTCAACGACGCTTTGCACGCCTACAAGCAGCTGTCGCATCAGACCGCGCAGGCCCCCTTATTGGGCATGGGCTGGTGGTCAGTGAACCTTCCGCAGACCTTGTCCCCTGGTACCGTGGCACATGACCGGCACGCAGGCTTCCTGGCGGATGTGCCGGTTCCGGTGGACTCGGTACGCTGCTTGACGCTGCGTTGCGAGTCGGACGGCGTGCTGACGCTCAGCGAAAGCATGCCGTTCGTGACCGACGAGTGCGTTGAGTTCGGGCGCGTTTGGCCGCGCCATGAGCGCGACAAGCCGCAGTACACGTACCGCTACTCGCCGGAAGCCGGGGCGGCGTTGACGCCAATCTACGTGCACCAGCCAGCGACTGAACCGATCCCCACGGAATTCAGTACGCCGCGCTACGGCAAGCTCACCATCTACGCGGAGAACAACCTGCGCGAACTTTACGTGGATGGGCAGCTGATCTACGTGATCAAAGACGCTACGCAGGCGACAATCTGCGCGCAGACCGGACAGCACGTACGCGACGGTGCGGTGCTGTTCTCAGCGCCGCGCAATACGGTGCTCGTGGCCGTTTACGACCGGCGCGTGCTTTCGCGGCGGGTGCCGGACGCGCGTCGTCTCGACGCAAGTCGGCCGATGCTGCTGGAGGTAATGACGCACTGGCTCCAGCAGTTGGTGGAGTTGCGGTCTGGTCGGGAAAGCGCCCCAGCTTTGCCGCTGCCGGTTCCCGCGATGGTCGCGGCGCTGTCGCAGGACGCGTCTGACCTGTACGTTACGGACCCGGATAATCTGCTGATGTCACGCCCGGCGTTTCAGGCCGCACTCCTTTCGGCAGTGGGCCCTGACGGTGATTTCGCTATCCGTGCACCCCGTACCGGCGAACTGCTGCTCGTTGAGCAGCAGCCGTGGTTCAATCGTTACTCGGTTGCCGGCACCACGTTCACCGTGCCGTCAGTTTGTGCGCCGTTCATGCAGTGCGCGCCGGGTGACGCGGTTACGGCTGGTCGCGTGGTGGCGACGTGGGGTGATCGGGTCGTCCAAGACTGGTCGGCGCTGACGTCGTTCTGCGGCATTCACCTGTCGCAAATCTGCCGGGATTTCTTCACGTACCGCTGCCTGTGTCGCGACGGCGGCACTTACGTGCCCTACGGTTGGTTGTCCGCAGGTGTCGACTACGAGTACCTGGCGCTGGATTTTGCGGGTGCGCGGCGTTACGCTAGCAACGTCCGCAATTGGTTGGCATCACCGATGGTGGTGTCGCCAGGGTCTTCGCTGGTACGCGGCGTGGGGCCTGTGCAGGTTCGGTTGGACTAACGTCGGTTAGCGCAGTATAGCGGCGGCCGGCGTACGCCGGCCGCCGTTTTTTAGCTATCACACCCGCTTTGGGCGGGCGGCAGGAGTTAACTGTGAGCGAACCTCTCCCAGGCGTTGTAAGCGGCGCGCTGTTCATGACGCCGCAGGCATACGTGGCTGCACCTACGGACCCACAGCAACTGCTGAACTCACTGCAGTCTGGCGCCGCCTCTACCAGTGAAATTCAGTTCGTGGATCCGCCGACACGGGCGATCGTTAATGGCTCGCTACGTACAGCGGCTTCCGACGCCGACGGCGTCCCGCTGGATCACAATCCTTCACAGATTCGCGTGGTGATTAACCCGAACAACAGCGACGGTCACGGTGAACAGGAAATGTCCGCGGCCGAATTCAGGCGACAAATTATGCACGCACAGACTGGCGGTGGTTTTGTTGCGCCTAGCGCGCCAGGGCCGGCAGCATATCAGATGGCGCCGCCACCCGCGGCGCCTCAGTTGTCCATCGACACCATCGCAGCCGCGTTGGCCGCGCTAGGCGCTGTACCGCCGCCGATGCCGGCACAGATGCCGATGCAGATGCCCCAAGCCGTGGACGCGTCCGCGCAGTACGCGCGTACGCACGAGTGTGGCCTCGACTTCCTCACGACGGTGCCGTCAAAACCGCAACAGCGGGTGACGTTTAATCTTGGCCCCGGCGGTGTACATCGCAAGCGCTACCACCATGCGATGTTCGCCGGTACGCTGCTCTCACTTTGTTACGACACGCGGTACGACGACGAAGATTTCGTGCCGCCGGCAACACAGCTTGCTGGTCAAGATGAAGCGCCGATCACGGTTACGGTCGATGCGCTCGAAAAGCAGTACGTCTGTCTTGTGCACCCGGAGCTCAACACGCAGCTTGGCTGTGTCCGGATCGTGAACTTGCTTGTCGTTGGCTTGCAGCCGATTGACGCGTAACTACCAAAAGTCAAGTAGTTTTGTCGGCCATAATTTGCGATGATCGTCGCGTGATTGTGGTCGTCAATAGCTAGGTGGAAGTGCGCGCTATGCAGCTCACAAGTTCAGGACGAAGCTTCCGCAACCTACCCTCGCCTTGGTTAGACCTGGCGACGGCAGCTATGCCGGCTGGGCATCGTGACGCGCTCGCGTGGTCTGAGTACATCTACATGCAGCATCCGACGTTCCGCGAAGCACAGGAACGTCGGATTAGCTACTTCCTGACCGATATCGAAATCAACGCGGTCGATACCGACCGTACGAGCCTCGGCGACGATGACCGCGAAAGTCGACTGCGGCTATTGCGCGAGGACCTGAACACGTTGGACGCCATTCGCGGGTTAAACCGCGACGTCGCCGCATATGGCAACGGCTTCATTTCGCTGTACGAACCGTTTACGCGACTGCTGTCCTGCAAAAAATGTCGCACGCAGTACAAGCTGGAAGAAGTGTGGCGCAACTCTGCATTTGCGTTCGCTTTTACCGAGTGCAAGTTCCACATGACTTGCCCTAAGTGCGACACACGCGGCGCAGCGTTCGTCATCGATATCCCAGAGAAAGACCCGGCTAAGTGCAAACTTAAGCTGTGGAGCCCCAAGGAAATCGAAATCGCGTCGGATCTGATCAGCGGCGACAGCACCTACTACTGGCGTATTCCGCAGGACTACCGTCAGAAACTGTTGAAGGGATCGCTGAACGAGTTGCGCGGCGCCAACATGGAGTTGATCTCCGCCGTTGCCAATAACTGTAAGTTGTTCGAGTTTGCGCCTGGCGTGATCTTTCACCAAAAAGAGCCGACGCTCAGCGGCATTCGTAACAACGGCTGGGGCATCAGCCGCGTGTTCGCCAACTACCGCGAGATCTGGTTTACGCAGCTGCTGCGCTGCCAGATCGAGTCTTTCGCTGTCGACTTTGTGACACCGCTGCGTATCGTCTGTCCGGATGTTCGCACGGGCGGTGGCGGTATGACCGGAGGCCGCAGTACAGACCCGTTCATGTCCGCCAACATGGGCATGAATGTCGTACAGATGTCGAACATGTTCCGCAACAAGCGGCTGGACCCAGCCACGTGGAACTTCGTGCCATTTCCGATGCGCTCGATGCTGCTGGGCGGCGACGCGCAGCAGTTGATCCCGCACGAACTCTATGACCAGGCGACCGAGTCGTTGTTAAACGCGACGGGTACGCCAGTTGAGCTTTACCGCGGCACGTTGCGGCTCGAGACCGCTATGGTCGGTCTACGGCTGTTCGAAGCGAATAACTACTCGCTCGTGCACGCCAATAACGCATTCCTGCGTTGGCTGGCAAAGCGGCTTGAATCACGCTTCAACTGGGACGCCATGCGGCTGTCAATGAAGCGTGTGACTTACGCCGACGACTTCAACGTCTCGATGATGATGGCGCAGCTCATGATGCAGCAGCAGGTCTCGAAGGATACCTTCTTCAAGACGCTGGGCATCGACGCGCGGTCCGAGAGCCGGCAGATTACGGAAGAAACGCAGAACGAAATGCGGCAGCAGGAAAAGATGCAGCGCGAGATGGAGCAGACCGCGTTCGGTCAGCAGATCTCGAACGGGCAGCTTATGGGCGGGATGCAGCAGGGTGGGATGCAGCAGGGTGCCCCGCAGGGTGGCGCCCCGCAGGACCCGAACCAGGCCGCAGCTGGTGGTGTAGGCGCCGTGCCGGCGATGGATCCGAACATCCCCGTGAGCCCCGTCGAAATCCAGCAACAAGCGCAGTCGCTGGCGCAGCAGCTCTGGCAGATGCCAGAAGCGCAGAAAGACAGCGAACTGCGCCAACTGGCGCAGAAGAACGAAGTGCTACATCGCGCGACGAAAGACGCGCTCGAAAAGCTACGAAATCAGGCTCGTATGGCTGGTGGAGAGATGATGCGCCAGCAGAGCGGAGGTATGGGCTAGCAAAATGCCGCAGCTGTGCAAGAAGTCGGTCACGATTCATGGTCCGTACGGGTTTACTGACGAAACCTATGCGGCGTGCATACTCGCGCAGACTCTGCGGCGCATCGGCTACAAAGTGGCATATGTCACTTCCGATGCCGCTGTGCGTGACGTGCACTTCATGGTCGATCGCGACGTGATTCGACCAACGCCCTCGGCGCCTTACAGCCGCAGTTCGCGTGCGATCACGCTACACCGCCTGGAGACTAAGCCGGAAAACGTCATTTGGTTTGACGTTAATCCGCGCCGGCTACAGCTGCTGCGCGAGCTTGCGCCGTCGCAACGTCACACATTGGTTCTGACTCCCGACAATTTTGCCGCATTCCCGGCGTGGCCGCGGCACTACTCGCACGTCGTCTGCACGCGCCGTGACGTGTACGAAGCGGCTGAGTTACGCTTACGCCGCGAGCCTGTCACTGTCGGCGCCACCTATGTGCGGTGGGACAGCGAATGGCCGTTGGTGACCGACGGGCAGCGTCTGCAGGCTACAACTTGCGTCATGGTTTACTTCGGTAACATGACGACAGCGATGCGCGGTTCGATTGGCGCACTCACGCAGCTGCGTGAATTT